CCTTTCCTCCGTACCTTGGTATAAACCTCATTTCCTTGAATACCGGTATATCACGTAGATTACGTGGTATTGTGATAAGGAAACGTCTTTCGGTTATTCCGTATAGTTCACGAAACTCCTTTGTAAGACCAATTGCCACGGTACCGTTTTTCTGTATTCTGCATGAGCGTCCTTGTACTGCGAAAGACATAATTCCTTCCTTATCCTTATATTTTGGTAGGTGTACTGGGAATGAATACTTTCCGTATTTTTTTGCTTTAAGTAGTTTAAAGAATGAGTTCATATCTCTATCTACCAGTCTTAGTGTCTGCTGTGCACAGTCTGTAAGCAGTAGTGCATAGTTTTCGTTTGTTTGGCACTCTGTATGGTTAGAGAAGTATGATAGGTATGAGTTAGTGTTGAAGAAATGTTGTCTGACGTTATACAATCCCACGTTGTATAGTCTTGCATTGTGGTATGCGAGTTTATAGAGTATATCAAGGTTAATGTTATCCTTGTTATTCTGTGTGAGTTGTACTTTTGTTGTCAGGTACATCTGTATTAGTTGTTATTTATATATAAATATGTTAATAATTATAAAATTTCTCAATAATTAAGTATTTTTTGCAAAAAATATTTTGTTTTCTGCCGAAAACATTGTATATTTGCAAGTGAGAAATAAATAAGTTTAATAATTTAATAATAAAAGGCTACTTTCAATTCCTCTCCACCCTAAAGGATGGAGTTTCCTTGAAAGAATTATATGAATAATCTTCTGATACTCTGATTGTCATATTATTTATTCTTCTTTAATTCTTCAATTTCATCATGCAATGTTTCGATATTATCATTGTTGAAAGCAACTCTGTTACTAATTAGGCATAAACCGACATACATAGCGGCAAGAGATACGGCCACAGCCCAATTGCCGCCTGAATATGCAAAATAGCCGAACATCACACCGAACAGAAAGATAAACATATTATCCCATGTAAAAACCTTTGGCTTAAATTTTTGATACTGCTTCATATTATATCTGTTTTTTAATTACGATGCAAAGGTAATAAAAAAAGTCGAGAATACCAAATATTTTCCCGACTTTAACATTAGTTTAACACTTTAAGGACGATACTTCCAGAATATATCTCTGATTAACTTTTCATGTCCAAATGCCCACAGATAGAACATGATGTTTTGTACCTTGATGAACTTAATCATTCCAACCTCTTTTCCCTCATTACCGGCATGAGAGAATTTGAAATCCTCCGCTTTCTTATCCTTAATAAATGCACAGAAACGGAAGGTAACATTCTGTCTGTTTTCATTTGGACTATCATTGTAGCCAACAAACTGCAAATCACTTTCTTTAAGTGAAACACCGGTTTCCTCTTTCAACTCCTTACAAGCATTTTCTGCTGCGGTGACATCGAACTCAAGGTAGCCACAAGGACAATTCCAGTAACCCCGATAATCTGCGGCCTCTTCTCCACGTTCAGACCCTAAAATGCACCAGTCGTTTTCTTTATCTTTGGCAAAGACAAATACTGCGGTTGCCATAGACCGACTAAACCATCCAAGAAACTTTCCGTTCTTGTCATAGCACTCTTGATTCTGCATATTAATTGAATTTATATTTTTCCCCATTAACGAACGTCACATTTGTCTGATAAACCGGTGCTTGTGTAGGTTGCTGCCTTTTGGAAATTGTTCCGTCTTTCTTGTAGTTAGCACCGTAAAATACCATTTCCGGCATTTGTCTCATACAATCATAATAATAGGTCATTTTTTCAACCTTTATTGTTTGAAAGTGGTCTGTAACAATATCACCGATTTTAATATCACAATTCTCTTCAGCACATTGCTTCAAAATTTCTTGTTTCTCTTTCTCGTATTTTTCAGCGGCTTCTGTAAGTTTTTTCCACAATTCATCTTTCGTCATAATATTAATCTATTTTTTTTTATTATGCGTACCATTTACTCACTTTATGATATTCTTTGACTACATCTTGATACCCTAATCCTTCCAGTAAGTCACATAAAATACCATCAGCGATATCATGCGCGATTTCGGTGTCATAATTCTTTTGGCACTCTTTTAACTTTGTGATAGCTTCTTCTTTCGTCATAATATTAATCTATTTAAAAACTTCTTCCGGTTTCACAATAAGGCTACTATAATAGTGGCCATCATCATCTGTCAACCTCTTATAATAGTTATCCATTGTTTCAAAATTACAAAAACTATATGATATGCTAATATCTCCATCCGGACGAAGATGTGCGTCACTAAACATCACATCATCCTCTCCTTCCTTTGGTTTATAGTTTTTTTCAAACCATTTCTCAACTGCAAGAGAAAACTCATTTTTGGCTGAATCATATTCTTCTTTTGCCAACTTTAAACGAATATCCGGTCTCATTTTTTATTCTTTTTACGATTACGTTTTCTTGCTCTATCTCTTTCTTCTTGTGTGATGTAACCACCTTTACGTCCAGTTACCTCAAAGTAATAGTCACGATATACACGGCCAAGTTTTGTCAAAAGATTACTCATATCAATTAATGTTTTATGTACTCATTCGAGTACGCCGGTTACTCTATTGGCTGCAATTTGTTCACAAGTTCATCAAAACCACCTCTGAACACTTCTTTTCCCTCATTGCATATTGTTATCTCACATTTATCCCTACGCTCATAGGTATCTCCAAATCCACTGAAAGCATTGACACTTATTTCAGAGCCACCATACTGACACCCACTTGCATTGTCGATGAATAAAGTTGCATAACCGATATCATCCTTTACTTGTGGATTACCACCACGATTTCCGGAAATTGCATATCCTAACCTACTCTGATTATCAAATTTATGTGCTACGTCTTTATTTGAATATTTACTTGTCGAATTCATTTTATTTGTCTTTTAAATCTTTCATTTTTACCCAACCGATAGGTAGATTATCAATAATCTCCAATTCTTTCTTGGCATCTTCCAGAACATCTTCATCATATTCTTCTGAATTATCAAGATACCACTGGTATTCCAATCTCCGGTCTTTAAGAGTTTCGTCCGACACATTTACATTATCGTAATACAAGACAAATGCCTTAACAAATGCCATCCGTATTTCATCATCAGCGTATGAAAAGAAATGCAGTTCTCTTGTCAGAAAATCGAAACTAAAACGCACCAACTCATTTCGCCATGTACCTTTGTCACAAATATCCACAGAGGTATAATCGGGTGTACCGGATAATTGTTCAACCCCGTACCCATAGTATAAAAAACTATTATTCAGCGGTGCATTCGATTTGGTAATTTTATTTACCAATTTCTCCACCCATCCGTATGTAGGTTTCTTTTCTTTTGCCATAGTTATTTGATGTTATTTATAACCTTAAAGTGTTCAAACTTAACTCTTATAATGAGAATTATCGTTCATATCAGCGACTTTCCATATATTGTGCGACAATTACACTACCATCTTTCAGATGAATACTCATACAACCCCAACCTTCCGGAATAATTTCCTTTACTGCCATTAAATCTAAGGTATGCCATTCATCTTTTTTGTCCAAATATTGCAACATAAATCTTAATTAGTTTTTATCTATTATTCTTCACCGGCATAATAATTAAGTCCGGTGGTTTTAACATAATTCTCTTTCTCTCTTGCAATCCTTGATTTTTCCTTAGTAGTATTTGTAGCCGTGAAAATATCAAAAGGCTCACCAAACACATCACAAGTATCTACATCTTCATATTCACCGGCGTAGACAGTAATCTCAATAACTTCTTCATCATCTTTGAACTGATTAGCAAGGGCGATTGCATCATCTGTTGCATCACCCTCATTGTAATAGTTTTTCAGACAATACATAGGTGTGACATCTTCACCGGTCTTGATGTTTAATGCACTGATAGTAAAAATATCCTGTTTTTTCATGTCATTTAGAATTTATCGAAAATACCCATATTCTTACAAATCTTTTCCATAAGGGAAGCAATATGACTATCATCCACACCTTTTTCACGGCTGATAGGATAACGTACATCACGTTCAACCTTAAACCACATGTTATACGACATTGCCCATTTACGTCTTTCATCGGGAATACCGGGGCGAACGTTTTTAATCTCGCTATTGATAGTTTCTTCAAGTCCATTCTCCTTGATATACTTTTCAAGGCTTGAACGAACTTCATCATAATGATGCTGTAACTTTAACTTTCCCATATTTTCTTACTTATTCTGATAGTACAAAGGTACGAAAAAATTCTGAAATAGCCAAAGAAAAATCGGTTTTTAACACTATTTTAACATATAGGTTTCAGTAACTCTTTGCTACCATGCCATCTTAAGGATGAAATAGCCTTTTGCAGTCCACGAAGATAATAGTACATTTCCCTTGCTGTAAGGCACAAATCAGTACCGAAATTGCTAATTGATAGACCACCCGTTTCTGTACGTATATAAAGGCTATAGCCACCATTAGACTGCCTTAATGTGTATTCCTCTTTGGTCTGCTCGTTAATGTTCTCCAAAATGCTTTCAAGCGTATTCTTATTAATTCTATCCATTTTAATTAATTTTTTTTTATTCTTTATAGTACAAATGCAAAATATCATCAAGGTTTGCTATTTCCTCAATAGTAAGTTCAGACTGGTAGTGAACCACATCGTCACCCATGTCAAAACATATACCTAATATTGGTGAATATTCAACAAAATGAATTGTTATCGTTGAGTTAGCCATTCTATATCCCCAACAATCAAGGCTATGTTTACCAGTATCAGTAATGATACCATGTTTTAACACTAACTCTTTAATATCAGTTATAATCTCACTACGAAGATTAAATACCTTTTCCGCAAAATTCATGCCTAATAGACCTTTATAGTATTTTTTAATACAACACCTTGAATATGATTCTGTTCGATAAACCTAAGTGTATCATAGGTTTTAACTGCATTTTCTCCCCAAGTCACAATCTTCCAATCGGGCTTACGAATACCGCCAGAAAGAATTTTATTCTTAGATAAACCGGTGTTCTTTGAGATAATCTTCAATGCTTTGCCGGTAATTTTACCCCATCCTTTATTCCAACCATCGGTTTCGATGTCTTTAATTGGATTCTCAAAAGACTTAATAAGAAAATACGCATACACTTCAAATTCACCCTCTGTACCATCATAATATCTTGCAGCCAAGAGATATGTTTCACCCTCATAATTATAACCATAAGGGATTGAACGTTTATTTTCAAACGTTTCCTCATACTCTTTAAACTCATTACGCAACTCCGTTATATCTGCAAGATTCTCTTCCGGTGTAGAAATATTTTTGAAGAACTTAACACCAAAATAGCGGCAGAATCGCATAAAAATACGGACAAACTTTTCATCTGAATAGTCGCTACCACCATTCATCTTACCATATTCCTCCGGTGTAAGCCAACGTAAGAACGGCTTTTTATCATGGCCTACATTAATTTCCTCTCCATCTTCATACTTGCGATAGGTGTCCTCCCATCCAAGCAGAAAACCGATTTTGAAATTTGACGTATCATACTCTTTCTTTTTCTCTTTGATGTAAATCACCAAACCGCCATTGTTATTGTCACCATAATCAAAGACACGCACAATACTGGCAAAATTGTTTGGGTCAACATCTTTCAACACCCTTGTAGGCACTTCATCAGTACAATCGTAGAAACTACTACTTGTTGCCACTGCCGCCGGAGTAAGGAATGAATAACCCCTCTTGAATGTGTCCTTATGGTAATCCTGAAAGAACATATCCATTAAAGCCATATACATCATCCGGCCAAAACCCCATTGATGGTGAAGAAATGTAATCTTACGCTCTTTTTTGTTATTTTCCTTAATAACTAATACTTGTGTTCTCTGACCCATAACTTCTATCTTTATATTGATTAATATTTATTTTGCATCCTCTATTGTATAGTCTTGTACCTCATGCTCAAGTACCATGACGTGAGTATTGTCACCATCTGCATAGCAATCCAGATACTCCATAATATCCTCGTTATCGTTAATTTTTGCATCAACGATAACACGCATTGTAACGTTCAAGCAAATCTTACTCATTGTTATATTATTTTATGTTAATCAAATTCAACTTCTTCACCAATTAACTCATGTGCTTCATATATAGCACTTATTTCACCAGAAGAATCAATTGCATCTACAATTTCATAAGCATAATCATCTATTTCACCCGTCTTTTCAATCCGGTCTTTCAACTGCTCAATTAATTTTTGATTTCTTTCTGTCATAATTAAACATCAAATTCTTCAATACTGCACTTATATACATCACCATTAACACCCTCTGAAATGTGGGTATCGTTTTTGTGTTCCTCAAACCAACTATCCGCATCGTTTTCCTCATACACTTCATGTGCAATATGGAGTATATTATTGGTATGCTCATTAACGGCTTCTTGTTCGTCTGTATATACTTTGTTTTCAGTGTCTAAGTAATCAGATTCGTAACTTGTGTAATTTACTATCCAAATCTTCATATTAATTGATTTTTAAAATACAACCATTTTCACTTGTAATTCACAAATACAACCTTAATCGGTTGTAATCTGCTTCAGATACTCACCAATAATCTCCTTGCACCGGTTCTTATCGTCCTCTGTCATATTTGCGGCTTCCATGCCGAGATAGTAACCGCTATCCTTTTCAAAGTAACTTACATTGAAATGCCAACTATCTTCATCGAGCCAGTATTCGACTTGAATATTATCAATAACGTTTTCATCTTCTTCATCGTCAATAGTTTCAAACGAAAGAATACATGTATCATCATCGAGCATTTCAACACACTCAACAACAAGGTTTCCCACCTTAGTTCCTCTGAAATTGTTAATTTCTGCCATAACTCTTACTTGTTTAATTTTGATGGTGCAAAGTTACAAAGAATTTTTGAATTATCCAAATATTTTCGCCACTTTAACACAAATTTAACACTTTACGCTGCAATAGCCTTGATGATATTAAGTTCATAGAAAATCTTTCAAGGAAACTCCATCCTTCAGGGTGGAGAGGAATTGAAAGTAGCCTTTTATTATTAAACTTATTTATTTTTCATTTGCAAATATAAAACGTTTTCAACAGAAAACAAAATATTTTTTGCAAAAAATACTTAATTATTGATATTTTTTATAATTATTAACATATTTATATATAAATTACGTTCACGACGTGAACAATACATAAATAAAATGATACTGACGTATAACATACAACTGCAACCGGATAAAACCACATATGACTACTGGGTTTCACTCCTTACAGACACTGCAAAAGCATACGGCCTTTGCAGCAGCCTGCTTGCAGATAACAATACACCACTTACCATTAAGTCAGTACATAATAAATGCTATAACGTGGTACGTGAACAATTCCCTAATCTACCGGCACAATCCGTAATACGTGTCCAAAAAGAAGCAATGTCCGCACTAAGAAGCAAACACAAAAACAAACATAACGGAGATAAGCCGACAAAACATAATTTGTCAATCACACTCGATAAACGCATGTATTCAAGGCTTACTGCGGGAAACATTGCGTTATGCGGAGGCATAAAGGGAAAACGCACCACCATACCATTTGTCACTTATGACAAGGAAAAACAAATGTTTTCCATGTATAAGCCATGTGACCCATTATTATTCCTACGTAACAATACCCTATGGCTTTCTGTACCTTTTAATGTACCGGATACCGTAGTATGTAATGACAACTCCATCGGTGTGGACTTGGGTATGAAACGTCTATTCGTTACATCTGAAGGTAATGCTTTTGTGGATAAGGAATACCTTCGTAATCGTAGGAAACTGCGTTACCTTAAACGCTGTTTGCAGAAGAAAGGCACTAAATCCGCAAAGAGACATTTGAAAAAAGTATCACGTAGGGAACGTAATATGTCAAGAGATATGCAGAACCGTGCGGTTCTTGCATTGATTAAATCCACCGATGCCGGTGTGATTGTAATGGAGGATTTAAGTAAGATTAAGAAAAACACGTCAAAGACCAAAGATGGATTTAAACGTAAACGTCACAACAACGCAATTGCGCAAGTGCCGTTTGCTGAGTTCAAGACACGACTGACCACCAAGGCACACCTTTTTGGTAAAGAGGTGAAAACAGTTTCTCCGGTTTACACAAGCCAAACAGATTGTAGGAATGACAAACGTAATGGTAAACGTATTGGTTGCCGTTACTACTGCAAGGATAGTTTGGTATTGGATGCAGATTGGAACGCAGCGGTCAACATAGCCAAGAAAGGCAAACACCCGTTTTCGAATATTCTTCCAGTCGACGGAAGGCTTAGGTTCTTAAACGGCAGGGTTTCGTCAATAACCCAATCGTCTGCACCCTTAATGGAAGTGGACAAGCCCCTCACTTTAGGGAGGAGTAATTGACCAAACAAAGTAAGATTTACCTCTATATCATCATAATGTTTCCAACTATTTGGTTTATCTGTGAAACTATCTATATCCACAATGGTGTTCCACACATACTTACATTTAAGCATGGCCGCACAAATATCATGGGTAGATAGCCTTGTCGTAAGGAACAAAGTATGCGTTTTCTTGTTACGCTTATTCCTTTTGAAACCGGTAATACTATAATGACGCAACATAATTCTAAATCAATTAATATTTACTTTTCTTCCGGTGTTTCACCAATCTCAAACAGAACCTTTTCGTAGGCATTTGGTGTAAGACTACGCTTACAAGCACTTTTCAATGTCATAAACACACTATACATAAGTTCTTCGCTAAACCAATTAAGTGGTATTCTCCACATTTTTCCGTATAATGGCAATGGCTTAGTAGTATTCTCTTTCTTCATGCGGTCTTTGTCCATCGGACAGAAAACAAGACCGGTAGAAGTGATGTCGTAGAGATACATATAATCACCTAAACCAACATGACGTTCCTCAAATGCCATTGTGAATGTACCAAACTCCGGCCATACATGGGTAGAACCCATAATATTCATACGTTCGACCATAGCAATCACCTTATCGGTATTGGTCATATTCTCAACCGGTATCTTACAATATCTTTCCATATTAATCTATTTTTAAAGTAATGAATTAGTAATTACAAATTCACCGATAAGCAGTCTTGCCGTATCATCCCAAATAGCACGCTCATTAGGATAATAGTCACGAAGCCAATCAATAATGTCACCATACATGGTCTGTCCGGAATTGATGATGGTTGTCCTTTTCTTTCCGTAAATCTTTGTACGGCCTTTATTCAATAGGGATAACTCACCCTTAGCCTTTTCAAACAACTCCTTTGCAGTCATAGAGCCTTTGAGTTTTCTTGTTCGTTCTACCTCAATGGTTTTCTGATAGTCGTAGATAATGTTGATATCATACTTGTCCTCAATCTCTTTTCTGGACGTTCTTGCAGGCTCTGTAATCTCAACCTCATGCGAGAATACGGCAAACCCCCAAATATCACATACTTTTTCATTGCTCATATCCTCTTTGTAGCAATCACCCAACGATGCAAACTCACGTATTCCCTTCATACATTCCTCAACAGATGTAAGGTTGTGAAGAACGTCCAACTTGTCGAAATCAAAAACTGAATATAACATAACTCTAAAATTTAATCGTTTAACTTGTTTCTTAAATCTGATGCAAAGGTACAAAGAAAAAACGAATTATCCAAACTATTTTAATTAATAATTGTGAATAATTCGTTAAAAAATGTTTAATCAGATAATTTTCTTCGTCAAAAGCAACCGGTGCATACGTCTGTAGGCCGTCCATCTGTGCCTACGTCTCACCTCAAATAAGGATATTGTTTCGTCTTTGATGAAACGTATATATTTCACATACACCATCTTTTCTACCTCACCCTCTGCCAAGTACCACTCATAACCATCGTAACGCATCAGTCTGGGAATACAACGATTTGGATAGAAAATATATAGAACGGCTCTGAAAATCTTCTTTTTAATTTTGATTAATGTTTTATTCATCTTGAATTAGGCTTTAAAAATAATTATTCCATGCTTCAACCACCTTTTCATCTTCCGGATGCTTAATCATTTTATTATAAACCCTCTCATATCCGGCAATCCAATTCTGTACGTGTTTCGGTAAGGTATCAATATTCACCTTTTTGCCAAGACTATCACACTGGCCATTACGTGTATTCCATTCATCCCATGTGCAGCGATTAATGGTTTTACCATCTTCACTGAAAGAAAATCCAAGAAAATCTCCGGTAATGCGTTCTCCAAATTTACGATAATCTTCATCAATCCACTTCTTAGGACGTGGAAAATAAAGTGAATATCTGTCTACATAACCCTCATACTGGTGTCTGTCCTTAGAACCTCTTGCACCATCATACACACGTAACTTCATATCAATTAATTTTTAGTAGAGTTTATAATCAAATGGATTACGTCCGGCTTCACCCCACTTCTTGATGGTGTTCACACATTCCTCTAACTTACCCATAGTCTTGGCAATCTTAACCGGAGACTGAGAGAAAAGTTGGTGCTTAAAACCTAATTCTCTTGGTGTCTTACCACCGAGCATACGACCCTCATAGACCGGCTGACCCTTGAACAGACGGATGGTAATCTCACGATTCTTGCTAACCTTATTGATAAGGTTGTTAAGAGCAATCTTCATATCGTCCAACTTCCAAGACAACTGGATGGCGAAATCGTAAACCTCGTTCTCCTTCTTCTTGCCACATTCGTGCATAACGTTGATGATACGCTCAACCTCACGATACTTCGACTGATAAGCAGCATACTCTCTGCTATAAGGCTTCATAATCTGCTCTGAAACAATGCCGTAGGAGCGATATGCGTGGCCATAGAACACCGATAAGGACTTGAATGGTGCAGCACTCTTAATCAGTTTCTCAACCTCTTCTGCAAGGATGGAAACGTCCTTATGATTACCAACGGTAGTCTCTTCGCCAGTTCTGCGAACACGCTTCTTAGCAACCTTCTTTGGCTTCAGCGACTTCTTATAGTCAGCCATAGTCATTTTAACACCGTTAACTGTGATGTACTGCGTCTTGTCTAAATCAGATATTCTTGCCATAAATGTTTATTAATTAAATTGTTTATACTTTGTTTATTTTGATGGTGCAAAGGTACAACAAATTTTTGAATTAACCAAACATTTTCTGTTAATCAATGTTAATCAATTACTAAAAAACGTTAATAGAAATCACCATACGGGTCATGCTCATGTAGCAAGTAATCAACAATGCCTGCCACACCAAAAATAATTACTAATCCGGATAAAACTATTATTGCTGTCATCCAGAATAAATAGTTACCTCTCCAAAATTTGGTCTTTGTAGGTCTTGATTTCCTCTTTAACCTTATCTAATTCATTTTTAATCGCATGGATTTGCTTGTCTTGTTCCTCACTTCTTGCACGCTCAATGGAAATAAGACAAAGAACAATAAAAAACAATCCGGCAGCAAAACCACCTATATAGTCAGCAGCCATATAGCAACCAAGTGCATAGAACGGCATATCAATTGATAAGGATATGAATAAATCCTTTAAACTATATTCCTTAAACATAACTCAATATTAATTAGTTTTTAATACTCCCATCCGCATAAAGGTTTCCGGCCAATCTTGCCACCTTGTTCATCATCTGATATTTTCTTTCCTTTTAAACGGATATACTTATTGACTTGTTTTTTCAACCAACGTCTGGAATGTGAAAGATGTCTCCACGGATTATCCATGTTTCCGTCTTTCTTCCACCAATATTCAAAGTGTTCAATCTGTTCTCTTGTTAATGCCATATTAATAAGGATAATCAATACTATCTAAATAGTCTAACATTTTCTGTGATGCCTTGCACGCATATTCATTTCGTCCGTCAAACCAACCGGTTTTAGCGTTTTCAGCCAATATTTTGATATAAGCCATAAACAACTTGAACATGTTAGACTGCAAAGTCCGATGGTCTCTTGCCATTTTCTCTGCTGCCTTCTTTTCATCATGTAATGTATTATTCACATAGTCAGAAAAGAAACGTGCAAATACATCATCATTGGTTTCACCACTGCGAGGACAAAGCGTAGACTTGAAACGCTCATAGACCTTTTTCATAAGGAACTCACGACCCATATCTGTGACATCGTAGTCTCCTTCAAGCAGTTCAACAATCTGTCCGTTGTTCAACTCATAGTCCTCATACTCTCTACCATTCAATTCAAACTTCATATCTAATACTTTTTAATTTGATACTGCAAAGGTACGAATAAAAATCGAGAAAAACGAATGATTTACATTCTTTAACTCGATTTTAACTAAACTTTAACGAATAAACTCATTTTTCACACACCAATCATATAATTTCTGTAATGCTTCGTTTGGTGTTTTACCATAGGCAAACGCATTATTATATGGCTGTTCTGTTGCATCCGGATTAAGGCATACAAATTCACCCTCTACACCATAAGATGCAAGCCAATCTTTTCCGTCATTGTGAAGATATAGCCATCCAATATCACCACCTTTCTTATCGTCTGTTGCATAAGCGACTACATTACCATCTTTATCCAGTACCTTATTACGACCAATATGGGATGGTAACTTTAAAAGTAATTCATCTGTCGTCATGTCAAATATTATTTAATCTTTACTATCTTAACTTTGGTTTTCTTGAAATTCTTCTCATCAACATGCTGCAATATATCAATACAATGATTGAATCTTTTATTCATGGTATCTCTAACTTCATACAATCCATAGCCTTCAATTTCTATTACCGAACCAAGTGGTATAAAAGGTAGAAGGTTTCTGGAAATAGCACAATACTTTATTTCACCTTTTTTGAGTTTATTTAAATCTATTTTTGTGCCATCAGCGGTTACAAGTGGGTCACTATCACATTGTGCTTCCACTGGATTATATGTTGTCAAGGTAACATGAGTTACAAATTGCCCGAAATTATTAACTTTTTTCAGACATTCATCTTCCATCCTCATTTCCGTTGCAATCGTATCTACACCACTTCTATTGCTTGGTTGTACGTTCTGTTCTGTATAGTATAATGCACAGATAAACATAAACATATACAGAAATATCATATTCACAACAAAGGCAAATACCCACAAAATTGTCTTACCATGTAGCCTAAACCAAGGTGTTTCACTGGGGTCGACCTTTGCTTTTGTTGTCTGAATTGTTACTGACATCATTATCCAACAAATCATCATTGGCAAAATCAAAAAAATCATCAATGCTTTCATCTTATTATTCTATTTAAATTTTAATTAATATTTCATCCTTTATGCTGCGTAATGGTTAATGCTCAAAGTCTGAACCTGATATATGACTTTCTCTGTTTCTTTCAAGGTATCATATTCCTCTTTGGATATATACCAACCTCTTACAGATTTGTAACAAGACGGATAATGTGCATACATCTTATCGTCAGTAGAAACGTAGATAAAGACGTTCTTATAGTGTTTGGGGTAATTATCAAACTTATCCTTATAATAATCAAGATACTTCTCATTAATACGGAAACGAAAATATCTGCCGGATGAACCGCTGAAGAAACAAGCAATGTAAAATTTATTTACAGAAGATTTGTCAGTCAGTCCACAACCCTCAACGCTGTCAGTCCTTGCAATCCTCCACCCACCTTGACGATTAATCCGGTCTGCAATGGAATTGAATACCCTACCATGATGCGGTCTGGTATCTTTGATATTATTCTGCCGGATATACAGATGAATCATTTCATGCAATATGGTCTGTTGATACTCTGTTTCATTCCGGTCATACATATTGGAAATACGGATAACGCTTTCAGCGATTATACGACTGCCATCGTAGTTATAATTAAATCTGTCATACTTCCAATGGTATTGACCAAGATAATACTTGACATGTGTAATCTCAAAGGTAGGTGTCTTTAACTTGCCATCGAAATACTCTTTGTTGAACTTTGCGAAATTCTCTGCAATAAAAGATAATGTCAGTACCATATAATATAAATTGATTTTATTTGTTTAACTTCTTAATTACACTGCAAAGGTACAAAATAAATTTGAATTATACAAATTAATTTTATTAATAATTGTGAATAATCTGTTAAAAAATCAAAAACATAACCATTCATACATTATAGGCTAAACACAAAAAATTGCCTTAATGTATCATATAATATACATTAAATAATAAAAAAGTATACTATATTATACATAATTTCAAACAACTGGGAAATTACATATAACATAGTATAGGTCTATATATGTACTCATTCGAGTACATATTAATTAATATTCATCATTAACATCTAAATCTTCACCATGTAACCAGTAATTATATTCTTCCGCTATCGGCATAGTGATATATAATTCATCAGTTGTGCCACCATATTGTTGCCAACTCTCATAGCAACGTTCAATGTAGATGGTAGAACCGGTATTTAACTTTACCTTAATTTTTCTCCGTTTAGGCTGATTCACATACAGAAACTCAACCTTAGTTACTTTAATTTCATCGTTTTTTCTTGCCATATCAATTAAAATTTTATGCAATTACATCATCAATCTGCTCACCATAACACCAGTGGCCATTATCCAAATCAAAGACGCAATACTCACGTTCTGAAAATGGCACTTCATTAACCGGTTTGCCATATTTATCCATTTTGTATTCTGAACGTTCAATATTAGTAACTGATACTACGGAAGGTGTGGCAGTTCCGAAATCACCACGATACTTAATTAAACTTCCAACCTTGATAATCTTTTCCATACGCTACGCTGCCTTTTTAAGTTCATAGCCATAATTACAAAGCAATACTTCCGGATTATCCTCACCTTGAATCCACTGACTACAGAAATCCAAATAGGCTTCATCCTTAACTTCCAAATCTGTCCAGACTATTCCCTTGTCCTCGCACTGCTTCTCAAACATGTCTGAAAGCATTGCCAACTCTCCGTAAGATGGTTGTCTCTCCATAATTTATCCTATTACCGGTAAAACCTTTTCGTTAATAAAACTGCACACAGCAAACAAATCATCATCGTGCATTTCCTCATAGGTGTTATCTCCATCCTCACCGATAAATGTAATGGTATTATTCTTACTCAACTTGACACCATACACATCAGTCCATCCGGCAAGTTCACCATATAGGTCATAATACTTCATCTGGACATAATCGTCCAAACCTTCTTCTGACCAATCTATTTCTCCTTTATGCTCTTTCAGAACACGAATAAGATACTCCTTGCATTCGTCCTTCAACTGCTTGGTCAGTTCAAACCAATCATTCATTGTCTGCTGAAACTTCTCCATAACTTATTTATTTTTAATTGATTAATACACTTTTATTTCATCGGCAATTGCAACACGCTTTCCGGCACGTATCAACTTTGGAAGATATGTATCAAGAGCGTGGTGTGGGAAACCGGTAACACAAGAACGAATTCCCTTGTCAGTCTTATCCATATTAAGGGTAATGCCCAAAGTTACTGAAATCTCTACTGCATCCTCACCATAACATTCATAGAAATCACCACAACGGAATAACAGAATGGTATCAGCAGAATGCTTCTGTTTAAACTCGTCAATAAACTCCTTGGTGGCATTATCAGTTAGTTCCTTGATTTTCTTCTCAAGGCTCTCCTTATGCTGTACCATACTATCAAGCTGCTCTTTAAGATTGCAATACATCTTATTGGTAAATGATAACTCATTTCGCAACTCCTTAATTCTCTTTTCTAACTGCGTATTCATAATGCTTAATCGTTTAATTTTGATAGTGCAAAGGTACAACAATTTTCTGAAATAACCAAAGAAATTCGTGACTTTAACATTATTTTAACACTTATACAGCCAAGTGCATAGCGTTTAGCAGACGATTAAATGTTTCCTCTGCCTCCGTGAATGGAATTGTATTATTATACCCACCACGATAATCTTTTTCATTTGCAGCCGTCCGGCAGAAGAACGGTCCACGACAACGAAGATTAGCATAAGCACGGCCACCGGCATTACATGAATTGTCATAGGAAAAATAGACATAGTGTCCGTTTCTCTCAATAAACCCTGACATATCGTAATGTCCTTTGGAGTAACTTACAAGGCTTGCGCCTATATTCTTACATATACGGCTTATTTCACGCTTAAAAGCGTTCTGAAACGTATTAAACTCCTTAGAGACGTATGCACCATCGTCCTGCATATCTGCTCCACTCCACTTCTTTATAAATGCTGATGTTACCATAATATTATATTTTTAAACCCAACGTTTCCAATATGCCTTCGTGTCAATTGGAAAATCAAAATGATTGAGAATTTGAGGAATAGAAGCATCATTACTGAACTCCTTTCTCATATCATATTTTCCGTTATGTCCACGTTTTTCTACACCATCATTGAACAACTCACAAACCAAGTTGTGATTAATACGCTGACTGATAACAAGCAATCTGCCATTATCATCCTTATACATTTCAATCTTAACCATATTTCTTGTTTTTAATTTGATAATGCAAAGGTACAAAGAATATTTCACACGACCAAATATTTTCAGTTAAGGAACGTGAAATATGTTTTAAAGATTGTTAAAGAGATAGCAAATCGTTCAATAGTTCAATCAATTTGTCTGAAATTTCAAGTTTCCAACTACCATAATTTTCAATAGCAGCCATCATAATTTCACCATCAAATTTCATTTTTGCCCCACCTAACTGGTGCCATTCAACATTAAGGTCGACTATACCGCCATCTTTCTTCTCAATATATATTAGAGAATATTCATGGCTATTAGCCACATTACAATATGCCCCTGATGCGTTTTCAGAGCCTATACGTTCACCTTTTACGGATATGGTAGGATATTCAGCGAACAGATAAATAAACGCTCTTAGAGCCTTATCCAATAAACCTATATCCTGCCATCGTGTTCCGCAATAATGATAACAGACTGCATCGAAACTTTGTCTAATTTTTTCTTTTGTAATCATTTAAATTTATTTTTAGACACATTCCTCAACGTCCACTTCATCAATCTGTTCCAATTGTGTACCCTCACCATCCTCAACATCAATTTCGTAGACATTTACGGCAAAGGGAATACATTGATTAGTATCACCACCGCCAGTAGCAGGCTCTCCATCTTCATCAAGACCTCCCCATACTTCAAAACTTAAGCCATCTTCCTCAAAGTAATATACCCATGTATCTTCATAGGTCTCCTTATCAATTTCAGACTTCTCAACCTTATGGTTATAACGTTTTCCGTTATAGTTAAAACCAATTACAATATAACTTGCAAACTCCATATTAATTGATATTTAATCGTTACATAATTCCACATCAACATTACAACGCACATACACTCTGGCCGTAGGATGGGCAGTACCATCTTTCTTAATCTTAGCCAAAATAGGACGTACTTCATCGGTGGCATTGTTAATCTCATAACCCTTTATGATACCATATTCATCATATCCGGTTGGAAAGTTACCACCATAGTGTCTGTGATGTACCACAACCTTAGTACCTACCGGCCACGGGCTATTACTCTCAACGTATGACTTTCTAAGGTCAGCCATTTGTTGCTCTAATGCCATGTACTTCTCAATATACTCCTTCTGTTCCATAATCTATAATGTTTTAATTTGATAGTGCAAAGGTACAACAATTTTCTGAAATATGCAAATTTTAAGTGTTAATTTTTTGTTAAGAGATTGTTAAACTCTGTAAATGTACCATACTTATGGAAAGTAAGTTCTGCATCCCTTATTTCTCCGGTCTCATAATCCTTAAATCCACCACTATTAACGCAAGCATAACTTTCATCTTTGTCATACTCTACCAATATCATTTGGCCAACCTCATTGTATACTGGAGCAAACTGAATAGTATAGCCATTTTCAAACTGCTCACAACCCTTCGAATGATATACCACGCAAAGATTACAATACCCCTTATAGTCAGCGTTTTTAATAAGACAACAAGCACCATTGAAATCCCAATCAGTTTTACCATCTTTATCGAATTTTATGTGTCCAAGACCACCAATCCGACAACGAATGTAAATACCAGCGTCAGACTTCAATTCTAATTTATACTTACAAATATCGTCCATATTAATCTATTTTTAGTTACATATTCTATTAACCATCCGGTCAATCCTTAACGCATCATCAAAAATTTCCTCAATAGTATTGCCACGACCAATCATATTAAATTTAGATTTATATTTCTTGTCAAGTTCAATGGCTTGCTCTAACGTAACAAGAACTTCTACATATCCATCATAATCGTCATTAAAACCGGTACCTTGTACGTCAATACCCATAATTCTTAAATCATCAGCAAGATAATTTAGACGATATTGACGGCCTTTGCAGTCATAGTAATGTACTTCTGCGTATACCTTTTCCATATAAAATGAATTGACTTTTTTAATAAACTTGTAAATAATCAAACTTCTCTGGGTCATAACTTCCGGCCTCTGTAGGAACTACCTTGCCCAAATACTTGTTGTCATAATCCTTGAAATAATTGAATCCACGATAATAGCCACGTTTCAACAGGTATTCACACACCCATCTGAATAACTCATTACCTTCATCCTTGACCTTGTGGTAACGCAAATCAAAATTTACACTCTCCACAATGTCTTTGATGTACTGGGGACGCTTCTTATTCTGTGCCATATTTCAAATGAATTTTTAATTGTTAATAACTTATATTCTTTAATTACGATGCAAAGGTACAAAAAATATGCGAGACTGCCAAATAATCTCGCATAATAAATGTTAAAGGAATGTTAAAATTTACTAATCTCCTTCCATCTTACGTTTCAATTCCGTCAGTGCTTCCAAACCACCAAGCCTATCAATAAAATCCATAATGGTTTTCATGCACTTCATCGGCAACTCATGCAAATAGACAAACTCGCCCCAATTATCTACTTCATCATCCGGATAATGCAGAATATATACCATCACTTCATTGGTGTCCTTAAATGCACAAATTTGAGCACAGACACAATCCTCCTCATTTGGAATTCTGATACCATCGGGTAAATCCAGATACTTCTCACGGGCAGTACAACCACGTTTGCCAAACTTCCATATCTTACTGAAAAGAGATGTATTATTCCTTCTCATATTAATTAAGTTTTTTTTTAAAAATAACGATTGTTGTAATTAACTACATACTCACTTAACTCCGTACTTCCAGTAGCCGTTACCAATTCATCAGCATATTTTTCTGCATACTTAGGATTTATGTCAAAGGTAGACTTTGTCCCGTAAGTAGGTGCTCCGCAGGCAACAAGCCTTCTACGTAAAATCAATTCAGGTTTTTTATAAGAGCCAAATTCTACAAAACTAATGTAACATGCAACGCACTCTTTGAAATCTGCAACTGCATCATTCATTGTTGGGTAAATACCAACTTCTTTTACCCCAGAAACTGCATCCGTTAAAACTTTAAATACACCTTTTTCCATATTAATTAAATTTTAATTACTTAATTGTTTTCATCAATTACCACAAGCCATGTGAACCACTCACAATCACGCATCCATGTATTACGTCTGCCATCAAACCTACCTACCAGTTCAATCTGTGGCCATTTGTCAGTACAAAGCATTGAAGAACGACTTTCTTCTTCAGTTAATACACCGGACTTAACAAATGGTAAACTATGTAAGTGAAATAACTTATCATTGTCAATATTATACTTTGTCTTGTAATACTTTCCGGTTTTATGATTCTTGATTAACCACATATTATCTAATTTTTAATCCCATTCAGCAATGTACTTATCCTGCTCATTGTCAAAAATTTTGACTTGTGGGCATTTCGCTCTACGATAGAACTCCGCACCTTTTTTCAGTGCAATCACTTCATTATCAGTATGATATTCCGTTTCTATAATGGCTTTACCTTCTACGCAAATCTCATAGCAGTGTACCTCATAACGGCTTTCAAGCGACTTGATGAACTTCATTACGCTATCATTAGTAAGCGAAATCATTTGACCTCCATTGTTTCTACAATATCGGTCAATATGCTCATTTACTTCATCCTCATGAACTCCGGCATCGATATCAATAGATTCCCACACAAGGGCATGAATGAAATCCTTAAAGGCATTCTGTACCCTCTCATAATTCTCATAATTCTGTCTGATTCTAATCTTATCCATATCTACTTATATTATTTAATTTTGATAGTGCAAAGTTACAAAGAATTTTTGGAAAAACCAAAGAAAAAGTGTTAATTCTTTGTTAATGAAATGTTAATTAATCATAATCAACATCATTCAACTGCCAGTAAGCATCTTCCGTAGTGTCTTTCTTAATGTAATCTAATACGGCTTTCGCATCATCAGCATTATCCACATAACCATTGACAATAGGATAAATGTCTGCATAAGTTTTATTATATGACCTCCGGATTATTGAAATCACCTCGTCACCAATTTCCTCTATCTGCTTCTTACTTAGCATATTTAATATGAATTAATTTTTACTCACTATTATCCATTAACTGATACCAATGCAAATTGTAATATGTGTTCTTTCCTACAAAATTCCTCATGTAATCTCTTAATGCCTCCTCCTTAGTATAGCCATTATCCCTTGAACTGATACCTATGTTGTCATCAATTCCGGCACGGATATAATGTGCTCTGCTCTCGCCATTTACAATAATATCCCAATCTCGGCCATTCTCACTTATCTCAACCCTAAGACCAAACAGATTATTTGCAGCCTCCTCAATGGAATTAACCGGATATGGTACACCATTATAAAGCACTATATACTTACTTGCATTATCCATAACTAACTATTTCTGAAATAACTCCTTAACATACATAATTCTCTCCGGCTGCTCCCGTTCCCACATCTTGATTGCATCACCGCCAATCATTTCATCAGCGTCATAAATACGATAGACCTTGACACTATGGAACTTGTACTTTGAAATGGCCTTATTAGCCGCATTTGTGGCTGATTTGAGGTTTTTATACACCTTCAGATAGTTGTTGTAAAAATACCAATTCATTACGTCACGACCTTGCAACATATAAGGTATGGTATAAAGCCAACCCACTACGATGAACTTGTTGAAAGCAATTGTATTCATATTCTATCTGTTTTTTAATTACGATGCAAAGTTACAACATTTTTTTGAGAAAAACGAAGGAATTACATTCTTTAACACAACTTTAACTTCTGTTTAGGCCGCTTTTGGAAATAATTCATCCAACCAACCATTTTTTCTTGCAACTTCGTATGCTCCACTGCAACCATCAGAAAATTCAGTTCTTGTTTCATATTTCTTTGATTCAGCAAAAACGTTTTCTTTAATGTTCCAATATCCGGTTGGCTTTTGTGGTGATGTGAACCAATCCATTTCCTCAAGCCATCCATTTTTCCAAGCAACATTGTATGCTCTACTACAGGCTTTTTGAAATTCATTTCTCGTCTTATACTTTTTTGCTTCTGTAAACACATTCTCTTTTGTCCAATAGCCCCCCGGTTTTTTAACTTCTTTAAACCAATTCATTTCATCCAACCAACCATTTACCCTTGCAACTACGTATGCACTACTGCAACCTTTTTGAAATTCATTTCTCGTCTTATACTTTTTTGCTTCTGTAAACACATTCTCTTTTGTCCAATAGCCCCCCGGTTTTTTAACTTCTTTAAACCAATTCATTTCATCCAACCAACCATTTACCCTTGCAACTACGTATGCACTACTGCAACCTTTTTGAAATTCAGTTCTTGTCTTATACTTTTTTGCTTCTGTAAACACATTCTCTTTTGTCCAAAATCCATTTGGGTTTTGTGGCGATATAAACCAATTCATTTCATCAAGCCAACCATTTTTACAAGCAACATTGTATGCTCTACCACGGCCTCTTTCAAATTCAGTTCTTGTCTTATACTTTTTTGCTTCGGCAAACACGTTTTCTTTTGTCCAGAAACCATTTGGCTTTTGTGGTGATGTGAACCAATCCATTTCATCCAACCAACCATTTTTTCTTGCAACTTCGTATGCACTGCCACAACTTTTTGAAAATTGTGTTTTTGTTGCATACTTCTTTGCTTCCAAAAATACTTTTTCCTTCGTCCAGAAACCATTTGACTTACGTATTTCTTCAAACCAAGTCATTTCCGCAAGCCAATCATTCTCCAAAGCAACTCCGTATGCACTGCCACAATTCTTTGCAAATTCGCCTTTTGCTCTATATTTTTTACTTTCCTCAAATACTTTTTCCTTTGTCCATTTTTTATTGTAAACAATTGGTCTTACAAACCACTCCATTTCGTCAAGCCAACCATTTACCCTTGCGGCTTTGTATGCACTGCCACAACAATCGCTAAATTCTTTTCTTGTCTGATATTTTTTTGCTTCGGCAAACACGTTCTCTTTAATGTTCCAAAATCCGTATGACTTTTTTTCCATAATTCTTAATTGATTTTATTTGTTAATAATGTTATTTTTTAATTGTACTGCAAAGTTACAAAAAAAAAGTTGAGAAAACCAAACATTTTCCCAACTTTAACACTTTTTTAACACTTAATCTTTGAAATACTTCTTATCAATCTTTACGGGTCGACAGAAATCAGTTCCTACACAATATTCATTTTCAGTGTTCAATTCCGGTAATATCAAAACCTTATCACCCTCATTGTAGTTCTCACTACCATCTGAAAATGGTATCTTACAAGTCTTATATTCTGTTTTCATATTAATCTATTTTTCTTTCTTCATTTTTTCCATCTTCTTAGTAAATGTTTCAAGGACTTCTTTCTCTACAAACTCCTTAAACAGACTAAGGATTTTCTCACCACATTCGACAATCTGACCATATTCAAAACCATAGTCGTAATCCCATTTGCTTTCCTTGCCTTTCCAGACTGCCTCCCATGTCGGTGTATTGATAAAAACACCATCAAACACATTCAGACACAAGGTATCACTATTCCGGTGTTCAAACACTGCAATATTAAGTCTCTTGCTGAAACACCATACAGAAAAGATATATCCCTGCTCACGGCCATTCTCATAACGGCCAACCTCAACATGAATAAAAGAAAGCAAACGTTCTATTTCAGCCTTTTCTTCGTCACTTGCACGATAAGGCTTCTCTATATCCTTAACAGAATCGGCAAATTTACGGACATAAGCCAATACTGCTTGCTCTTGCCATCCAGCACCATCATCCATGTAACGGCTAATCTCTATCATAACTCTATATTATTTAATATTTACTTTGCAATCACTTGTCACAGAATACTTACCGATAACCAAATCCAGATTACAAGGCTCATTCCTCATACTTGAAGCATTAAATGGTCTGCTCATATCATCATAACCAAGATTAGACGGATAGAAATCAACATCGTCCATATTAAGGGCAATAAGATAAAAATACAAAGCAAGGTATTTAGGACTTTGCTCACGACGGAAATAAGGCTTGTATGACAATTCTCCATGACTATACCAACCATTACTATATCGGTTACGATATAATCTCTCATGCTCATTCATAGACCTTATAATAGTGGAGGCCTCATTGTTCCGGAAATATCCGTTGAAGAAACCAAAACTCTCCTTAATCTCATTTAATATATTTCTATCCTTAAATTCCTTAAACTCACTTTCATGTTCTTTGGAAAATGACTTATAGTAATCCGGATTGGAAGAACATTTCTCAATCCTATTACCTGCCATGTACCAACGAATAGCAGAAAAGAACTCCCTTATCTTATTAATGAACTTCATATTGATTGATTTTAAAAACTTTCTTCTACATCGGTAACTTCACAATTCACATAAGCACCATTACGTGCATAGTGATAAGGTGAATCTTCAACGTAATTCTTTGCCATTGCCTTCGCATCATCCTCATTCTCCGCATTTACGTAAATGATACAAGACATTGTAATGTCCATTGAAACTGCATATTCCTTTGCCATAATCTATCTTATTTTAGTTTTATTCTGTATTGTGGCATTTAAAATTATAAATCAATCTGTAAATAATTTCCACCACGCTGACCGGTACGTCTGTTGTATATATCAACAATACGTGCATTCGTATAACCAAGACTACGGCAATACTTTGCCAAATCCTCTGCATAACTCCTTACAAAACGTGTAGTGTAAGCCGTTGGATGCTTTTCACCATTCTTAATCTGACGCTCAATCACATCAAGAACCTCACGCTGCGCAGTCTCACTCGGAACAAATTCCTTAGTGTACTTCTTTGCTTCTTCTGCTGTAATCATAACCTAATCTGTTTTTAAAAGTATTTCTTTCTAAATCTGATGCAAAGGTACAAAGAAATTTTTAAATACCCAAAGAAAAAGTGTTAAAACTTAGTTAATGAATCGTTAAAAAAATTCAACGATAAAGATATTAACAAATCAAAAATCGTTATACACGCAAATGCAATGATGTATATGGTAGTTTGCATTTTTATATTCTTCTAATAACTGGATAGAATAATCATCTAATCTCTGTCCTTCGATATTATAATTTATCTCGTTTTCGATTTTTTTAATTGTTTCTCCACCACGTCCAATCCAAAGACCGGGTCTTAATGTGTATACATAAATGATATTATCAATAACAAATATGTCACTAAAAGGTAGGTTTATTCTATTATTGGACATAAAACGTGCAATACCGGCAAATACACGATTATTACTATTATCATCTTTGACCATTTCAGACAAAAAACGCAAAAAGTAATAATGCTTTGGATGCGAGCAATTTAAATGCTTTTTCAAATAATTCTTAATTAATTTTTTCATAAAAATCGTTTTTTTAATTTGACACTGCAAAGGTACAAAGAAAAAACGAATTATCCAAACTATTTTAATTAATAATTGTGAATAATTCGTTAAAACAAGTTAAATTAATAGAGATTTTTTTCCTTATTCTGAATTGCTTTCAAAGTATCAACAGAGATAAACCCAAATAAACATACCAGTTTGCAAGATGCAATCTTTTTATTGGTTAATCTCTCATTTCCTAAATGATAAACAATTCCAAATGTTCTGCCAACGTCTAAACTTTGATTTGGCTTACAACGTATATACTCATAGCAACTTGCCAAATCATAGAATGTTATCAATGGGCAATCTATACTATCTCCAGTAATCCCTACAACGCTGAAATAATGTTTCTTTGCATCTAACTTCTTACCATTAAGGCCATCCCTTGAATATAACCTAAAACTCTTACGCCGGACTTGTTCCTGCTTAACCAAGGAGCATAATGTAAAAACGAAATCAGTTAGTTTTTCGAACATTTTACTAAATTATAAAAATGAATTAGAATTCCTTATTGTATTTCTTAGTCCAATCATCCGGCTGCCATACACCGAAGCCAATAGACACAACACCATCCTTACGGCCAACGTAGATACAGCCATCAAGGAAATCATTACTTTGTTCTCTGTTGGCATATACTTCCGGTTTAACAACCAACTTGACCGCAACCTTATTGTCCGGCATAATGCCTTTCTCCTTTTCAAGCCATTTCTCAATCTCTTTCCATAGACTATTTAACCATTCGTCAAATGGTGTCTCATAATTGGGATTGGTATTCACAACACGTAACGTAACAATGGACGTGTATGGAAAATATTCAACAATCTTGAAATTCCCCAAAGTAAGAGTTTCCTCTAACATGAAACCAACTATATCCCTACGTAATGCCATAATAATATTAATCTATTTTTAAATTAATCTGAAAAATTGCAATCCTTAATCATATCATTAAGCATATCGGTGTAGTCAGAAGAACCATAGAAACGTTCCCTATCATTCAGATACTTCACACAGACCTCAATAATATCCTTATTCTCCATGTACCGGAAAGAACTGAACCACTTGTCAATCCAATCCTCTGACAAGTCAATCCATACTTCATACCACAGACCCTTACACTCCGGACGCTTCAACAAAGATGGCTTGATAATTTCATCGTATATCTTCCATGCCTTTTCCTTCTCCCTATCATAATCAACCTTGCGGAAAATATCACGCAACTCACCATCAGACATCAAAGACTGATTGATACCCTTTTCATCACGAAGATAATTCTTGGCACGGATAGTAAATTCATCAGATGTGTTACACACCTTAGCAATGCTCTCCAATTCTTCTTTAATTGTTGCCATAGTTATTTCCCTTTCACTTTATATTTTGTTTTACCTTTCAACACCCTGTAATATCTGTAATCGCTGATAATACACCCACGTTCTAATAATTCACGTATATAATCTATTGTTACCATAGTTATTAACTCTTATTTTGTTACTGCAAAGGTACAAAAAAAATCTGAAACTACCAAACAATTTGTGGATTTTAACACTATTTTAACATATATATTATTTGTATCTTACAAAATGAAACCGGTGATAAGGATAAAACTCTTCCTTGAATATTCCGATTAACGGATTTTTATTGTAACGGACTTTTTGTGCTTTATCCACAATCCAACACATATCACCATAACTTACATAGGAATCAGATGAAATGGAATAGCATTCATAATAGCCATTATTATTCCAATCAACTTTGATATGATGATTTTTTGTATGATGTCCACCCTTTACCTTAAACTCTCTAAAAACCGGCTGACTGAACTTGACTAATGTCGAATCCTCACCATTATATTGCCAGACATAAATGTAGCGGTTATCCTCATGGTCAATCCGGTCAGACCTGCCACAAGACACAAATAAAACTACACTAAGTAGAAATATAAACCTAAACAATCTATACATAATATTAATTAATTTTTACCATTCAACATAGCTGGCGTTTTCAATTTCTTTATTGAAAAACTCTTTTTCTTCTTCTGTTGCCAAACGATACTCTTTGGTATAACCCAAACCGGTCATAGGATAAGGACGTTTATATTTTTCAACTTCTCCATTTTTACGTCTGATATAAAACGCATCAGTCTCCAACACTTCGCCATTGAAGCCACAATATCGGCACATACAACACTCATTGCCAAAAACCTTAAGATGTTCGTCTTTCTTGACAATAATATCACCTTTTTTAAAACCATTGGCCAATTCAGCAAGGGTGTAAATAGTAACACTATCTTCATCACAGATGGCAACCAAACCGGCATTCTCCAATAACTCACTATTGTAAATCTTAACCATGTTATTCTATTTTTATATATACACAACTTCTTGATGGCTATTTGCGTCCAAGAAAAACTCTTTATGTAAAAATCTGCCCATAATAATAGGCTCTCCACTATAAGCCCAGTCCATGTGCATAAGTGTGTCACCACTTTCAGTTTCAAGGACTGCAAAAATACCAATCAGACGATTTCCGTTCATATCCAATAATTTTTGTAAATCTTTGGATATGAAGATTTTTCCGTTATCATCATCGTCCAGAAGAAATTCTTTTGCTCTCTCTTTATCCATATTCTAATCTTCTTATTTGTTTGATGGTACAAAGGTACAAAAAAATCCGCAAACTACCAAATAATTCGCGGACTTTAACACTATTTTAACATAGTCATAATCACAATATTTTATTTATATTGTCCCAACCTTCAACATCAAAACCTTTACCGCAAGCAGCACACGTAACACAAGGTGATTTGTCACCATCTATATCTTTATGCCACCATACATCGCCTTTTTCAAGTTCCAATTTACTACCACAATGAGGACAACGGCCAATAACTGGTGATAATTCTTTTCTTTCTAATATTTTCATAATTATAACAATTTAAGTTCATGCCCACTTTCTGACAAATACCTTGCGGCATAAAGAACAGATAAACGAAGAACACCGGTCAGTGTTGAACAACTTGGTGTCTCTGTAATAAGAACCTTATTCATTCCGGAAGGAATATGATATACCTTTGCCGAATATTCATGTAAAGGACCAAGCACCGTTTCTGCTGATTCTACTTTCGTCTCAATATAGATTTTCTTTTTCTCGTCCATGAAATCAAGGACTTCTTCAAGATTGTCAACATTTCCGGTAAAACCGATTTTGTTAAGATATTGCTCTGTTGCAGTCATATTAATTAATTTCTAAGTTTATAGTTTACTTAAACTTGTCCTTTAATTCACTATAATTCCACATGATGGTTTCGTAACAATCTTCAGATATTTTAGCAAGTTTAGCACCTCTTTATAATTGCACTCAAACCCTTTCTCTTTTAAGAGTTTAGCTGTCTCAAGTGTAACATAATCTTCAGTAATTGTTGCCATAGTTATTTATCCTTTATTTTATACATATCATCAGGCGCTTCGATAGCAAGACCCTTTTCTATTAATCCACGATAGTCGAAGTAATGCTTATTGAGCCAATCAATATATTCTTCTGGATATTCAACACCATCATAGTTGAAGAATGCTCGATAATCAATTTTCTCCTCCTCAGTCATACTTGACATCGGACGAAGATAAGGCTTTATTTTATCAATATTAAACACCTCTGACCAGTATTCGGATTCGTTAGCAACGCTTATTTCGATTAATTGAGAAGTATTTATAGCATATACATAACCTATGCCCTTTTCTGTTTTTACGTAAGTTTTATATGGTAACTTTTCACATAAATCCTTTAAAAGGAGTTCTTTATCTTCTTGTGTCATGACTCTATAATTTGTATTGTTTCCTTTGTTAAAAACTTACAACTAAGATTTGGCTGTCTTGAAGTACATGTATTACAACAATCCATCGTCTCTATATTTTTAGGTCTTGCGCAAGAATATGTATCATGCGCAGATACAGATGTTGTTTTAATCGTTGCCATAGTTAAATTAAATTTTTTATATTTAATATTAATCTAGTATTGTTTATGATTCTATCCATTTCTTGAATAGAATCTACCAGAAGAAAATCTTTTGTGAGTTTTGCAAACATAGTATAATTACACTCAAACCCTTTCTCTTTTAAGAATTTAGCAGTCTCAAGCGAAGCGTAATCTTCTGTAATTGTTGCCATAATTATTCCATTTATTACCAACAAATGCTTTCTTGATATGGATGTGGTAAAAGCACTGAATTATCAAATTCAAATCTATAGTATCCACCACAAGCATACCTACTATTGTTTTCTTCTTTATAGTCTATAAGATATATAATCATTCCATAAATAGGAATATTATCTTCATCCACATATATACGAATTTTATCCGGTCTTAATGTATTCCTATCATAAAGTTCGTCAAAAGTATCTTTATGAGACGTTTCGGCTTCTTGCAGAATCATTTTGACATCACGCTTAATTGCAAATTGACAATCATACGTTTTGCCGTCATATTCAAATCCATTATCCTTTATTGGATATTCTTCTTTCTTAATCTTTCCCATAGTTATTTCTCTATTTTTTTATTTCTTCACTTGTTATAATCAATCAATTTTTATACATTCCCTCTGGTGCTTCAAGAGCAAGACCCATCCGTATCAAGCCACGATAGTCAAAATGGTGTGCATTGAACCAATCGTATGTTTCCAATGTTTCATAGCAATCACTACATGTGGCTTCATATTCTTTTCTTTCCTCATTAGTCATACTTGACATTGGGCGAAGATAAGGCTTGATGTCTTTTATTTTATTATAATAAAAAGCATCTTGCAATACATTACCATAATTATGCTCTAAGTCTAACAAACCTTCTTCGGTTGTTCCATCTTTAAGCCATATCTTACACCTTACATGATAAGGCAATCTTGCACTCAACTCCTTTAAAAGAAGTTCTTTTTCTTTCTGTTTCATATTCAAAGTTTCTTTAAATAAGTATATTTGCTTTGTTTTGATAATGCAAAGGTACAGCAAAAAAACGAGAAATCAAAATATTTCTCGTTAATATAACTTAATTAAAAGTGAAAAAAACTTAAACTGCAATTTATACCATAACTCGTAACAAAGCAATTGAATATACACAAACGGAAAAAATAACACACCACAAAGGAAATGATATAATTTATCCATAGATATATATGAGATTAGAACCATCTTCACGCAATAAACTATACCCATTCCTAAGCAAATCTAATTCAAATACTGCCAAAGTATTATCCAACTTATACTCATTGCCATTCTTATCCTTAACAGAAAGATATACTACCGGTTCAAACTCGATATTAAAAGAATGACAATAACACTCCCTTATAAATTCCAGAAAACCACGCTTGGAATAACCGGTAACAGAGGATATATCATAATATAAACTTACCAAGCCAAACTTATTGTAAAGGTGAGGAACATTATACATTTCCCAAAAACCATTCTGCAAAACCTTATTTACACTTAACCATTCACCATCATTTATTGTCTTGTCAAATGAGAATTTTTTAATCTCCGGCGAATAAAGACAAACATTCCTTGAAAAATAATTTGACATTATATGATATCTTTCCTCAATGTCATACAATATATTCTTTAAATCATTTACATGTGAAGAAAAATTATGGAAATAATAGTTTAAAACCAATTCAATTAAATCATCACCGGATTTATCCTCCAACCAAACCTTAATCTTTTCAGAAAACTTCCTTAAAGACCTATTGTAAAAATATTTATAAATCCTACTCATACTGATTACTCAATAATTCCCCAATATCATTCGTTAAACACTCTGGATTATGTACCCATCCATGGCCATACGTACCTTCTTCTTTGAACTCAATGTAAGAATGACCTTTGTAGTTAATCTCCTTTACTAATACTTCTGAACGAATGCCCTCAACACCAATATGCTTAGTGCCATCTTTATAACAGCCGGTGAATAAAAACAACAAACTGCCAATAAACAAAAACAAAATAAAATTCTTCATATTTTTTATTAGATAATTTTAAAGCTTCATGTTGTCCTCTTTTCATATTAATTAATTTTTTATATCAAGCCTTTTGCACGTAATCTTTTATCGCCAGTTTCAGATAACTTGTTAATACATAGTACACCAACCGGACAACCAATGAATAACATCACATTCATTGCAGACCAAAATAATTTGTCAGAAATGGTTGATAATGTTCCGCACATGATAATTGCACCCTCAATAAGAGAAAAGACTATACCAATTATCATAAAAATCAATAAATAATAAATAATGTTATTCTTATTCATAATTCACCTCCCACCAATAACTAATATGCGAATTAACATCTTCAATATGTGTTCCAAACATATCCTTATCAATATCTGTCAATGAAGGACAATTCTGAATTGCATCATCAATGGCATTTTTCAAATCATGAGCATCCAGAATATCAACATCATCATATATACCATCAACCTCGCCATCAATGGTTATACCCTTATTCGTTGCATAAACAAATACACCACCCTCACTAATTCCCAAAGGAAAACTAAATGAATGTAATTTTGAAATCTTCATATAATATTATTATTTGTTTGCGCCTTTAAATACTACTACGCTATCAATAGCAACCCAAAACCTTGTTTAGTTTCAGTTCTTGTTCCTTGTTTGGATATAGCCTTATTTTTATTGCTCTTCACATCATGTTGTTAAAGTATGTATTATTTTCTTATTTTCATCATAGGTTTCAACATAATCACCTTTTACGATTTTTCCATATCTAACCTTAATGGTATTTTCATCAATATCATACAAAGTTGTATAACATTGTTTATTGATGTTCTCTTTTTTAGATAAAATCGACCTAGCACCATCTTCTTTTAAACTAAATGTTGGTTGACTAAACCTAACCTTGTTCCTTTTATCATTTCTTCGACCAGGTAACCAAACAATATCTTCTGGTAAAGGTTTTCCCATTTCTCTAAGACTTGTTTCCACAAACTCTTTTACCTTATGGTTGTATTCCTTATCGCCAAACTTTTCATCACAAAAAATTTCAATAAAATCATCATCACTTATAATACCGACCTTTGTGCCTTCTTCTTTTGGTACAAATTTTTGTTTAACATCAGCCATTGGTGTTGAAATTGCTTGTTCTACATAACACGCTTTAAGACCATTATAATGTTTTTCGTTTATGTATATAGTTATATCACACCAATCATCTGTTTTCCAATATCCAGTAACACGACCAAGCAATCCTTGCTCTGTTGTTATAACACTATTTTTGGCATTGCCAGTTGCATAATCAAAGATAAATCCAATATTCTTCTTACAAGTAGACGGAATACTAACGCCCATTCTATAAGCACCGGCCACCACGAAAATTAATGGTTTACCCCAATCTTCACATTCGTGTTCCATTTTCCATTGTATATCACTGTAATTAATATTTTCATTTGTTGAAAAATATGTTTCTACGTGAAAATATTCTTCCAAAACATCTTGGCACTTTTTAAATGTTTCTTTACGCATTCTGATTATACCACATTTCATTTTACCAGTATTTGTGTGTATTTCATTTAAGCGAGTTGACAGTTGTTCACACATTTCGACCACATTACCCTTATTAATTTGGGAAGTAATTGTACGGAAACAGTTTTTTTTGTTATATTCTTTAAATCCGACATAACCATATTCACCATTCCAATCATCTGTTTCAAGTGCAACATAACTTTTGTATTTACCACAATCAGAATTTATTTCGCCATATGGGGTTGCGCTATTAGATACAATATAAACACTTTTCTCAACAAGTTCCTTATCATTGTGCATATTAATAGCCTTACTTTCTAACCATTTTATTAAAATATTTTTTTCACTTGATACACCATAATGACTTTCATCAATGAAGATAATTGTATTGGTTAGAACTTGTTCATTACTAATGTCATTTTTTAGGTCTGAATTTTTGAGGCATTTGAATTCACATTCGATTCCGTCAGCAGTAAAACAATGACTAATTCTTTCTTGTGTTTGTTTAATTAATTTACACCCATTGTCACCAGTAATATAATATATGGTATTAACTGACATTGCCCCTTCTATTTTTAACTCATCAATAAGCATAATCATAGAAGTAAGAACACCAGTTTTTCCTGCTTGTGTTTTACCTTGTACCACTAAATGATTTGGACGAGGTAAATTACTATCAAACATTTTAATACCTTTAATTGCGCACTTCATCTGGTTTGGATAAATTTTACAGTCACTTCTGTTAGGAAGTTTTTCGTTAATTTTACCAACCAAATCGTTAATACTTTCTATTGTGTTGTATTCTTCTAATTTATGTGTAATAATGCTCATAATAAAAATTTTTAAAATTCAGGATACTCTTTTAACGATTTTCACCATCCTCGCTTTTAAATTCACTGCAAAGATACGAAATTATTCTGATTTCACCAAAAAATTATAGTTAATTTTTGTTAATCTCATTTAGCAATATACATAATCTAATCTCCTATTTTTTGGGTATTATTTTAAATGTACGACTACCTTGTTTAATCTCTACATTAAGCAATTTGAACATTTCAATAGGGAATGTATATCTGTAGATAACGTAATGCTTGTTCTTGTGGTGTTTACCTCGCTTGAAAACCTCAATATTATAGCCATATATTGCGGTTGTGTTTATCATTGAGTTTTGGTAGCCAACTCCGAAAGAAGAACTAAAACACAAAACACCCTCAATGCGGTTACGAGCTTCTTTAAGTGTTCCATATCCACTAAGTACATTTGGTTTAATTCCTAAAACAAATTTCATAGCTAAATCTCCTTTTAATTAAATTAATAATGTTGTTTATTTATTTCGTACTGCAAAGGTACAACATTTTTTCCAATTTACCAAATATTTTACCATAATAAACGTTAAGGAAACGTTAAAAGATATTAATCAATACTTTTACTTCTAACTAATTAATATTTAAAAATTTGTTTTATAACCCTTTTGTTTAAGATATTTCAACGCATCACAAAAAACCAAATAATCTTTCATATCATTAGGATTTCCGTTTTGTCCGGCATATACTGAATCGAATACCCTACGCTGACCATCACTAACCTCAATAACCTTATTTTCGGTATCAACAGAAAAACCCCAAAGTGTCCTAAGTCGGTATTTACGACCTTCCGCTACCTTTAAATGACTTTTCCAACATTGTGCCCAACCCCATATAGGATAGACACATCGTTTCTTATCGTCAATCACATAAGTCTTTTCCATATTAATTGAATTTTAATTATTATGCCGGCCAAGCATCCACAATTACAGAATCCGCAATCAGTTTGACATTATGATGCCTGTCGTAATACTTCCAGAAACTTTCCTCGTTCTTTGAAATGATTGTCTCAACTCTGATACGGCCACTCTTGTATTTTGTCTCAACCTCAAAACATGTCAATTGTTCTTCCATATTAATCTATTTTTTTTTTACTTATTATGCTACATATACTTCTGAAATTTCAACGTGATACATATTACCGCCATTTGCACCCTCATAGTCAAATATGGTTTTACCCATTTCCTCAACTATCATGTTATCACCGGTTGTCTCGGCAATGTCAGCGATGTAATTGTTGAAATATTTCTGGGCTACATACTTGTTACGTGTTACTTTCTGCTCCGTGTAAATGTCACCACAAAAGGTCATTACACATACATAAACCACAACATAAATCTTTTCCATATATTTGTTTTGTTTGACAATGCAAAGGTACAACAAAAATCTGATATAAACGAATCTTTTAACTTAATTAATACTAATTAATCGTTAATTCTTGTTAAATTGTATTCCGTATCATCAATATAAAATGATAATTCATTAAATGTGAATTTAGTTACTTTGGAAGAATAGGTATAAACACAATCTGATTGATTTAAACATGCTTCATATAGTAAAGACCTAAAATATGCAATCCGGTCAAGCAATGCTAATCTACTTTCACCCCTTGCAGTCTTTACTTCGTTCTCAAGTTCTTTTATTTTATTCTTGTAACTCAAAATCACATCACTATTATCAACATAGACATATTCAGTAAAAGTAATTTCATCACCCGTGAAAACATAATCTAAATTAATAATATCACCGGTCATAGTAATAAGTTTAACTTTATTCTCACCAAAGATAAATGTCTCGCCATAAGCCCTATCTTGCCAAGTACCAATAATAGATGCCGGTTCATTAAACATATCATCATCCTTGCTGCAAGAACAAATACATAAACTAAATAATATAATGTAAAATAACTTCTTCATAAATTCTATCTGATTTTTTCTAATTAATATTTAACCTATTTCTAAAACGTACTCATTTGAGTACATATACCCTTTAAATCCCAATTGGTTTTAAACCATAACCCTTTTTGCTATCAATTATTACTTGATGATACTCTGGTTTCTTCCATTCCCAATAACAAGGGTCTTTCAAACTATACTTCTTTCCATCAATCTCAATCACCGGTTTGAAACTACCATCACTATCCATGTACTTGTCAGAAGATAAAATAATATCAATAGGATGATAGTAACTATCCTGATTACGATACTCCATATCCAATCCGGACTTCATGCAGTTAATCACACGATGCAGATATTCATAATCCCTTAGCCTACTGGTGTTTATACATTTGTGAACACAACGACATTGACCATATACATGAATCGAATCCAAAAATCCCCTATCACCTAAGCAATAATCACCAATACCATACTGCATCGTCTTACACGACAAATTCCGGTAACTGCTCTTCAGTAATACATCACAGAACTTGTTACCATCCACAACGTGAATATTGTAACCCAATACCTCTACTGGCTCTTCAAAGTAAGATAATACCTTTTCAACAATCTCACCGGGACTATACTGATTACGATATTCGTTAATCTGAAAGAATAACCATAAAGGCAGTCTTTCCTCAAAACCGACAGAAAAATCATCAGACATCCGGTTCTTCATTTCAATCAACTCCTTACCATTAATAAGAGGATAGGGAAGCACAATTCCGGACTTCATGTACTTGTTGATGTCAGCACTATAAGATACAGAAGAACCGGATAATTTCTCATATACCTTTACAAAGATGTTATCGTAGAAACTAAACTCTATCCACGCTTCGCCACAATCATAACCATCCCAATAACTATCGGTAATGACACAGCCTAATGACCGGATAAATGACTTGGCACTCTCTATGTCACCCCTATGCTCACAATCACATACAAAATATTTGCCGATAATCTTCTCCATATCTCTATATATCTTATTTGTATTTATTCTCTTTTATTCTTCTCCGTTATACATATAGGTGTGAACGGCTGAATAGCAGTCAGAACCATCCTCTCTGATATTTTCCCTACATACCAAAGTAAATCCATTTTTCTCCATAAGACGCTGCAATACCAGATGCTCATGCTTCCAGTCACCATCCTCAACGTAAATCTCAACCGATGAAGAATTGATAACATTTATAGAATAATACATCTGATTACTACTTAATAAATTCCATACCTTCATATACAATTCTGTCTCCGGCTGAAATTTGTAAACCATATTATGCTTGGAAATTCCACCATGACGAATAGCATACAAATCCTCCTCAATGTAGTAAAGCAGTTTGGCATAATCAATTTCAAAATCAAAACCAAGCCTTGTAAAAGGCTTTTTAAGACCATGTGAATATACATTGATAGTACCATCAGAATTGACAACAACGCGGTCAAAATAATGCTCCTTTGTGTTGTTACATACCACTTCCAAAACGTTCTCACGAAGAAGAACAGATACAAATAATTGACGATATAACTCCTTACTACTAACCATAATATAATAACATTTTTCTAATTACAACGCAAAGGTACAAAATAAAAATGATATATCCAAATTTATTGCATTTTTTAAAAGAAAATTAACACTTTTTTTACTAAATCCCGTAACTACTTGATAATCAAATACTTATGGGAAAACAGACACCATAGTTTATTGTAACCCTTTCAGTATCAAGCAGTTACAAAGGCTGAATTTTAAGGGGTTGATAGTCAAATTGATAGATTTTTTATTCCATTATGATATCAAAATAGTATCATTTACTATAGTATTTACCGGAATATGTTCTCATTGGAAAAAGGTAAATAAAATTTTTTAACTGAAAGATGGAAAAAATGAATTAAATTTAATGATGTGGATATGGTAAAATTGACGAGAAAAATCTGTGTGCTGTCCATTTTTTAACAAAATTTTAAATAATATGAAATAATGTTAAAATTAAATAATAAATGTTAAATTTAGGATTATTTAACAAATGTATAATATATTTCGACAAATATATTTTTGTAATTATTCAAAAAAAAGTATATTTGCATAAAAGTTAAAGAAAAATGTCTTTTGTTAAAAAATACAAATATAGAGGATACCGGAAACAAGAATACGAAGATTTCAGTATTATAGATGGAGAAATATGGAAAGAATTGGAAAATTATCCGGAAATTAAAGTTTCTAATATTGGCCGTATTTTAAAAGGTGATAAAATTGCCATTTTAAAGAAAGATAAAAATGGCTATGTCAGAATAACCATTAAGGATAAGAATAATAAAAATCATCATATTGGTGTTCATCGTTTGGTAGCCTTGGCTTTTATCCCAAATACTGATAATAAACCAGAGGTTGACCATATTAATACAAAAAAAGATGATAATCGTGCTTGTAATCTTAGGTGGGTGTGGGCAACTGAAAACATAATAGATAACGAATTAACCAGAGAACGTTTTTTAACTAAACCTAAGTATTATAAAAAGGTTATATATGAAACTATTAGACGAGATAGCATTTATTCACAGAAAAATCAAACAAAATTAACTTATTCTGAAAACACTAATTTCTGGTTAAAAAAATTGGGAATTAATTAAAATTAACAATTTTCATTCAAATATGTTGGAGACTATACTTTAGAATTTCACTTCTACCTCTGTCATTTATTTCTTTTTGACAATGCAAAGGTAGTAAAAAAAACCGAGACTACCAAATAATCTCGGTTAAAGAATGTTAATGTAAATGTTAAATTTAGTTTTGAATTTTCACCCAATATGAGAACATTTCGTGCATTGACCTATATCTGTCCGGAATATGTCCATATCCGTCTGTATCGAGCCAATAGGCAAAATCGTCCAATAGTTCATCAAAGGTGTTGATAGATTCTCTTTCACTATCATAATAATAACAATAAGGTTTACAGCCTTTTTTATATTCATGTGCGGTTGTTGCTGAATTAACCGGATTTCTGTCAGATGTCATTACATATAGTCTGCCATTACCTTCCTCAAATATCTCCCTTGCCCTTGTTTTTGAGACACGTAGATATGTGCCTATATCACTATCTGATATTAATTGAATTTTCTTTTTACTTATTGTCATATAGATATTATTTAATTGTTTTCCCTTTGGTTTTCTTTTCAAGGATAAGCCACAGAACACCTATCAAGGCGAATACCAATGCTACAATAACATTACCGATAGTCATTAGAAGTCTTCGTTATTTTCAAGATACTCTGTGATATAGTGTTCATAGATTGCTTGATACTCTGTGCATCGTGTTACGTACATAAGGACGTATGGAATAAATATCGGAAGCCATGAGATAAGGTCATGTTTCACGTCTGTAGTTGTTCCTAATGCTTCTAATCCGTCATAGTTGCATCCGAAATGGAAATATGATGTAATTCCTTCATTCTGAACCTTATTCCAAGCCGAAACGATTTCGGTCACGGTTAACCCACCATCAACCATACATTTGAGGTCATTCTGATTATTGAGGTCGAAGATATAGTCTACTCCGTCTCTCTCGTCTTCCTGATAGCGGTTATAGGCATTAAGCACCATATCAAGCACACCATTTGTGTTGTTATGCAAATCATGTGCAATACGTCTTTTCATAATCTCTACGATTGAATTGAAATTCTCTACCATAATAATATTAATTTAAATTGTTTGACTTTCTGTTTTGTAAGTGCAAAGTTACATATAATATTTGGAATATCCAAATTATTTGTCATAAAGAATGTGAATTATCTGTTAAAAGACATTAATAAGGGATTTTAGTGAAGATTACGTATACTTTCTGTTCACAATCTTCAAGCATTTCTCTTGTACCATATCCTTGAGCATAGAGTTTATAGATACGTTCCATTTGTTTTTTAATAGTGTCATAGGACTTAGCCGGTCTTACGACACTTGCTGATGTGATAATTGCTGTAAAAATCATATTTTTGTCCTCCTATTACATTAATTTTAAAACTATACATATTTTATATTAATTAAATTTATACTGCAAAGATAGTGAAAATTTTTGAAAGTACCAAATTTTTTGAGTTAAATCATTGTTAAATCTATGTGAAATTTATATAAAATTAACAATTCCGTACAAGCTGTGTTGGAGACTATACTTTAAGGCTTTACCCTTACCTATCAATTTTGATAATGCAAAGGTACAAAAAAAGTTTGAAATATGCAAATATTTTATGTTAATAAACATTAACAGATTGTTAAAAAATCCTCCTGCAAAAATTACACTTTGAAACTTGTGTCTCCTGCAAAAATTACAAATTGTAAGTGAAAGTTCCTGATAAAACTACAATCTGATTTTGAGTTTTCTATTTTTTTTTTTAATTGATTTTTTCTATTGTGAATGTATGTGGTGCTACTGCTCCGGAAGTCCATTTTGGGTTATCTATTTTCCATTTCTTATTTGGCTCTATTACTTCAGCAGTAAGTTCGCTAAATTTGCTATGTATGCAGTTTATTTCATTCATTTGATTGATTTCAGATAAAACGAAATCATCTGTCAATTCATGTCCTTTTAATATTTGTTCAGCGAAATGCTTTGCACCTAAGTACCATTCTGTTGATGTATCTTCATTATTAAACAGATAGGTACTTCCGCGCATAAGGCTTGCACCATGTTTATCATGTATGTCAATGAATTTATATTTACCTCCAACGATATAGAAAACTTTTGTCTTTTTCTGTGAATATGGTTTTTCCCATGTTTCAATAACGTGTTTTACAATATCAGTTGAAACATATACACCATGTCCTACCTTATTGGTGATATAACTATCATCAGCCTTTATGGTTGTTTCTTTTACCTTTGGGTATTGAGACAACTTCTTTTCATAGGCGATACATTTTTCCTCTGTATCGAATAAACGTCCATTAAAAGCCTTATAAGCGATTACTTGTTCCATAACTGATATTGTTTAAAGTAATTATAAATTATTTGATTTTATATCCTAATTCTTTTAATTCATCAAGTAAATCGATATAAGTAGAATGTTTGTGTGTAACTACTGTATTAGTTTTTGATAATACACCAACTATTTCAGTATAAGTTCTCCTATACTTAGGATAGCATAACCCACCATTGATAACACGTTCAGTTGTGTTATACCATTCATAATGACGTTCTTCAATACTTATTTCGTCATTATATTTATACTTGTTTACGTGAAATATTTTCGCCATTATTCTTTGTTGTTGCCTAAATTCAAGTGCAAAGGTACAAAATAATTCTGAATTATCCAAATTGTTGAGTCTTAATCTTCGTTAAAACTATGTGAATTTTTTATAATTTTAACAAAGGACTACAGACCATGAAAGGAAACCTTTCTTCTTTCTTTTATATATTTTCTTTCTTCTTAGGAAGAAATGAAAATGAAAATTATATTAATTAAAAATATAATTTTCTTATACGATAAGATACTATAGGTTCCAGTCCTAGACCGGTTGATATTTTTTCTTTATTTTGAATTTATTTTTATCTCTGGCATTCAGGGATTGAAATCTCATGGAACTTGAATATTCCATTCAATTGTTCAGATGTCTTATACGAAGCCATCATTGCTTGTCCTACGCTTGGATAGTGCATTGCATCATCCATGTTTTCTGTAAGGCTTAAGCCATCGTTTGAAAGAAATCCCTTCAAATCCTCTGAATAGATTACATACGTTTTGTTATTCATAGTCTTTTTATTTGAATTATTGTTTTTGCCACTTTTAAGGCTCGTAGGACGCATTTCTGCATTCAGATGGATAGTTATTAGTCTAAGACGTTAAAATGCGTTTATAAGCCATTTCTGACGTTTTACGCTACAAAGATACAAATAATATTTCATACCGCCAAAAAAATTCTGTTAATTCATGTTAAAAGATACAAAGAGGTCTTACCTATCTTTCACAGACGAGTAAGACTCAAAAATCTATTAATACTTAATAAAATAAATAAAACCGGTGATAGTGTATGATACTACCTTCATCACGCTACTTGTCTTCAGGATATAAAAAATTTTCATTCGTGATAGGTGTCCGGTTGATAGCCCCATGAATTCTAAAATCATTTGTTAATAAAAACTCTCACGCTTGAGATTGTTTAAATTTTCTAATTCTTTGTATCACTTTTCTTGATATGTTATATTTCTGTGCTACTTTTTCCCAACTTTTAAGTTTTTGATAATCCGAGATTATTTCCTCATAAGAAGGGTAATGTTTATCAAGTTCACGACATTCAGCAGAACAATATATTTTTCCTTTTACGTATGGAAACTCTTTACCACAATATTTACAAGTTCCAATTTTTTTCTTATTTTCCTTTAAACTAATATGCCGTGATGTTATATTATCAAGTGTGTTTTGTAGTTCAGTTTTTTCAAATTGCTTGTTATGTAATTCTCGATGGCAGTTGGCACAAACCAAAATACATTTATTTGCTTCTTCTATTAATTTCTCAGTCGTAGTATTGGATATATGTCTTGAGTCTAATTGAAATAATTTTTTTGATGGGTCTATATGATGAAATTCTAATGCCGCAATATTTTTATCATAGCCACAAAGATTACATTTACCACCTTTTTCTTTTATTAATTCAAGTTTTCGTAATAAACTACGCTCTTTTTGTTTTAAGTAACTATTTGGATTCTGCATACTATCTATTGTTTATATAAATAAATAGTGCTTTAAACCCAAAAGTTATGACAAACAACATAATTTTTTTTCCTATGGTACTCTGGGAGGGACTTGAACCCCCGACCACTTGGGTATAAGCCGAGCACTCTAACCAACTGAGTTACCAGAGCAAAATGTGAGTTATCCAATCTAAGTTTCTGCGTCCTCCATCCTCCATATACCATAGGTCGCTAACCTATAAAGGACAACTCACCAAACACTACTTTGAAAACTCTTGCAAGTGCTGTTCACAACCTCCTCCAACAAGCAATCGTAAACCTTTACCCTTGTGATACAGCAGTTTCCATTTTCATGTTCAAAACTCACCTCCTAAATCATCATCGTAATCACTACGCTAATGCAAACTCTCTTAAGTGAGCCATTGTCAGAACTATTGCAAATTATTCCGACTGAGTTTATCCTTCACGTCCCTGCCATTCGCTCAAACGGCACTATATGCCGGACTAAGGCAATCTTGCGTTGAAGGTTGAGCCACTTTCCGAAAGAGATATAATAGAGAACCGGATATTGATGCGGGCGAATTTCACATAGTCCACTGACTTCAATTCGCAAAGGCGGTGTGGCTTGTTCTCACTTTGGCCTATGCTGCGGTATCTGTGCGGGGCCGTTTCACTTATATAACGGGCTGCGGTGATTAGCGTCAGCAATCAGCCTAATCTTAAATATGATTTTATATTATACTAACCTTATTTATCAAGGCTTGTCTCTTACTCTTATCATAGTTCTACGCTCTTATATGAATATTAAACAATTTAAATCTTACATACCCTTCAATTGGGCGGAGGTCTTGTGTCCATATTATTTGAACTATTTCGGATTGGTACTAAGGTGGAATATTCCCCATAACCTCCCATCATCCATTGTTGGTTTTACAACTCCGCTAATTCTTTCTTGCGGGTGTCATAGCCATTTGTTTTATTTTGACAATGCAAAGGTACAAACTTTTTTCGAGATATGCAAATATTTTCTGTTAAAAAGTGTAAACCTTTGTGTTAAAATTTGTTTAGCATTTGCGCTTTCGCTCACCAAAGGATTTAGGGTCTGTTGCGAGTTCCTTACTACCGGCTTTCAGCATTTCAGGAATATGCTCATACTCTCTTTGGGTGAAAAAGTTCACTACGTAATTCATATTAATTGATATTTGTTAATCACGGGGAATTAGCGGTTGCCGGTTAAGCCCTCACCAGTTTTTGTTTAGACCCCCTTCTTAAACTGCGCAGCGGTTGGGTACTGGGTATTACTTGGGTTCCGGTCAACCCCGCTATTCCGTGATAATTTTCTAATTCATTTTATTTATGCTGCCAACTTGTTAATAACTTGTTTCAGCCTACTTGTTACGAAGCCTTTTGTCTTGTTGTCCTCGATGGTGTCGCTCAACATGTCACAGATATAGTTCAGTGTTGGAATGACATTCTCAGATGTAATGTTTCCGGTACCGACTTTTGCTGCGGCCTTATTAAGTTCCTCTCCATGACTTTCAATGGCCATGATGATAGCGTCCTTATCCCAAGCATTGATACCGGTGAATGTGGCCAATGCCTTTCCGTTCTTACACACTAATACGTTTCCGTTCTTGTCCATCACGTCAAACGTGCCTACTTTTGTTACAATCTGTGTCATACTTTCTAATTGTTTAATTTAAATTGATATTAACTCTACTTCGTATACCATACTCATTTGAGTACATAGGGTGTGGTACTCCCAACCGGAATCGGACCGGTGCTTAGAACTTAGGAGGTTCTCGTCTTATCCACTCGACTATGGGAGCAATTTATGAGTTCCTATTCCACTCACCAAGCCACATGGACTTAACTCTCACCATGTCCTACCGGTCAATTCCGTTTGGGTCAGGACTAATCTAACATTCCGTTTCCGGTTGTCTGCACTTTCTTATGGTGCTTGTGGCCTACTTGAAAACCCACTATCGGTAAAACTCCTTCAGCCTATTGTCCTTAGTTTTAAAAGTGTCTGCTATAAACGATGAACGTATGTCTCACAGACGATGATGGTCAACCGAAGTCTTATTAAGCATTGCGCACTGCGCCATCAAGACTTTTATGCCTTACTTTTCAAATGCTCTTACAAACACGATTTTGCCTTCTCTGTTAATGGCATTACAAATGTTGTCGATATTTTTTGTCTCATACTCATAGATATGGACGTTTTTACTATCGTGCTTTGCAAGAGACTTACAAGTGTCCTCACTGAATGTATTTACTTCTTCAGATGAATAGCACTCGGCATTGAAAGCATATACTACCATTGCCACAAGAGCGATGTCGATTCCAACAAAAAAACGTCTGCCGTACCGTTGGCCATACTTATAGTCTTCTCTCATATTCTTTATTGTTTTAATTTCGACTGCAAAGTTACGAATAATTTTTTAATCTACCAAACTTTTTTGCTTAAAGAACCTTAATGAATTGTTAATTGATGTTATTTGTTACTCATTTGAGTACATGGGGTCTGCTCACGCTGCCGCCACGAAGAAGATAGGATATTTTCCACGTTCATTGTCGCAGTTGTAATACCGGAAATCATTAACAATATCATCAAACGTACTATTCATTAGGAAGGCATTATCTTCAATCGCTTTCTTGTTGAAAGGCATTGGTGACTGCCATACATTTGATACACGCATATTACAAGGGTGAATCCATATATGTTTGCCTTCCTCATAGGCTTTCTTAGCCTTACCTTTGGTTACTTGTAGGACTTCATGGACTATTCCTTTCCTATCAACCATCTGAAATTTTTCTCCGCTATAACGTAACATAATTTTTTATTTTAATTGATATTTGTGTTAACCTGTACCCATTCGAGTACATAGGGTAGCGGTGTGGAGACTTATGCAGCCTCCACGTTGTTCACCTTACCTTTAAGACTATCTTCTTTGTAATAGACAGCTTCACCATTTGAGAAGATACCGCCACATACGTAAACCTCCTCACAGATATATCGGCACACATCGTCGACTTCATCAGATAGTTTTTCTATCATACCATTCAGCCACTTCACAAGGTTTTTCCTTTGGATTTTAGCCAATCCGGCATTCCATGTGTCATACCATGAATCTGTAGCATTTTCTTGCCATGTGTCGGCAATATCATCCACAAGAGACTCTATAGAATCGTATTCAGAAATCCGGAAGTGATTACCGAAATTATCAGATATACAAATATCCCAATCGTAGTTCATTCCGGAATAATGGCCGCTATGAACATAAATTTCTTGACTGAATTCAAAGTTGTTGAAATCCATGTTAGCACCCTTTTTGCCGAAAGCATACCATTTAGATTTAGATGAAAGACAAGATGCACACATACTATTCTGATAGGAATTTCGGTCATTGTAGTCCACGGGGTCAAAACCTTTTTCCTTTGCGCTTTCTTGTGCAAAGTCTATATCGCAATCGTAGTCAAAGGAATCCTTCGTTACCTCGACCTCCTCCTCAAGTTCATCATCATAGGCGGTTGTTGTATCGCCTACGACATAATAATTATGTGCATTGATTTTGTGGAAATTAGGACAACTCATAACGTAAAAATTTTTTATTTGTTATACTTCTCAAATACGTAGCCATAGGCTAAAATAACAGCAATAAACCCTACAGAAATCAACAGACTGCTTTTGTAGGGATTGGATAAACAGAATACACCATAATACAATATGGCACAATAAATTAGCGTTATTAGGACTAAGAGAAATTTTGATTTATTATTCATATACCTTATTATTTTGAATTGTTATTTGAAATCGAATGCAAAGGTAAGTATAATATTTGAAACCACCAAATTTTTAGCGTTTTTTTATGATTTGTTAAGAAATGATACACTTAAGTGTTAATTAAACAAAATTGGACGAAAATAATTACCCAAAAATTTGCATAATTCAAAAAAATGTATTACCTTTGCATCGTCAAAAGTTAAGGGAATGACACCCCACAAGTTTAACATCTTTAATTTATAGGAGATACAGATATGATTAGTAATGTAGATTTGATTAACGCTTTTATCAATGGTCAGGAAAAGCAGAATGGTTCAATGCGGACTAACGGCACGAAGTTGTATTCTTATGCGACTTGCATCGCCCAAAAAACGGCTGATGGCATTCTGTTTAACGTCTGCAAGTATTCTTGCACCACAAGCAAGCAGCAGGCCTATACACGTAGGGAACTTGAAAGACGTGGAAAAAAGTTTACAGAAGTTGGTGCGGACACACACATACCGCGTGGTACTTACGACCTTACCAGCTATGTGAAGAAGGAGGCTGCATAAAAGCCTCCTCACCTTTGGAAATTTTAGGCATTTCAGTTTTACCCCATCCGCTTGTGAAAGTAGGTGGGGTTGCTTTTAACGTTTTTTAAGAAAAAATAATTACCCATGTCGGAGATTATACTTCAAAGTTTCACCTTTGCCCCTTGTCTTTCATTGACGATACAAAGGTACGAATAATTTTTTAAATTACCAAATATTTCCGGCACTTTAACACTTTTTTAACTAAGATTTAACATTTCCTATATTAAACGTTAAAGTCATGTTAAAAAATGTAATTCCTTCGTTTTTCTCAAAATTTCTTTGTACCTTTGCACACAGAAATCAAGGAATAATTCCGAGATAATATAAATTAGTTTTTTAATATGGAACGTTTAGAAATAAAAGAGTACAACAAAAATTTTGGTGCATACCTTGTTATTAATACATCAGAATGCGAATCATGGGCTGTAGATGGTGACAAGCCGTTAGTTCATGTTGTACGTTCAGCAGAGGATTTTATGAAGTTAGGTTTAGAAGTTGCAACCGATGGCAGACCATTCACAGACCTCAAAATAGGTGAAAAAGTTGCTGATATCGATTTTGGTGGTGACTACGAAGGTGTATATGTAATGAGAGTTGGTTAACATCTTTTAACAATTCTGAAACGCTTTTTAACTAAAATAATTTGCATATTTCAGAAAAAAGTATTACCTTTGCAGTGTCAAATTAAAAATCAATTTATAATAGTAATAAGTTATGGCAAATAGGACAGAATATCAAATCAAGTTAAAAAGCGGATTGTATGTCGGCTTAGTAAACTTTGGCAGAACCTATAAGGCTTGCAAGAAGGCTTGCCGTTTGCGTGACATTACAGAAGAAACAGCTAAACGTCTCACAAAAGATTGGGATGGTGAATTGACAGAGTTTACGCTTTGTCCATGTGTGATGTCCAACTATGGCGAAGGATGGGACGTGGAATGTTTTTGCACCACGAAAGAGGAGGCAAAGGCAGACCTTCAAGCCTACCGTGAAAATTGCCATGATGCAGCATTTCAAATAAAGTGGAAATGGAGTGAAAGATACATCAGCCTCAAGGAGGTTGCATAGAGATACGTGGTGGGGTGGCTACCCACCTATTAGGAAAAGCAACAGAGCCTAAGAAAAGAATCCATGTCGCTATGGACGAAAGAAGTTGCGAACTATTTTAGTTTTGTGGGAGTTACCTTTGGAGGGTAGTGGAGTTAAGCCAAAAGGCACAAAGTACAAGTGTTCAGAGCCTAACGTAGAAGCGAGACCGAAGTGCTTTCCCACAAAACAATTTTTAACAATTCATTTAATATTATTTAGCACAAAAAAGTTGCATAATTCAGTTTTTTTCCTTAACTTTGCACTATCAAAATTAAAAGGTAGGAGTAAAATCCTAAAGTATAATCTCCAATGTAAGCCAATTAAAATTGTTAATATCCCTTAATTTTTAACGTTCTTTAACAAATAAAATTCATCTAATATTTGGATATTTCAGAAAAAAGTATTACCTTTGCGCTATCAAAAATCAATTAGTAATAACCCTTTAATATTAATAATGTATGGTAGCAATAAATAAAAATCATCTGAAAATTGGACGTTACACAATCCAACATGATTGGACTGAAGGTTTTGTTGTCCTTGATGAAGAAGGTCAGCAGTACGGAAGTGGCTACGACCATGTATGTGATGCAATCGAACAAGTTTTGATGTATAACGATTGATTTTAGTGAACGAATGTTAAATAACGGTATTTCCAGTTAAAAAGTATTTAAAAATTTGGTAGTCTCAAATATTTTTATTACCTTTGCAGTGTCAAAATAAGACAAGTAATTCACATTAAGTTTAACAATTTAAAAATAGGAGATTTGATTATGAAAAATTCAGTTGAAACCGCAATCCGCAACACAGCCGCTAACAAGATTAACGGAAAGTACAATCTTCCGCAGTACAAGAAGGAAGGTACAAAGCATTATGACGAACGACAGAAGGCTCTGCTGCACAAGCGTATCTGTGAGGAAATCGTGGCCTTTGCAGATAGCCACAAGTCCATCCCATTCTATTTCATCCTTCAAGTAGGTGTCTCTAAGGGTGCTTTCAAGATGTCGGAGTTCGAGAAGGGCTACAAGCAGTTCAAGGCTTGCAAGGTCGAGCAAGTTCACATGATGGGCATGGAGTACAACAAGTATAACGGCCTTGAGGGAAAGAAGATGTCAGACGTGACCATCCGCTTAGTGATGCGTTACTACGAGAGAGTTTCCAACGACTTCGTGACGTTCATCAACGACCTCAACAAGTCCGAGAAATTGGGCAAGCAGTGTGGAGCACGTGGCAACTATGAAGCCCTCTGTAAGAACCTTAATATTCCCGTCAAGGAGAAGGAGGACGAGCCGATGGCAGATGCAGCCTAAATGTTCCACGTGAAACATCAGCCAAAAGGGAAGGGTAAACCACTCTTCCCTTGTTTTGTTTTATTAACAATCAGTTAATAACAATTAACAAAAATAATTTCCATATCTCAACTTTTTTTACTATCTTTGCAGTAGAAAAATAAAAGAGGTAGGGGTGAAACTCTAAAGTATAGTCTCCAACACACCCCATTATATAAATCTAAACAAATGTTAATCTTTGGTTAAAAAATGTATTTCCTTCGTTTTTCTCAAAAATTATGATTAACTTTGCACACAGAAATCAAGGAATAATTCCGAGATATAATTTAATTCAATACAACTATGGCAAAGAAAATAAATTCAGTTAAAGCAATTATTACAAACCACGATTGGCTTTCAACATGGCTTTCAGATGCAAGTTACGGCAACTATTGGGCATCATTCGGCACACATCAAGACACCGATAAGGAATTGTACGAAACAGCCAAAACTATGTATGATTGCAGAGAGGACATTTGGGCTTATGTCTTAATCAATGGTGGCTATCTGCTGATTGAGGACAGAGAAGAAGAAAAGGAATATAAGGTTTCCATTAAGGATATCGAAAAGGGTTTCAAGAAATTTATGTTCCACTATCCAAGACAATATGCCAACATTATGACAGAAGAAGGCGATATGTTAGATGCTGACTGCCTACTGCAAACCATCGTCTTTGGCGAGGAAATCTACGGATAAAAACAAAAATTATTAACATCTAAAAATAAAACAACATGAAAATAATTGCAATAAATCTCAATGAAGGTAACAATAAAGAATATTATTGGGGAAAGTCCAAAAAATTCAAAAAGGAATGGAAAGCGTTGGTTAATGACCCATCAAACAGCCATGACGCTGTAGAGTTCTTCAAGGCTTACGGCACAGAACCAAAAGGATATCATTTAATTTTAGACGGAGAGCCGACAACCATTCAAGAAAAGTTAATTCAACGAATTTATGGTGATAAACCCACTTATGAGCATATGTCTGAGTTTTTCCCTGAAGATTTTAACGTATACAGAACATCATGGGACGATTTAAAAGATTATGCTGACGATATGAGGTATTTTATTAATGAACTTATAACAATGATTTAAAGGTATGATATATTTTGTAAATGGCAAAGCCAAATTTGCTTTCGGTGACAAGTCAATGAATGACCACGCAAAAGAGGTAATGGATAATCTGAAATGTAAAGAAACTGGAAAAACATTGGCCGCTTAACGTTCTTTAGCACAGAATATTTGCATATATCAGAATTTCTTTGTACCTTTGCAGCGTTATTAAAAAGAACATCAGTTATTAACAATTTAAATTCAATTAAAATTATGGCATACGATATTAACAACATCATGGCAAAGGAAAACGCAATGCGTGACCCTAAGAACGTGACAGAATGGCAACAGCAACGAGAAATGCTACGTGACTATCTGATACCCATCAGCACTGCTGAAAACGTCTCTGTGGGCAAAGTGGGCGGTTTCTGCCCCTATATTATCTTTGTGAGATTGGATGCACTGAAGAAGGAGGACTACCCCAACGGCATTTCTGAAAACTCAATATACATTGACTTTAAAATAGATTTATATAACAAGAAGGTATCTGTGTTCTGTAGTGGCTCTGTATGGCTTTCACCATATGACAAGACCACACCAAAGTACAAGTATCTCGCCATGAAGTCGATGCAGAATGTATTGGTCGACAATGGCGGAAAGAAGTTCCGCAAACAGAGCTATAAGGACATGAAAGACCTTGCCAACAAAATGGAGAAGTATTACAAAGAAGTCATGACAGCCGTTATAGATTATACGGGTGGCTATCCGTACAAACAAGGAATTAAAAAGGCAGAAGCAGCATGAAGTTTTAGTTTTTGACTTATATTGTTGTTAGTCCGTTCAGTCCGAGAGGATAGGACGGATTTTATTTTACTTACATTTTGAAACATAAATTAACATATTATCAATGAATGTGTCGGAGATTATACTCTAAGGTGTCATCCTTACCCTTCATCCATCTTCTGAATGACAATGCAAAGGTACAAAATAATCTTGAATTTCTATGTTAATTGACTGTTAAAAATTCGTTAAAAAATGTTCAATTGTTAAATAAATTAAAACGACTAAAAATAAATTCATTTTTTCTTGCATATATCAATTTTTTTTATTACCTTTGCATCGTGAAATTAAAACAAATAGTAATAACTCTTTAAAACATTATTTATTATGACACAAGTTTTGAATATCAACGGACAGAGTAACGTGAACGTTAACCCTAACACAGAGACGGGTGCACAGCGTGTAGCATGGCAGCAGTTCGGTACAATCTGCGAGAAGGGTGCAACCATCCACGACGTTATGGCAGACGTAACAAGTGAAAACCGCATTAACTATGAGGTGGGCGAAATGCCACTGATGCGTGTACCTTCTGAAATGGTTGAGGCTATCCGCAAAGGTGAGGCTTTCGATTGGAATCCGTCAGTGGCCGACATCATTAACACCCATAAGGCTACGCTGCGCACTGACAATAACGACACACTTGGTATCGTAGGTAAGGGCTACGGAATCGTGCAGAACAGCAAGGCTTTCGACTTCATGGACTTCATTAAGGAGGCAAGTGGTAGCGAACCCGTTATCGAATCCTATGGCGCACTTGGCTATGGCGAACGTATGTTCATCACCGCTACACTTGGTGAGGATTCGTATCTTAACCCTAACGACGCAATCAAGAACTATGTGGTGTTCACTAACTCACATGATGGCAGTGGCGGTGTCATGGCTTTCTTCACACCGATTCGTGTGATTTGTCAGAACACACTGAACATGGCCATTAAGGGCTGCGCCAACAAAGTGGTGTTCAAGCACACTTCTAAGGTCGACGAGCGTCTTGATTGGACTATCGAGCGCAACCGCAAAATTGCCGCTGAACTTTTCAGCAAGTCAGTTAAATTTAGCGACAAGTTCATGGAGCGTATGCTTGGACTCAAGGAGGAGACCATCACTGCTGAATATGCACGTGACTTCGTAGGCAAGTTGTGTCTGACTGCTCCCGCCTTTGAACTTTGGAAGAAGGCTGACTTCAAGGCTGACCACGTTGAGGAAATCAGCACACGAACAAAGAACATTATGGCAGCCCTGACGGACAGCATCGAGAATGGAGTAGGACAGGAGTACAATCGTGGCACAAAGGTGTGGCTGCTGAATGGTGTGACTACCTACCTTCAGAATGAGAAGAATTGGAAATCTCAGGAAGACAAGTTCAACGCTATGATGTTCGGTAGCGCACAGAAGAAGGTCGAGGATGCTTACCAACTGCTGATGGCTGCATAAGGTTTCACGTGGAACATACACGGAGGGGATGTGGTAGGACTGCTGCACCCCCTCCCTATGTACCCCCTACCTACGTATCCCACGTCTCCGCCACCCCCTATGTTTCCGGCTGACGGTGGCACACGGTTTGCTCTGCAAATCTTTGAAAAAAATCCGGGAAAAAATAAGGGGGGGGGTGGGGTTTATTCTATTAAAGGTTATTTCAAAAAAAAATTCCAGAAAAATTTTTTGATTTTCAAAATAGAATTAGTATATATTTAAAATGAAGATAGAAGATTATAAAGTCGGTACTTCTTTTATAACAACGGCAGTATTAGAAACTAATAAATCAGATAAAGTATTTTTTACTGCATTTGAAATTGATAAAAGACATGCTCATTATTATGGTGCAAAGCCAGATGATGTCGTTGATGTTAAATGTACGATAATTGAAGAAGATGTTATTATTGGGGATAAATTCAAAGATAAGAATTATGACTCAAATTCGGTGGATTATTTTGCTCTTATAACGTGGGAAGATAATGATGATTTAGATATAAGTTTGATATCCCCTAATATAAAAGTTTATAATATCTGTTTTCCTTATGTAATTGATGAACATTTATTTTATGATAAAGATATTATTAAAACAGATTACAAAACATTAAAAACGGAAACTATACATAGAAAAGGTGATAGACATAGAATGACAGTAAGGTTAAAAGTTGAAACCATAAAAAAAATTGATAAAATATGAATACAATAATTGAATTAAAGTCAGTATATGACTATGCTGATATTGACAAAGATGAAATGCTTTTCAATTCTTTTGTAGGTTATTACAGTACCTATGAAAAGGCTGAAGCAGTAATTAAAGATTTATGTGAGGCTGACAGTTCTTACAAGATGTTTATTACTGATGAGTATGTAATTGACAATTCATTGTCTGTAAATGATGGTGGGTTTGATGGTTGGGAATGTACCCGTCAATACAAGCTCATTGATGGTTCTGTTGTAATGGTTCATGAGGTTACAAAAGAATACAAGGGTCATATAGCAAGTAAATATGATTACAAGCGTGGTGACATTATTAAATGGATTGATGGGCACAACAATGTATATACAGGTATTGTTTGTATGCCACCAATAAGCATTGAAGAGGTTAAAGTACGTGGAATTGAGGTTGATAGTTTTGATGACAGTTATCATGTATATTGTTTAGGTGAGGGTGATACTCATGAGCATGTTCCTACTATAAGCATAGTTGGTTATGCAGATGTTTCTTCTGAAGAATATATTGAATATAAAAAGAAATTAAAGGAAAGGAATGAAGTAAATGGTTTACAAAAAGGATAAGATATTAAAGGAATTAATTGGACTTAATCGTGAGCCAAAGTCTGTTATTGTTAATGAGCAGCAGTATAGTGATATTATACTGTGTGAGGAAATGCATTATCCAAGGTTTTTGGATGCCGTTAAGTTAAAGGTATCAAATATTTGCATTGATTTAATAAAGGGCATGATTGAGAACCATGTAAGTAAGCAAGTGTTTGACAGATACATTGATAACAGATTATATTTTAATCATCTCAGTATTGATATCAGTCTTCACTATGGTGGCAATATGCATGATTCTTATATGTATAGTGGAGCATGTGAATCTGGTGAGAAATTGGATGAGTTGAATTATTTATTAGGTTGCAAGTTATATTTAAGCATACCTGTTAGCCAAAATGGTGAGATAAATCCGGGGTTTATTTTAGGGACTGTTTCTCATGAGGTTACACATCTTTATGATGATTGGAATAGTTTGATGAACGGTGGTCCGGGTATCTTTAATAATAAAAAGGAAGAAATTAACAATGATGCTGTAAATGATGTGTTGGTTTATGGAAGTGATAAATTCAGCAATATAATACAATCATTGGTATATATGCTTTATTTGAGCATAAACAGTGAAAGAAAGGCATTTGTTTCCCAGTTATATCAAGAACTTGAGTCTTGTGGCACAGACTATTCTAATTATCGTGAAAAACTAAAAGAATGTGCGTGTTATATTAATGTAACTGACGGACGTGGCAATTTTTTGGAAGATTTAAAATATGCTGATGCTGAAGAATTAGAAAATGTTAATAAGTGGGCTTTGGAGAACTATAAGGGAAATTCAATTCCAAAGATGAATGCCAGCGGTTTTGATGCAGAAGCATACAGAAATAAGTTACATAGGTGGTGTGATAAAATTATAAATGGTATTTTGCATCGTTATGCAGGCGTTGTACAATGTTACCTTAATGATAGGCAAAAAGAATATATGGCATATGGTGGTAAAAATGTAGTTCCTATATTTAGGAAATAAGTGATTTTGTTTTATAATAACATATTTATTTCTATAATAGGAATGGCATGTTATTTTTTTCAAAGTTAATAAGGAACAACACCGGTGTTAGCAGCAAGAATTTTTTTCTTGTTTGTGTAACCATTATTGGTTGCTTATTGTTATTGGTACCTGTTTTTGCTTTATCTATTGAAGCAATATATATGCACACTATTGCTACGGATTTAACAGGTATGGCAGCATATATTGGTGCTGTGTCTGCTGTTTTGGCAAGTGGCGGAATTACCAAGGTAGTTTCTGAGAAATACGAGCAAGGTGGCACAGGAGGAGATAGTGTTATACTTAATGACTAAAAATTGAAAAGGCTTGGATTTTTGTTTTCCAAGCCTTCTTTTGTATATTATTGATATCTCATATAATCTGCTAATAATTCTTTTCCTCTTTCAGTTTCAACATATGCAGCGCCATTCTCATCGAAATCAATTTCCATCCAGTCAGTTGGTTGTCCGCCATAGAATTTAAAACGTGCTGAATCACCAGACGGATGAATTTGCACCTCATGTCCTCCTAAATTAGAGACAGTTCTATACCCTGTTGGTTTAAATTCATCTGATTCTTTCAATTGTTTTTTAGTTCTTTCTGCCAACACTTCTGTTATACATTCTTTAATAAGGTTATTAAGTTGGCTTTCGGTCATATTGAATTTTCGTTTTTTCGATTCCATATATTTTTGTTTTGAGTATTTATCAAATCTCTGTGCTGTCTGTCTTGGTGTGCCTCTGACAAGTTGCGCCATATCAGCCACATTCTTATCAGAAGACATTGTGTTCATACCAAGTTGCCCTTTGAAGTCCTGTGTATTGATGTTGCTGTCAAGGAATGCACTTACATTTCCGTCTTTCTTTTGCCTTTCAAGATTCTTTTTATTGGTATCATTAAACTCATTCCATGAGGCATCTATCTGCTGTTGTTTGGTTATAGGAGTTTGTGGCTGCATATCATATCCATCGAAACCGCTTTCTTTAAGTGTTTTGGTTATTGTTTCTTTGACAATATTAACAAATTGTTTTTGATTTATTTTCTGTGCCATTTATATATGTTATGATACATATGTTTTTATTTTATCTATTTTTTGAACGTCTGTCGAATACTTCCTTTTCATCTACTATGTAGACTCTTGGGCTTCTTACGCCAGTTTTCTCTTCGATGTAGTACCAAACCATGCTTTCAACTTCTTCTTCGATTGCATCCATTGGCATATCAGGAGAAGATACAGCAACCTCTACTGACACATCATATCCATCAAATCCATCTGGTTGAAGTAAGATTTGTCTTACCAAGACTGATGAATAGTTATTGGAATTGTCAATATATTCATCCTTTACTGATTGCAATTCCTGTACTTTCTCAGGTGTCAATTCATCGAACATTCCGTCGACGTTAAGTTTCATGATTGCACCATATGAATAGTCTGACAAATCGTCATCTTCTTCTGGATACCACGACTCTTTAAGTTGTTTTTTCAGTGATTTGATTTTATTAGTAAGTGGTGTTGTATCTTTTCCATCATCCTCATAATCAGAAATTTGTTGACGTAATTTCCTTATTTGTCTGTTAATTTCTTTATTCGCCTCATCTCTTTTTAACCTATGTCTTTTAGAGTCTTCGTTATCCTGTGATGAACGTACTTGGCCTGTATCTATTTCCTCATGAATTTTTCCTTCGTTTGCAGTTACCTTTTCGATTTTGTTAAGGGGAACTGATAGCAATGTCCATGTTTTTCCGTCTTTCTCATAATCAACATCACAAGTTTCTTCCCATGTCATGAGGTGTGTACCGAAATCTTTAATGACACCTTCTATATTTTGAGTTCTACCGTGTACAATTACTTTATCACCGGTTTGGAATTGTCCGTCAGATGATTTTGCATGATATGTACCGTTGGCTTGTTGCATTGCCTTGGTGAGTTCTCTCATATCATAACTCATCTCATCATCTTGCTGTTGTTTCCAAAAGGCATCATCATCTGAATATTCGTTAAGTGCTTCTTTGACCATATTTCTTATTTTACTTTCAAATGCACGGTTAAGAGAGCCTTTACGGTGTAACGGACGTTTATCAGCAGCAGCCATTGCACGTTTATCTGCACGTTTCATGTTATCCTTTTCTTTTTTGTGCATTTTATCTTGGTCTTTTCTTGCGAAATAAGCATCTACACCATCATGTGCAAATTTATGCGCGTTGGTTCTGTAATTGTTTGAGAAATCATCCGGATGATTTGGTTTGTCATAATCCCCAACATGCACAGTTGACAATGCTTCTTTGACCATTTTACGGATAATTGACTCCATTGGGTGTTCTGCTTCTGCACGTGCATCATCATAGTCACGCATAGCCATGAAGCCACTATTGTCCTCATATCCATTCAGATTTGTGTCATTGACATATTGGTCAATAGTATCTGAGAATGCATTGAGTTTATCAAGTTCATCAGCATTTTTTCCGTATTTGGCTTGTGTATCTGCTGCTTGGTCATCTATTTCTCTCCAATCGGATGACATTTCTTCTGCTTTTCTATCAGCATAAACAGGGCCTTCAGGACCGTTATTTATATTATCATAATAAGCAACTGAATCGAGGAAGTCATCGTCCATTGTTTCGCCGGTTGTTTTAGCAAGATTTGACATATCATTGTCATATAGGGCTTCTGCCAATACAGCCTCAATATGTTCTTGCAATTGTTTTCTATTTAAATTATACTTAGCCATGACTAATATTTCTTTATTATAACGTTATATATTATAAATATGCCTTGTTATTCAAATATTAAGTATATTTATTGCCTTTTCCAAGTCTTCATCATTGAAACCATATTCAACTGATGTTTGTACAAGGAACGGTTGTTGTTCCTCTGTCATATCATTGGTATCATCAAGTATTACATATCTATCACATGGGTGTTCTTTGATAAAATCATTTATCAAATCACCTCTTGTCGGGTGTTTTACATCCGGCCAGTTGTCACTATAAACACATTCTTCACCCTTGATGATATCTGAAATAGGGTATTTAAGACCTGAATTTCTAAGTCTGTTAATTGTTTCGGATAAGTAGAAACGCCAAGATGATGAAAGAATAATTTTAGCATTGGTTGCTTCTACAAGTTTATTTACTCGTTCTACTGCACGGAAATCGATATCCGGGTCTACTTCTGCAAAGTATTGTAATCCTTTGTCCCTGTAGTACCGTTCCCAATCTTTGGAAGATAGTGTATAGTCAATATCTAAAAATATGTATTTAGTCATGTTTTTTTCTTTTAAGTTCTTCAATGAGTTTATCTGCATAATCCACGGCAAGGTCAGCCAATTGACGTTTAAAAATGAATTGTAATACAAACGTCATTACAGAACTGCTTAGTATAGCGTTCATGATGTTGATGGCAGCATCAACTCTTGCTTGTTCCCAGTTTATTCCCGTATTGTCTATCATGTTGGCAAATATACTATTTTATATTGATTTTACCAAATTATTTTGGTTAAATTTATTATAATTATCTTATGATAAGAATGCTTGGTATAAATGAATAGGATTATTAAGATAACAGAAGATACTTACAACTATTACGTCAATGGAGAAGATGTGTTAAAATATCAAAGGAAGTCCATTATTGATGAGGCATTACATTATCCTGAATTTTTAGACAAGGTTAAGTCAGAGGTTGAAATGACAGTTTGCAATTATGTTTCTGATATGGTTGATTTATATAAAGGTTCTTTTGAAACTAATTTTACTACTTCATATAATCTTTATTTTAAGACAATTAATATAAATATTGCTCTTAATTATGGGGAAGATATATCAGATAAGGCGCTGTATAGTGGTTTTTCTAATTCAAATGAAACATTAACAGAAGATAATAAACTTGATATGGCTTATTTAACATTTATTTTCCCTGTTTCGGACGAAGGAAAATATAATGCATCTAAAATTAGATACGTTGTTTCACATGAAGTAGGACATTTATATGATGATTGGAATGACTTAATAAGAGGTGGAGAGGGGTTGTTCATTAACAAGAAAACATCAAGCAACGCCATTTTCATGAAAGACAATTATAAATCAAATAGTCAGTTGTTAAGAAATATTGCATGGCTATGTTATTTTAGTAACTATACAGAAGGCAATTCTTATACAAATCAATTAAAACAAGAGTTAAAAGGATTAAATGCACATCATTCAAATGTAAAAGAAAAATTCAAAGAAACCTTGTCATATAATAATCTTAAAAAAACAGAAATTGGTTTTTTTGATGGGCTTGACAAATCCAATGATGCGGAATTATTTAATCTCAACTTATTTATACTTAAGAATTATCGTGATGCATCTGTACCAAAATTAAATTCAAATCAGTTTAATGCGGAGAAGTATCGAAAAATGCTTTCCAAGTGGGCAGAAAGATTAATTCATAAAATTGCTAAACGATACTATGGTGTTGTCCAATTATATTATGATGAATTAAATGAGGAATGGAGTAAAAAGACATGCATTTTTGTCCACGAATAAATAAAAAAAAGTTCGAAAAAAAGAATGAATAGGATTATTAAAATAACAGAAGAGGCTTACAAGTATTACGTCAATGGTGAAGATGTATTAAATGAAGATGTTTACGCTAGTAACAAGAAGGGTAAAAACAGAATTCAATTAACATATAATAAACGTAAAAGCGCAAATCAAACTAAAAACTTTGGTCAATTAAACCCGGCTGAATTGTTAAATACCGGTAAAATGGACCAAAATAATTCTGACACATATGAAGTGCCGTTAAAGGGTGGTATAATGTCCTATAATATCACATCAATACGTGGTACTGAAATTATGCATTATTTCAAAAATAAACATGCAAAAATGAATGTTGACCTTGATGGCGACGGTCAGAAAGAGTCTTATGACTTGTGGATGAATGACGCTGAATATAGAGAGTTTTTAAATCAATTTTCCAAAAAGGTTAGTTATGTCGTTTCATGGGCAATAAATAATTTTAAAACTCAGTCTAACGGTAATGTAAATTTTACTGGGGTTTCTATATATCCAGTCCCAAGCAGTAGTGGGTTTAATGAACGTATGGCTACGGATTTAGCAAACAATATGAGTATTTCTGGATTGAATGTAATAAAAATAAATCAAACAATGTTCAAGAAGGATTTAACAAATCTTCAAAAAGATACGGATTTTGTTAATAAAAACAAAGATTATTATAAAAGTAATATGTGGAAGTATGGAGAAGATAATACTACTCACGAACAGTATCTTGATAAAACTCTTTCTGATTATAAGAATACGGAAGATATTAGAAATAATGTAAATGTATTAATAAATGAATATAATATGCTATACACACAGTTAGACCGTTGCTATAACACTAATAGAAAACAATATGGTGATAGATTTCCAGAAGCACTTGCAAAGTTCTATAAGAAATTGTATGACAAAAGGCAAGAAATATATAATGCACTGAAACAAGGGCGTAACAGAGCATTAGAAGCATCTCAGATTTTCGGCACTTTGAAAGGCACAAAATCACAAGTTGAAGCAAGAAAAACAGAAGATGTGTGGAATATTGTTAAACCATATTTTAGGGGTAGTGGAGTATCTAAAATACCTATGCATAGGCTTGAAGCTAAAAAATTCCAGATTAAGAACCTTCCGAATAATGTCAGAATGGGTATGAAAAATTACTTTTTACCCAATTCAGATATGGTTAAACAAGAGATGGATAAAATCAAAGGAACTGTATTTGTTATCTTTGATGATAATATAAGTGGCGGCGCAACATTGTCTGATATTTGTATGCAAGCCAAACAGTTAGGTATTGACTATATTGTTCCAATCACTTTTGGAGAAATGAATGCAAAATACAGTTTAGGTGTCGGCAAGCAAATTAATAAACCGACAAAAAGCGGACGTTTTGAAAATTATTAAAATACCATAAAGTGCCCTCCATTAAGGATGGCCTTTATTTTTTCGTATTTGTTCTTTTTGATTTTCGGCTCAATCCTAATTTTATCAATTAGGTTAATTACCTTTTGCAAATCATCAGAATTAAGTTTTTTGTGACAGATTTCCCTTTCCTTCATAAAGAAGGAATAAAGTCTGTCATTTAGCATAATGTCATCAGTTTTATGCTCTTCATGTCTTGAGTCATTATCAACTAAAATTTGAATGACATAACGTGTATTCCAATCGTCATCCCAACCGGGCTGATACGTATGTGCATTAATTGTCCAACGATAATAGAACTCAACAACGTCATTCTTAAAAAGGAACTTATCATTCGAAACCCAATTATTTGAGTACTCTTCTGTAAAATCTTCAATTACCATATACTTTACATTCTTAATTTTCTGCAAATTTACAAATAAAAAACGGAACTTCCAAAGAAATTCCGTTAAAAAATGTTAATCCATATGGTCATGTATCGTGTCAAGTAGTCCTTTATCGTCTTTTAGATTTTCAAGTTCTTTAATCAACTTGTTTTCTTCTTCACGTTTTGGATTATCAACTAACTTTTTATATATTTCTAATTTTTTACTTAAATTGTCAAGAGAGCCTTGTATATCAGCATCATGATTCCATTTACTTAACCAACATTCATTTTTCTTACAATTTTCGATACATTTAGCATATTCATCGACAAGGTACTTATCTTCATCCACAAATACAATATCCATTTTTATGAAAAATTCAAAGATAAAGTCAATTAGTCCAATGCACGAAAAATCGGCGCCTTCATTACCGCGTTGTCCTTTTTTACCTGTTATATAATCTTTGAAGACTTTTCTGCAATCGTCTATAACAAAGCTTTGCAAATCTAGATAATCGTCACTCTGTCTTGGACCGACACCCCATGCACCTTCATTAATCGACTGTTTATATGTATTGTCGATTTTACTCATTAGGTTTTTTATTTTATCTAATGTATCCATTGTCCTAATCTATCAAAGTTATTTTTAAAATATTCTTTGCCATACAGTTGTATAATCTGTTTTGGCCACAATTCGTTTTTAATCAAGTCATATGCATTATCTGATGGCGGATTTTGAAGCATTCCAAAAGACTCAAGTGATTGTTTTACTTCTTCACGACTGTTATAATAATTTTTTTCATTTTTCCAAATCCTATCAATCACATCATCAAATGATTTAACATCTTCATTAGGATAGAATAGTTTTTCTTTTCTTATCTTGGAATATTTCCAATTTCCCTTATAATCAGTACCTTCGCACCATTCTTTATCCTTGAATTTCTTTATAAACTCTCTGACACTCATTGGTTGATAGTTATCATCTGAATGTACATACCCATCTTCTCTTGGTAATTTCACCCATATTCTTTTTATCATATTAGGATTTAAATCACCAATAAACAATGCCTGATGTTCTGTATTATTGAAAATTCTATCGGCCATTTCCGGTTTATCTGAATTTCTAACATGACTCATAGAGATGTCACGTTTTTGATGTTTATCATCATAGTAATAATCATCGGGAGTATTTAGTGCATTCTGTCTGTATTGCATTTTCTGTGCATCTCTTTCATCACTATTACTAAATGGCATAGGATTACTACCTTGTCCAAAATATGAACCTTGGCCATTCCATACAGGGGTTTCCAAATCAGAACCTTTGGCAGTAAATTCAATAATTGCCATACCGGAATTAGATACACCGAATTTCTTTGCAGTTTCAAAATCTGTTGTTACGAATATTCCTAATGGGTTCATACCGGCTTCATAAGAATATTGCCTTGTATGGTATGTTTTTCCTGACGTACCGTTAATAGCTATATTACAAGCAGTCTTCAACTCACATCCGTGAAACACACGTATTCTGCTATCATCTGTTATCGGCTCTTGGTTATATATCTCAGTCCAATGCTTTTTGTGGACTGCTCCATTATATTTCTCATCACGTGCATCAATATACCTTACTTCATCAATATAGTTTCTTGAAATGCTTTCATTTTCAGAAGTGTTAATCATTGGGTTTTGATATGCAAGTTCTTTACTGATATAGCCATATAAATTGCCTTTGTTATCAATTAGATATTGTTCATCATTTGTTAATTCTACACAATAGAAAGATGAATAACAATATCCTAACAACCGTTGTATTTTCCAAGGTGCTCTTAATTTAAGGGTTTTGGGGTCATAAACTTGTATATAGTCATTACCTTCCAACCTTATGAAAGTACCATAATCATCGGCAAAGAATATATAAGCTACAGGTCTGTCAAACAAATATTCATTGGTTTCCATATTAATGAAATTCGTTTTTCCATTATCTACAACTTCAATGTAACTATCTTTCAAACGTCTTCTGCCAATAGCATCATGCCAATCTTTCAATAAGTATTGCCCATTTTTATCAATTAAGTTCCATTTGTTATTTAGACGAACCATTCCATAACCGTCATTGAACTCATTATGGGCTTGGTCAAACCATGTATCACTAACAAGTTTTCCTTTTACAATATATCCTTCTGAATAATATAATGTTACAAAATTGGACTTTTTGCCAAGATATACGGTCATTGTATCCCCAACTCTATAATTAACAGAGTCAAATACCATATCAATTATAAATTCTCCTTCTTCACCAATTATGACACTTGCATCTTTTTCTGACTTATATACATATACATCAGCCTCTATGGTATCACCATAGTCCGGGTCAAATTCAAGTTTCTCAGCATCATACTCAATGTCAATAGTGCTTACTTCATCAGCAATATCCATAAGGATGCGTTTTTGGTTTTCTTGTATCTCTTCCAATGTAAGCGGTTTGAAAACATCATAGAAGTTTCTTCCAATTACTTCTGATAACTGTTTTGTTGTCATGATATTGTCATTTCCTCCATTATCGTGGTTCCATCTGCATGTTATTGTATTACATGAGCCATCACTATTAACAGATACAGCAATCATAGACAAACCATAACTATCAAGAGGACAGCCTTCACCGGGTTCTTCAGGTTCGTTTTGCCATCCATCTCTTAAACAGAAATAGAATACGCCATTGCCGTTACTTGTATATGAGTCGTACATGTCATCATAATGAGTTACGCACCAAGATACATAATCACCATACTCTTCTGCCTCTTCAAATGAGGTTATCTTTACGATTTCATAGTGGTTATTACTTTCATTATATTCTTGTGATGAGACATCATTTCTATCTTGGTCTAAATCTTGTTGGGCTGAAACAGCAAATTTATCAATTAACTGTTGTGCGGATAAACCATTCAAGTCATTGTTATACTCATTTATATGTGCATCGGATGCTGCAAATTTAAGGCTTTTATTGATTTTCATTATAGTTGCTCCATCAGTGAAATCACCATCGCAGAACATTCTTACCATTGCAAGCATGAATTTGCATTTACCAAGTCTTGAATTTGGTATATCAGTTTTAATTTGGCCAATACATTGCATGGCTTGCTGCTCATTAAATCCTTTCTTCTGATAAAGATAATGTTTGGCAAGTTTCATATTTTTAGTTTCAACACCTTCAGTGATGAGTGCTTCTGTTAATACTTCTTTAATTGCTTCACGTATTTTTGCTTCTGTCATATCATCAGTATCTAAACCATAATTACCGTTATTATCTAATGCATGCTTAATTTGATTTGGTTTAAAAACAATATAGTCTGTTGTAAGTATGCCATTACCCATTGTTGTTTCCCTAACGTTTTTGACAATAACACCATCGTATTTTCCGGTTTGCTTAACAAAGTAAACTAATTCAAATACAGTTAAACGTTTTTGGTGAAACTGTGTCCTAAGCATATGGAATTGTGACCCTTGTGCATCAAATATATATGGGTTTCTAATATTAAGATAAACATTATATACTCCACCGGTATAACCTTGTTTGGAGTTTCTTTCCATATATCTTATTTCTTTTTCAACTTCATGTCTTAATGTCTCAAGTGCTTCTTCCTCAGTGTCACCAAGCGGAGTAGAACCACTACCACCGCCATAATATTCACATTCCAATCTATAAAATTCATAAGGCTCTCCGTTATAAACCCCATTAAAGTTACGTATTGAATATTTTCCATTTTTAAGAACGTTATTAAGAAACTCCACAAGCCCATCCATACTATCTTTGTGCGGCCACTGTGCAAACTTTTCTTCAAAATTACCGAAACGTGCTTGGCCATGCCCGCCAAAGAATGATGCAACTGAATAGTTATCAGCAAACATTACACCATCACCTGCGTTGCTTTCAGTTTTGAATTTCTTAAATGGTAAACCGTCTTTACCTTTGCATACAGTTCCATGATATACCGGAAGTGGCATACCATTTGAGTCTACAACTTTTGATGCATTCTGTGGGTCATTCTCCCAATCTCCGAACCATTTTTTGAAATTTTCTGAGTATATTGTTCCTAAATTTTCCGAGTTCATTATTTGTCTAAAAACCTTACAAATAAATATTGTGGACTATTTATTATTATATTCGAATATACATTGCAATGGCTAAAAATATAGATGATAAAATTATTGCAAAAGCGGTAAAATCTGTTTTGAAGGAGTCTTTTGGTGTACCTTCTGAAGAACAGCATTATATCAGTATAATGGTTCCAAGAATTAAGTCATGGATGGATGAAGTCTATGAGGATTGGGGAGGTATTGATGCTGTTTCACCTGAAGCAATAACAGATTTCAGTAATCGTAATGACTATGAAGAAACTCTTGATGCTTTTGCACATGAATTTAATGTTGATAGAGAAGAACTCAGACCAACGTTAAATAAAGCAATAGAGATTGCACACAGCCAATTAAAAGAAGAATTGCTTGGTGAAGGCATTGTTGATAAGCTTACAGGCTACACACCAGAAGAAGCTGAAATTAATCGTGAATGTTTGAGAACAGGTTTTGGCAGAAGTCCTGAAGAAAGAAATCCTGCTTATGCGGCAGCAAAAAAGGCGGCAGAAGAAAGACGTAAACAAAGAATGATGCAGAAGAATAATGAAAGCATTGATGAAACACAGCATATTGACGCTGAACATAATGCTTCCAACAATGAGTTTGCTAATAGATGGATTAATCAATATGCCAAGCCTTTATTCAATAATGCTGATAAAGCAATTGCTGAAGGCAATGTTGAAAAATTGACTTATGTATATAAACAGTTAAGCAGTTTGTATAATTCACAGCCAATTAAGGTTGATGCAAGACTTCTTAGTGCTAAACAGAGAATAAAGGAAAAGGCACAGGAAATCGTTAATACCGTACAGAAACTAATGAATGATAAGTATGAAGCTGAACGACGTGGTGTTTCTGAAAGTATAGACAAAGCAATTGCTGAAACATTATCTTCTTGGAAGAAGTCAATAAATGAGGATAGTTATTCGTATAATGGCCTTGACCGTCAAGCCTACTACGACAAGATGGGTGCTGATTTGTATGCAGAACAACAGAAGCCAAAAATCTACAAGAAGAATATAACATTATTCAAAAAGGCTTATAATCAAGTTTATAAGGAGTTTAGTATCATTGGTACAATCAAAAGGAAATCACCGGAAGCAAAAGAAGTATTTAATGGTGAGGCATTCTTGAAGTTTGTTGAACATACTGAAGGTGATACTTTATACACACCAATTTGGGAAAAATACGGTGGTGAATACTTAGAGATGGCTAATACATATCTTGAAAGTTATATTATCAAATTCAGAAGAAAGTTAGGCATGGACTAAAAAACAAAGGTGGGGACGTTTAATCCTCACCTTTTAACATTCCGACCTATTGTGACTTTACTTATTATTTTGCCTCAACTCCACGATTACGCATTGTCAAGTTAAACAACATGAGATACTTCTTGTACTGCTCCTTAGTAAGAACATAGGACATATACATTATATGCTTATCTATGCTATTCTTAAGTAAAGTCTTTCTTGTCTCACCAGTATAGCCAAGAATTGAAAATTCTACATTACGTTCATATTCACTAATAATCTCTTTCACACTATCAATTTGGTCTTTTGTAAGTTCAAGAGTGCTACATAAACTGTTGTAGTTTGCTATTCTAAGCTCATAACGAGCCACCTCATTAACAGCATTCATTCCCTCATTCTCAGCATTTGCACAAATAACTGTGCACATAAACATTACGATAAATAAAACTTTCTTCATGTTTTTTCCCTTTCTTTAAAAATTTTTATTTACTTTTCATTTATTATTAAATAACGTATTTTATACACTTTCTCATCAAATAAGTCTTCTTAAATGTCACATTTCATATATTTTTTGATATATATCAATAACTTGTGCACGTGCACAATTTTCAGTTTTTAAAAAACCACTGTGAGGTGGCTTATCTGTTTTGACAATGCAAAGGTACAAATTATTCTTGAAATAAACAAATAAAAACAAAAAATATGGCTAAAAATAGCCATATTATTGATAAATGTCAAAAGGGAAATAATTCTTGTATATCATTTTCGTCAATATCGCAATATGGTAGGATATTCTCGAAATTAGGAAAAACTATATCTTTTGCACGCAATATACATTCGAAATCTTGATAGTTTTCGTTAATTGTATCTGACGAGAAAAGTTTTGTAAAGGACTCAAGAGCCTTGAAATCAATCCAAACCATCAGACTTTTCTCACCATCATCTGTTTTCCACTGATAGTCTAAACCATAGTATTGAGACCAAAAATCCACAAAATCCTTTATTGTTTCGATTGCTCCAATATTGTAACTAACTATATCACTTTTTGTCATTTTACTCTGTTTTTAGTTTTTCGATTTCCTTTTCCAAACCAATAACAACAATAGCAGCCTGATTAAGTGATTCATCATGGCCAAAACCGTCATGCCACCTGAACATTGTATATGCTTGATATGCAACTGATAGTTCTGTCTGATTAACCAAGGCTTTACCTTGAATATTCATTGCACCTTCCATAACTTCCGAAAATTCGCAAGCGCTTACATCTTCTGTTTTTTTCTTTTTAAATAAACCCATAATATTTTACTTTTTAAAAATGTTTATTATTTTAGTCCACCAGTGTTCATCTGAAGAACTATATCCTATTTTAACCTTTACATTATTTGCTTTAATAATCTGTTTACGTTTTTGTTCAAGTCTATGCTGTTCATCACGTATTTTACGTACTGCCATCCATACAGCCATAAATGGGTGAGTATAGAAAACTCCATTAAGGTTGTTTTTACTTGTGTCAATACAGTGAATGTTGGCACATATATATCCTGTTTCATTAGATAGTGAATACCAAGAATTTTCTATATTCTTGACAGTATAGGTTAGAAGTTTACCGTCGGTATTACTGATACGGTATAGTTTATCTCCAACTTTAAGTTCTGAAATTAAAATTTGTTTCATAAAAAAAAAATTATATTTATCATTTGCAAATATACTACAAAAAAACGAGACTTCCAAAGAAATCTCGTTAATTTTTATTCAAAAGTCTCTAATTTCTTTCTGTGAGGCTTAAACGGCAACTGAATCAACAGGAACTGAATCAGCAGCTACGCTGTCAATTGAGTCAACTACTACAGTATCAACCTTAGTTGAATCGTTCTCTGTACCCTTTGTTGAATTACCGCAAGATGCAAATGCCATTGAAGCAAGCACCGTGAAAACTAATACTAATTTACGCATTGTTTCTAAATTTTAAATTGTTATTTATGTTAATTATTTTTTTTTTATCGTTTGCAAATATACTGATTATAAATATCATATCAAAATAAATAATGGTATTTTTTACACAAACTCATCAATAAATTGATTTAGGTCAAGTCATGTAATTTATCCATGTTATTTAACCAATAATGTATTTTAAGGAAACGTTTTTCTTTCTTTGTATGATTTTCCTCAAATTGTTTCTGATACCATTTTTCCTTATCCTTTAAGTATGTTTTATACATACCCCAATAGATTTCAGAAGTAATTTCAGTGCCACTTCTATCATCGACGAATACCAGTGCAAAGTCATTATTACTCTTAATGTTTATCCATAGTGGACTGCACCAAAATTTAACAGGATATTGGGGTATATGCTCATATAGGGTTTTTGGGACAAACCCATTTCGATACCCTATGAAAAAATTCCAAATTGCCCTTAATAAGAATTTCATTTTTTTTTACAATTCAGTTCCTTCAAATAATTCGTCTTCCTTATCTGGGTGAACCCAATAAATTTTACCGTCACTATTTCTCTTCCAACGGTGTGGTTTCTCATTCTTCTGGCACCACTTCTTCATACAATCATGACATTCAGTTGTTATCCAACCCTCACATGTCATACCAACATCTTTTTTGCTTCCGCAAAGTTCACAAGTTTGGCTTGCTTCTTTTTCTGCTGTATTGATAATTTTATTAACTTCAGGTGTGTAAAAATTAAGATATACACATAGCCACCCCCATTTTTCCTTTATTTGGCAGATTTCCATGCGTTTGTCTTCTGCCTTATCTTTATTGTATTCTTCAACATATTTGAATATTGGCTTCAGGAGTTCATACCACCCTTCCCCACATTCAACACCAAATAATTCAAACGGTTCCCATGGTATGATGTCAAAGTCATCTCTGTACATAGGTATTTTTGCTTCTTCATCTTTAAAATAAGTGTGCTTGTAATTTGGCATTTGTCGGCCAAATTTTTCAATAAAACCATCCTGCTCCAATTTTTCATAGCAGTAATCAATTTTACCTGTTGCTTTTAATCTTATTTTTAGTTTATCCATATTTATAAGTAGTTAAATAATTTTTGTCATGAACGGAGAAAGAGAATATTTCGTAACATATTATGAGTATGGTTTCGAAGAGGATTTTACGCAACCTTATCCTTATCAGTCAGGCCATACATTGTATTCAGAACTTGCAGTTGCCGAACCGCTAACTAAAGAGTAAATAGTTTTTCTATTGGCTTCTTGGTGTTAGTTTGATGCATTGCATTGGTGATTTGTTTGCTCCAAATGCATTTAAAGTCGTCCGGCATATTATATTCTGAAACAAATATGATGTGCCCATTATTTTTCATTTCCTTGCACCACTCATAGAATTTTTCATAATCGAAATTCTTGGATGTTGAGTATTGTTTAGTATCCTTATAAGGAATGTCACAATAAATCAATGAGTTGTCAGGAATTTCCATTTCCCAATAATTTCCACTTTGCCATTCAACGCTTTTAAGTTTTGGTATTTGTTTTAATGTATTATTTATATTTTCTGAAATATAATCTCTTGATTTACCGTTAGTGCTGGTTACATTGTGGCCGGAATATCCACCATCAAAGTAACGTCCATTAAACGAACCCATGAATCCTACCCATCCTTTAATACCATCACTATAACGGTCATCGTGTTTATTGTAAGAATCTCTTACATCACAATAGAAATCCCTTTCAATCCTCATAGGTGGCTTCCGGCATCTATCATTTGTTAACGATTTCCACATAGCAATCAGGTACTTATTATTGTCATTTGCTATACGCCTATATTGTGACGGAACGTTTTCGATAACAGAACACCCACCACAGAATGCATCAACAAATGCACTTTTGCCTTCCATTTCTGAAAGCATAATGGGGAGGATATCATTAACAATCCTACTTTTGCTTCCTAGATATTTCATATATTTTGCCCGTTTTCTTCTGATAATTTAGAAGTTTGTCTCTTTCATGTTCCCAGTACTCCTTTTCGTCCATCAGATAGGATTGCTTGACTAAATTAGTTTCTTTACTAATTAAATTTTTAAAAATTTCAATTTTTGCATTTATTTCCATAAGTGTTTCCTTTGGCATTTTATTCTCATATACATAGTTTTCATAGAAAACCAATGCTACACAGATAAGGAAATAAGCAACTACGATAAATAGAAAAACCATTTTTATGCCATTTTTTTAATTCGTTGGCAAAGGTACTAATTTTTTTCTTATAAACCAAATATTTTAAGGAAAAAATAATGACTGTTAAGTTAATTTAACATTCTTTGCTAATATCTTCTATAATATTCGTCATATATTTCCTCTGATAGGCCGTGGTCAAGTATAACAATTATGTCCTCATTATAACGTCTTACCATACCATAGTTAGCAATTCTTGTTAAATCGCCCAATAATGGCTGATAGCCACTCATGTAGTCATATACATCAGCAAACCATTCGTTGTTTTCAATAAGATTGTGAAATTGTTCATAATCCATTTTCGGAATGTATGATGACCTTCTACTGTATTCAGAATAGCATCTTGACATAAAGGTTAAGAAATTTTCCCATTTCATGCCCAAACAATGTTGGAAATCTTTTTGTCTGGCCGGTAATACATATTCACATACAATCCACGTATCATTATCATAGTCATGCTCAAATATTTTAGGAAAACATTCAAGTGATTGCTTGTAATAATCACTTTCCAAATTGTTTTGTGCTATGCCTGCATTATTTTTGGCAAGTTTAAGGCATTTTTGGTCATCCAATTGGAAAACTATTCTTGATGAGCCGTTGCCAATATGTTTTCCAAGATGCTGTCTACAATATTTAAGACGCTGATTGAAATTCGGAAGAGATGATAATTTTTCTAATGAGAAATGTTCATCTTGTGCCTCAGTTAATCTCTGAATGCTTTCATTTGTTTTAATAACAAGTTTAGAGGCTTGCATTGATTGTACGGGGTTCGGTTTAAGAATATACCAACTTGACCCATTATCTAAACTATACTCCCAAAATGTCTTTGACATCTGTCCTGTACGTTTTGATGTGTTTTGGAATGAAACAGAAGTAATTGTTCTGTATTTAACAGAACGTCCGTTTCTATTGGCAGCACCATTGATGGTATCAATTGCACGCCTAAGTTCTTTTTCGGCACCTGCACCACGCCCAAATAAACTAAGAGTAGACTCTATTTGGTCATTGCCGAAATTCTTTATTTTATATATTATGAATTTGTTGTCCGATAAGATAATATCATTTCCATAACTTCTGAAGTTCTGACCGTTTGTATCATATGTTGACACTTGTGAAACCGTGTCATTTGCTGCATGCCCACCATTATCAGCATATAATGGATTATGCCCAAGGCTTCTTGAAACATCGCCATGAGAGTTATATGGTGTTGCCGTATTGTCAAAACGCCCCTCTTTAAGTACTTGGGTCAACGCCTCCTTTATTTTTTCTCTTAGGTTTTCCATAAAAAAATGTCTTTATTTAATAAATAGGTATAACAACTGCTAAAATCAAACTATTTATAGCAAACAGAAAGGTAAAAAGATGATTATATTTAATGATTACGGATATGATGATGGTGGCCGCACTATGACAATTCCTGAAGAGTCAAGAGAAAAGTGGAGTGAGTGGAAAAAGGAAACACGTGAGTGGAGAGAACACATCGAAGAGCATATTGACGAGAAGCATGCCGAAACACAAGGTCATGTTACGAATGAAACAAACCGTGCAATTGATGAGGTTAAAACAGCAATCACGTCTGCACGTGACTATGTTATAAATGATGTTGATACAAGAGCAACCGAAATTAAAACTAAGATTGACTCAAGCCGTACTGTTATTGACAACATTTGGGACAAGGTGAGAAATATGTAAATAAAATTTAAATAACAAAGAAAATGCCAAGAACATATAGACCATATGAATATGATTATGAAACTCCATATATAGGGCGTACCGGGGTAATTGAAAGCTATCTTGATAAGAAGTTCAATAACATAACTGTTAACATTGATGAAGAAAAAGTTAAGACGGTTATTGAAGATGCTGTTCAGGATTCACTTGGTAATATTGATTGTAAGTTCTGCTCAGTGCATAAGCATATAGATACGGCCAAAGATGAAATTATTAGCCACGAGCCGGGAGGTTGTATGTGCCATTTGGCAACTAAACAGGACATAGCAAACGCTGTTGAACAGATTAATGCACATACAGATGAGAAGTTTGACGAGATTAATTTCGAAGAAGAATTCGAGAATTTGAATGAACAAATTGCAAATCTACATAATTATTAATATATAAAATTGAAAGAAAATGAAATACAATAAATCTAATCCATTTGATTGGGGACATACAGAACCCCATGCAGTTAGCAAAGAAATTGCTAAGGAAAGTGAATTCAAAACTATTCCAACTTTGAAGGATGCCACATATACTGATGTGCCAGAAGCAACATTTACTAATACAGCATTGGACAGCTTTGTGGAGAATATTGACGCACCGACACCTCAGTTGAGGAAAGTGTGTGGAATTGAGTGCAAAAATGCCTAATCATTATAAAAGTTGAGAAATTAATCTCAACTTTTTTCTTTTGTTATAAATGACATTAGCTCATCAAGAAGTGCAGTATCTGTTGTTTCGAATGATGCATTATCTTCAAATGTATTTTTAGAAACATCTATACAATTATCCTTTTCATGTAAATCACCAATTTCTGTTGCATTCCTCAAATTGAATTTTGCCATTTCAGCATTATTCATAGGTTTCATTGGTTCTTTGCCTAAAACCCTACAAACTTTATTTTCGATATAAGTTAATTCTGTTAATATTTCAGAAGGCTCTGCTGAACTGCCGGTTGGTGGTATTTCCTTTTCTGAAACAAATCCTAATTTATTTTTAGGCCTTGTATAGGCAACATATTGCAGATTTCTTTCTTGCTGTTTCTCCCAATCATGATGTGCAAGTCTTGATGGCATCATTGAATGACAAAGTATATAGACGTTTTCTGCTTCAAGACCTTTGGCTTTATGAACTGTTGAAAGGCATACACCTTTGGCATCATCTTTGAAAATTCTTCTTATATGCTCAATGAGTTCATCCTTGGTCTTATATTGTTCTGCAAGGATAATTAATGCATTTATAGTGTCATACATTTCCATGATATTCATTGACAATGTAGCATCATTCATATCAAGTCCACGTTTTTCCATAAGTTTGTTACGCTCATTGAACATTCTGTCATAAAGCCTTACAAATACACCGTCCTTATTTAAATCTGCATTGAGGTCATCGTATTCAATCTTTTCAAGTAAATCTATTAGATTGGCACCAATGTCTTGGCCTTTAATATAACAATTAACACCACGTCGTAAAAGTTTAACATATAGTTTAAGCAATGGTGCTTTTGAACGTGCAAGTACCATATCACCGTCTTTTATTTCGTTAATGTGACAATTTTCAACAACAAAGCCATCCGGAGCATTTTCTCTATATTGCATTCCAGGTACTATATTATTAGCATATAGAGTAATATTCTTAGCACATCTATATGAAACCGGCAATTCAAAAATTGTTGTATTCGGGTAATTGCACATATAATCAAAGGCTTCTGGGGAACTTCCGCAGAAATAATTAATACTTTGGTTTTTATCACCTACGCAGAAGAACCTTGTGCCTCTTTTGAAACATCTTAAGAATAATTCAACTGCCATTTGGCTTGCATCCTGTGCTTCATCAAAGAATATCCAATCAAATTGTAATCCTGATGGTTTAAGTGATAGTTCATAAGGAAGCCATACCATATCAGTATAATCTATTGTCTGATAGTTTTCCTTGCCCCATTTCAAACATTTCAACGCAACTTCACATTCATCAAAGGAAACAGGTATATCATATCTAATAGCCACTTGTTCTATTTCCTTAACTGACTGTGCAAGGTTAAACCTTGAATAATCAATCAGTTTAGTGATACTCTCAATATATTCCTCTATCATCTGATGTGTCATGAATATACCATTATCAATAGAGGTCAGTTCTGTAATATTGCTTTTGAGATATGTGCGGTATTTGTACTCATCAATATCAATATTACTTCCTAGATTTCTTCTAACTATAAGATATCCTAAACTGTGAATTGTTTTTACTGTGCAATTATCATAGCCTTCAAGTTTTCTATTAAGTTCTTCTACAATACTTTTATTAAAAGCAATGAAAAGGCACTTCTTGGATTTTGGGATTAGTTTCATTGCAGAAACAGCCGTAGTGGTTTTGGCTGCACCAGCTGCTGCTGATATAACAGCATTTCCAACTCCATACTGTATGAAGTCGAAAATCTTTTCTTGATATGGTGATGGCGTAAAGCCGAAATCTATTGTTTTCTTTTTTGGCATTATTCTTCTGATAAGATATTAAATTTCTTTTCGTATAGTTGGCTTCTGAATGAGTTGTAGCATCTCAGATTTATTTTATCACTTTCTAACATTGTTCTCATAATGTATGGTCTACAACATTCAGATATTTTAGTCATAAACTCATTGTATGGTATGATGTGTATATCACGATAAGACATTATAACTTCATCCATCTTCCCTATCATTTTTTGAGTTACTTGAGGGTGATGATATATCACTTTGGCAAATACTTCTAGAACATCTGCTCTGTCGACAACATAGAAATTGCTTTCAAATTCAAAGCCGCTTTCTGAATACTCAAATTCTACACATGGTTCTCTTCTATTTAATTCGTCAAGAACCTCATAGTAAAAAGAGTCTGCTTGACGTTCATTGGTACAACATAACATTGGGTCTCCCTTTTCAGCCAAGCACTTTTCAAGAATATGTTTTGGCCACCACCTTACATTTTCCATATTGAATATGCTCGGCATTTCTTCAATATTATCAATATTGCAAGTGCAACCACGTGGAACACAGTCATCACAGAAGAATGACCGTCCACGTGTTGAAGGTAAGTAGTACCAAGTAGCCATTTTACCACATTTGGAACATTTATGTTTTTTCGTCATAATCAGTTTTACGATATTTTTCAAGTTCTATTTGGTAGTTTTCAGTATTAACATATCCACAGCATTTAAGTTCCGGGCAAAAACCACAGTAAACACAGTTTCTTACCATCTTATCTGCCATTACAGGGTCAAACTCCCTAATTTTATCCTTAACCATCTGCCATGCTTCTCTTGTTTCCTTTGAAGCACATGTGCATAGCCTCTTACGAGATATGTTCTTTAAGGTTTGTGCATTTACTACAAAGTCTTGGTCATTTGGAGTGCCTTGTGGCAATTCATCCCTTGAACAATTAAGTTTTCTTCTATCTTCACGTTGGGAATGAATGAAAGGTAGGGTATGCTCATGTCTTAGTAAATGGACACCAACCCATTGTCTTAGGCTTTTAAATAAAATAAGATATTCAACTAATTTAATAGGAGAATGTTCTGCAAGTAATACTTTCGCTTTCCAAGTATCTGACGGCTCTTTGTCAATAGGCTCTTTACCAATTGTACGTCTTGCTGCATTTAATGCACGTTTCCAAGATGTTTCCTGTGTGACTGTTACAGAAAGTTGATTGTTCTGATTAAATGCATTTTCTGAGAACGCTTCAACTGTTTTTAGAAGCATTTTTGGCAGACGTTTAATAATTTCTTTCTGTATTTTTTCAGGTATACCATAATAAGCTTCTGCTATTGACCCAGCAATTGCACCTTGTGTATCAGCATCACCGCCGAGTGAAACTGCAAGCCTTACGGTTGACTCATAGTCATCACCTTCAAGGAAACAGATAATTGCTTCAGGAACTGAACCTTGGCAAGTAACATCAAACTTATAAGTTGGTCTTATTTCGTCAGTTGTCCTATCAAGATTATAACCGAAATTCTTTGTTATATATTCTTTAATAAACTCCTTGCTTTTGTTTTGACGGGCAAAGAATATTGCCGATGCTACTGCTTGTGCACCTTTAATACCTTCTGGGTGATTATGAGTTACCTCCGCACTCTTTTTGGCATAATCTAATGTTTCTTCAATTGTATCAAACATCCACCCAACAGGGCTACAGCGCATTGCCGAACCATTTCCATATGAAAAAAATGGTAATCTGTTACGTGCAATAAGCCATTTGTGAAACCATTGTCCATATCCAACATCGGAATAGATATTTCCCAAATAATGCATAATATCAACAAGGTCATTTTTCTCATAGTCCAATAGCCAAGCCATATTAGCCACAGTCATTACTGTATCATCAGTAAAATTAGAATTGTTTATGAACAATGGGAACTCCGTTGTTTTAATAGGGTGAAACTCATAAGGGCGACCAATCATGTCACCACCGATAGCACCTAAAATTAATTTACTCATTTTCGAAATCCTCTTCTGTTGTTATTTTTCCTTCCATTTCTGAATAGGAATAGTTAATATTCATTGATTTAAGCAACCTTGTAATTGATACTTGGTTCTCAACTCCTTCGTAAATTGTTTTATCATTCAGTTTAAGACGGAACTCTTTTGTTTCACTATTAATCTCTAAATGATATGCAAGATTTGTGAATGCTTCCTCAGTAACTTTGTTTTCATTGATAAATTCCTCTTTGAGTTCGTCAAGAGCCTCTTGTGATGTATCAGAAAGTCTGACACCCTTATATTTCTTGACAATAAACTCATTTACTGATTTGCCATGAGACTCTGCATTTCTGAATAACAGATAATCCTTTACATCTACGTCCTTATAAAGGTATGTTCTGCCTTGTTTAAAGACAACCTTTAGAGATTTCTTCTCTGCATTAGTGTCATAACAGACACTGTACAGCACATTGCTGCTATCATACCACGTGTGGTCTCTGTTGTTAACGTACTTATTATAAACTATTGCCATATGTTTTTGTTTTATTTTTACGGTGCAAAGATACTATTTTTGCATGAAATAGCCAAATATATCATTGAAAAAAATGTAAAAGACTATTATATTCATAATAAATTTTGAAAATTACTGATGTTTAAAGCCAATTTTACAAACGAAGCGGTTAACATATTTCAATATATTGAAAATAACTTAGTAAAGAAATATCCAACAAATAAGATTGTTATTGAGTATTTTTTTCTCTCTGTACTTGAAAATGAAGATTCATCTGCTTATCAATTGCTTTCAAAGGCAACATTGACAAGTACGCTCACATCTATGCAGGAATGGTTTGTACAGGTTCTTTCAAAGACAGATGCACCAAAAACCATCGATAAGGTGGAGCATGACTCAATATATGATAAGGCTATTGAAAGTGCAGCCAAAGAGTTTAATGTTACAAGACTTGCATCAGCCCATGTGCTGATGTCTATTTTGAAGTTAAATGAAAACATCGCCAAACAGTTCAAACAAATTGGTATAACATATGAACAGTTGCTTACTAATTTGGATGCGGTACTTCCATCAGATGCCAAAATAGGTAAATCAAAGAAAAATCGTATGCAACAGCCACAAATATTAAAGGGGCCAGTAGAGGACTTACTTATTAATATGAATGATTTGGCAGCAAATGGTAAAATTGATGAGGTTATCGGCAATGATGAAGCAATCAATACTATTTTTAATATATTATCAAAACGTGACCGTAACAATGTTGTGGTTGTTGGGGATTCCGGAATTGGAAAAACAGCAACAGTTGCACATATTGCCAATCTGATTATTAACGAAAAAGTGCCCGATGCTTTCAAAAATAAGAAACTGATGAAGATGGATTTTATGGCATTGGTTTCCGGTGCCGCATTAAGGGGAAATTTTGAGGCAAAATTCAATGCAATAGTTGCTGATGCAGTGAAAAAAGACGGATATATTTTCTTCGTGGATGACCTTCAGTCCATTTTATCTGAAAGCAGTAAATTTGGCGAGGTTAATACCGAAAATATGTTGGATATGATATTGATGGAACGTAACATCAAATTCATATGCACAATGGATAAGAAGTCATATAATACCTATATACTTGGAAGACCGTCCATGAAAAGACGTTTCCAAAAGGTTGAACTGAAAGAGAAGACTGATGAGGAAATCATTGAGATTATGAAGTTGTGCAAGGTTAAATATGAGAAGTATCACAATGTTGAATTTACCGACGCTGCAATTGAAACCTGTGTGAAACTTACCAAACAATATGTAAAAACGGCAAATCTTCCTGATTATGCTATTGATATTATTGATGAACTCGGTGCAAAGAAAGGCATTTCAAAGGCTGAAGACCCACGTATTACTGAATACAAGAAGGACTTGCATGATGTAACAGAAAAACTTAAAGGGCTTAATAGTTCAAGTGAAAAACAATATACAAATGTATATGATAAACTTAAATCAAGGGAAATTGAATTAAAGTCACAAATTCAATTGATTGAAAAAGACCTAATGCTTAACAATAAACCTATTGTGGTTGATGAGGATGATGTTAGGGAATTGATTTCAGTTAAAACTAACATACCTGTTACGAAACTCAATGAGAATGAACGTGACAAGTTGAAAATGCTTAATTCAAAGTTGAAATCTTTGGTTATCGGCCAAGAGGAAGCCGTAGATGAGGTTTGCCGTGTAGTAAAAAGACAAAGAATTGGTATTGCCAATAATAACCGTCCTGCTGTACTGTTTTTTAGCGGAACTACAGGAAGTGGCAAAACTTATTTGGCAAAGAAACTTGCCGAGGAAGTATTTGGTGATGAAAAATCTATGGTAAGACTTGATATGAGTGAATATTCAGACAAGATGACTGTCAGTAAATTAACAGGTTCATCTCCCGGCTATATTGGCTATGATAAGGGTGGTATTCTGACTGAGGCTATCAAGAAGAACAATCACTGTGTATTACTTCTTGATGAAATGGAAAAAGCAGACGATGATGTGCATAATGTATTCTTACAATTGTTTGATGAAGGTAGACTCACAGATAACATGGGAAATATTGTAGATTTTTCCAATGTTATTGTCATCATGACATCAAATGTTGGTGCAAAAGAAATCAGTAATAGAGGAAAGGGTATCGGATTTGTACAAAATAATGATGCTAACAATAGAGATGCAATTAACAAGGCAATGAAGAATAAATTCAGACCTGAGTTTATTAATCGTATAGACAGTATCATTTATTTCAATAAACTTACTGAAGAAAACATCAAAGAAATAATCAAACTGGAAATAGGTAAATTCCGAAAGAAAGTTAATTCATTAAATTATGTTTTAGGAGAAAGTTTCGATGCAGATGCCACAATTAACTATATATTTGATAAGGTAAAAGAAAAATCTGATTACGGTGCAAGACCTGTATTACATGCAATACAACATGAATTTGAGGATAAAATAACAGATTATATAATAGACAAACAGCCAAGTGAAGGATTTGTATTTGAGGTAGAAAATATTGGTCTTGGAAATTTGGAAAAATAAATAAAAATAGTATCTTTGCACTGATTTCGTTGTAAAGATATTTATAATATATGTGCAGTATGGCAAAAAAGATATTAATAAACGAAGAAACTGAACGTGAGATTATTGGTGATATTCTTACTGAAGCATTTTCTCCAAGCACAGAAAAGGTGCTCTTGGTGAAGAATTATCTTGATAAGAATTTTGCACCGGTTCAGATAGATGACATAGATGCTAATGGTTATCCTATAAAGGACAAAATGGTGAATATGCTTAGTAATGGGCAACCGTTAAAAACAATGTCATTGAAAGAATTTCTGTTATTGCTTGATGATAAATTCCATGCAATCATAACAGATGATGAAGATAGGAAGAAATTCCTTAAACAGATTATCAAGGATTGGTATTCTGGAAGACTGACAAAGAATGGATTGCTATCCGTCAACTTTATAACGTGACGTTACGAAAAAAAAACAAGAAAGCACACTACCTTTATGGGACGAGAGTATGTCAAAAGAGCATATGATACGTTTTTGGAATGGTGGATGTGGCTATAAAATATCATCAACCGAACGATATCTAAAAAGGTTTTAAAAGAATTAGGCAAAATTGAAAAGGCTTCCAACCAAGGAAGCCATTTTTGCTTTTCCCTATTGTTTTAGGGAAATTCCTAAAGTTTAAAGAGGAAAACCCTAAATCATACTTTTGGGCTTGTAAATATCATTTTTTGTAGTACTTTTGCAATAGTTATTAACAAAAATAGTAAGAAAATGAGGAAGATTAATTTAACATTGATTATCGGTATTGTTACATTATTTACACTAAGTTCTTGTGTAACAGTCGCATATGCCCAAGAGATTGAAATAGGAAACGATGACACTAAAATGATAATAACATACGGCACACCTTATTTTTATAATGGTGTTTTGGTTTATTACAATTATAATAATTTCTATTATTATCCATATGTGTTGAATGGTAGAACATATTACCATAGGTATCATCGCCCATTGCCTTCGCCAAGGCATCGCTTTCAGCCATCTCACCATAGACCCAGAACAGCCATTCACAGGCCACCTTCAGCAAGGCCGCACAATTTTGGCAATCGCCAACAAATTCAAAGGCCAAATATAGGGGGTGGCCAAAGACCAAGTGGTGGCCATCGTTTTGGTAGAAGATAGTTACAAGGGCAGCGTTTTTCGCTGTCTTTTTTTGTTTGTGCTTATCTATTTATTGTAAATAAACGTTTTATAAAAATGGATAATAAGAAAGATTACATTAATCCTTGGGCTTACGACTATTCAGGGGATAGTGGTACTGGTATGATAAACCCACCTGACTTTGGAGGTGTAGACGAAAAAGAAATGAATACAGCAATTCAGACTGCTGTAGATAAACTTGTCAATGGTGCTCCTGCTGCATTGGACACACTTGGTGAAATTGCAGAAAATAGTGAATCAATCGAAGCAAAATTGGCCGCAGAAATAGCAAAGAAACTTGATACTGAAACATACGAGGAAGATAAGGCAACATTCGCCACAAAAGACGAAATCCCTACTGTTCCTACAAAGGTTTCTGAGTTGGACAATGATGCTAATTTCGTTACAGAAGATGCTCTTTCAGTTTATGCAAAGTCGGCAGATGTATATACCAAAGATGAGGCTGATGCCAAATTCTTAACCGAACATCAGTCTTTGGAAGACTATGCAACAAAGGAGGAACTTGAGTTAAAGGCTAATTCAGCTGATTTGGCTGCTGTTGCAACAAGTGGAAGTTATAACGACTTAAGTAACAAACCGGAAAATGTATCAGATTTCAATAACGATGCAGGTTATCTGACTGAGCACCAAGACCTTTCAGCATATATCAACGGTGTTGATTACAATTCTACTTCAAAGGAAATGGAGTTCAAACACGATGATACTGTGCTTGCAACAATTGATGCAACTCCTTTTATCAAGGATGGTATGGTTAGTAATGTTGTTGTTGAGAATGGTAATTTGGTTATTACATTCAATACAGATTCTGGTAAAGAACCAATTTCAATCCCTTTGACTGAAATTTTCAATCCTGCCAACTATTATACTAAGGCTGAAACAGATACATTGTTTGCTACTAAGGCTGAAAGAGAAGATGGCGATAATGCAGTTAAAAATGCTGTATTCTCGAAGATTTGGTCTAAACCAAACGATGTAGAACATGGATGGTTCCAGACTAAGTACACTAATGCCGATAATAGTGTTGCAATGTTGTGGAACGAGTCAGATGGTGGTGGCGCATTGTTTGAAAACAAGATTGCCGGTATTAAGACTTTTGTCGGCGTTAATGCTGATGGGCCTGATGGCGTTTGTGCACAGATTTATTCTAAGAACGTAAGCAATAATGTAGGTTCTCGTTTGAACGTTAATCCTAATGGTATTTTCTACGGCGTTGGCGGCTCTGCTACTATGATGCCTGAAGAGGAACTTGCAGTTAAGGGCGATATTGCACTTGCTGTTGATGGATTGGCAAAGGAAAGTGATATTCCAACTAAGGTTTCTGAGTTAGAGAACGATGCAAATTATCTTACTGAGCATCAAAGTCTTGAAGGCTATGCAACTGAGGCATGGGTGAATGAACAAGGTTTCTTGAAAGAACATCAGGACTTGTCATCTTATGTTACAAGTGGTGACTACAATTCACAGACCAAGGCTATTGAGTTGAAGAATGGCGACACTGTTTTGGCTTCAATTGACGCAACAGACTTTATTAAGGACGGTATGGTATCAGAGGTGAAAATTGAGAATGGAAATCTTGTTATCACATTCAATTCTGATTCAGGCAAAGAAGATATTACAATCCCGTTGACAGACATTTTCAATCCTGAGAACTACTATACAAAGGCTGAAACCAACAATAAATTTGTTGTGGGCAAAATTACCGGGCAGAACGGTTCTTATGCACTTATCTTTAATGAGAGTGATGGCGGCGGCTCACAATACTATAACAGCACAGCAAATGTAATCTCTTATGTAGGTACAAATGATGGTGATGCTAATGGTATCTGTGTTCAGATTTATTCAAAGAACAAAGCCACTAACGAGGGTACACGTATTAACGTTAATCCAAACGGCGCATACTATGGTGTAGGTGCAAGCACTCCACTTGACCCATACAATGAGATTGCCGTAAAGGGTAACATATCAGACCTTAACACACAGATTGGCAATGAACTTGCTGAGAAGGATGCTACTATTGCATCATTGAAAAGTGAAGTTTATTCATTAAAACAGATTGTCGGTGATATGGGTGGTGCAGTAACATATGATTTACCTGGTGAAGGGAAATCATTTAACACCCTTATGAATAACAACGGTACTGTTAAACTTAGCGAGGACGTTGAAACAGGAAGATTTGGCCCTGGTATGATGGCAAAGAATGATGTAACATTGAATCTTAATGAACACACATTGGAAGTTGATACAACCGGTGATTTCGCAAGTATTCTTGCAAGAGGTTCACAAACTGTCACTATCAAGGGTTCTGGTACAAACAGCAAGATTGTAAACAATGGCAATGGTAAAATCCTTTGGGTAGCAAGCACAAGTGCAACTGCCAACATTCAAAGCGGTAATTTCATAGGTAATGGTGATGCACCTGAGTTAATCTACTGTGAGACAGGTACTATCAACATCACAGGTGGTACATTCAGAAACAGTAGTGAGGACAAGAGATACTTGCTTAACTGTAAAGATGCTAATTTCCAAGCAGGTACTGCCAATATTATTGTAAGTAGTGCAAGTACAACAAGCGGACCAAAATTCTATGACTTTGACCCAAGTAACAATCCTGAAGGAGAAGGCACTAGTTATGTAGCAGAAGGTTGCCACGTGATTTCATCTGTTGTTACAGAAGACGGTGTTAATTACACTGTTTATACAGTTGTTAAAGATGCATAATCTAAAATTACGATAAAATAAAGAGGGACAGTCGAAATTTATTCTTCTGTCCCTTTTTCTATCATACTTCTTTTTGTTTTTCCACGTCCTATCTGTGGCTACAAACTGTCCTCCGCCGTTGCGTTCAAACTGTAACTCACGGTTGGCTTTTCGGAAAGATTTCCAAACATCTTTTGAAACATCATTTGTCTTCATTGATATGCCGTTTTAAATTTTCAATTATTAAAGGATTATATATCTTGTAATAAATATGTTTCATTCTTTTGTTGTCTACAATTTTAATGCCATAAAGTTCCTTTATAAATTCAGCAAATTCACTTGATTTGGATGGCTTAAATCTAAAAACACCCTTGTCTTTAAACAAATCGTAATCTTTATTTTGTGCCAAAATCTTTTCAACTAATTTGGTTTTCTCTTTTCCAAAGAGATTGTTCATCTTCTGGAAATACGGCATTTCATTTAAGAATATTGGGTGAGCATTTTCTGAATTTCCATTAATACTTAGATGCTCTTCAAAGTGTTTTTTGAAATTATCAAGCGTATTGTTATTAATAATCACATGGTCATCAGCAAACATATCCCAAGTAAGTGAAGTTTCGGAAATGTGGTTTGAAACATTGTCAGTTAATGGTCTTACTATGTAATAGCACTCACCACCAAGGTCTTCAATGGCTTTACGTTCATTAGGAAATCTGACATCATCAACAACAACTGTTTTACCTTCATTAAGATATTTCTTTATATCTTTAACCATACATTCAACATGCCAAGATGGGTTATAACGACGGATGCAATCAGTTCCAATGACTTGCAATACCTGTCTTACATTGTTGAATTTAATTCCAGCAATTTCCTTTTTAATATATTTTATCTCAATTCCCGTCCACTTATGTATGGTATCGTACCACTGATAACTTGGGTGTAGAAAGAAAACATATCCATTATCTTTACGTTCATTTAGCTCTTCAAGAGTATACCCAAGTAATTCACAACAAATATATTTCAAATAATTTGCCGCTGTTACAATTACACCATCATATTTCTCTTTGACAATTTCAGATAAAACCCCCTTGCCGGCACGTTTTCTGCCACAAAAACCTATAAGTTGAGACATAATATTTTAAATTAAACTTCTTCGTAATCTTCGTTATTTGTATCATCAGATGCTGCAATTTCAGTCTCAATTGTTTCATCAAGATTGTCAATTGTACGTATTTCTTTTAATATCTTCGAAAGGCTTACAGTATCCTTTTCGTAAGATTTTGTATCTTTTTCATGCTCCGCAAAAATATTACTAACCTTTACATCACGTACATTTTTCTTAATGCCTGCCATTAACAATACATTGTCATCAAAAGAAAAACCTTCCTTTATAAGGGAAAATATCTCCCTTTTGCCGATAGACAATACATCATTTACTGTTTTGCCTTTATGCTCACCTTTTGCTATTACAGAGTTGATATTTAAAACCATATAGTATTTTCAAAAATAATTAACTTTAAATAGTAGTCACAAGTTTAAAAGTTTTAGTGAACTGCCATTTTATTTGGTAAGTTTCGAAAATAATCGTTATATTTAATAATAAAAGGATTGCCTACCAATGATACAGATGCGCTAAGATTATATGCCTTGTACATTGTAGAATAGGCAACCTTTTATTTTCCCCTAACTATTAAGCAGCTTGTTTAACTTTTGACTGGTAAGCAGAAACCATATCAGCTGTGATGTTAAGTTTCACCTTTTCCTCATTGTAACCACCGTAGTCAAACATAATATCAGCAAGCAATTTATCAAGAACACCACGCAAGCTTCTAGCACCGGTTTTCATTTCATATGCTTCCTTAGCAACAATATGCAAAGCATCATCATCAAATGTTAGTTCAACATTATCAATCCAAAACAGTTTCTGAAACTGTTTAATAATTGAATTTTTAGGCTCAACAAGTATCTGATAAAGTTGTTCTTCTGTTAAAGGCTTAACATGCGTAATCAACGGAAAACGGCCTATAATTTCAGGAATCAAGCCATATTTCTTTAAATCATCCGAAGTAACATCTGAAAGCAAGTCTTCTTCAACTTCATTGTCCTTTGCAATTGAATTAAAGCCAATTGTTTTTTTGTTCTTGCGTTTCTCAATAATCTTTTCCAAACCATCAAATGCACCAATGCCGAAGAAAAGAATATTTCTTGTATCTACAGGAATGCATTCCTGTTCCGGATGCTTACGTCCACCATTGGGCGGTACATTGACAATTGTACCTTCAACAAGTTTCAAAAGTGATTGCTGAACACCTTCACCACCGACATCACGTGTTATTGACGGATTTTCGCTCTTTCTTGAAAGTTTATCAAACTCATCGAAGACAATAATTGCATGCTGTGTGGCTTGCACATTGAAGTTGCAGCTTCGCAATGCACCAAGAACCGCATTCTCGACATCATCACCAACATATCCAGCACTTGAGAGGCTACAGGAATCCTGTATATAAAACGGTATATTCAGATGCTTTGCGAGAAGTCTTAGCATATAAGTTTTCCCACTTCCGGAATTTCCAAGTACAATACAATTAGTCTTTTCAATTTCAACATCTTGATATGGATTATCCTCAATATATTGTGTATAACCATAGATGTTATCCATAAAACGTTTATAATGGTTATAAACAGCAACGGATATATACTTCTTGGCTTCTTCTTGGCCAATTACATACTGATTAAGATAATCATAAAGGTATTTTGGCGTGACCTTATTCATAATGTCACGCATTTGTGCCTTTATTTCCTTAATCTCTTCTTGAGTTACCTCTTCATTTGTTGTTTTTTTTGCCATACAATAATATTACATTTATTTTTTCGGATGCAAAGGTACTAATTATTTTTCTTATAACAAAATTTTCCTATATTTATTTTTATAGATTTTGCTATTTTTAACATTTAGGCATGAATATAAGACGAAACATAAGTGAAATAAGGGGTTTTCACGGTACTTCTTATGACTTTAATAAGTTTAATCATAAAAAGTATCTTGATACAGGTGACGGCTCTCAGGAGTTCGGTTGGGGCACTTATGTTACAGATAATTCTGAAATAGCAAGTGAATATGCTGACCGTTCAAAAGAAGCAAATACAGGTTCATATGATAAAAATAATGAACGTATAACAACAGAAAAGTTAATATCAATAGCCAATAATACTATTAGTGATGAAAATATTACAAATGACATTATCAATAATTTACGTATGATAATGTATACTACAAAAACTATTGATGCAAATACAATAGAGGCAGAGAAAAATAAATTCATTTCAAAATACAGTGAAAATACCAATGAGATAAATTCTTTTTTCAACGTACTGTCAGAAATGGAACCACGTCTTTCAAAAGCAAAATCATATGTATATGAGGTTGAAATACCGGAAAACGATGGCAGTAACTATATTGAATGGTATAATTCAGTTAATGATGAAGTTAAAGGAAAAATATTAAAAGGATTGAATTTCCTAAATACCAAATATCGTAACAGATTTGAGGGTATAACTGAGGGAATAATTGAGGGAATAAATAGTGGAGAAGAACTATATGACCGTTTAACATCTTTATTAGGCTCTCCAAAAGCAGCATCGTTATTCCTATTGAATATGTGTGGAATAGAGGGCATTGTCTATCCAATAGGCACTGTTTTTGGTTTTGATGGCGAGGAAGGAAATAATTATGTTATATTCAATGCATCTGCTGTTAAAATAATCAATAAGACAATTAGTGAAGGTAAAATAATGAATTTAAACGAATGGAAACCATCATTTTTTGATGAATTACCGGAAAAAATAAAATTGTATCATGGAACTGATATAATGGCTTTGAATGACATTATTGAGGAAGGTACAATATGTGCACTGCGTGGTAGGAAAAGAAGTGAAACCTACGGTGTGAATTGGTTTAATACAAAAATGACTGATAATTTTGGACATGGCAGTATTTTTTCGATAGAAGTACCAAAGGAAGACTTCAATAACGGTAAGTTTAAATTCATGAATAACAGTGATGTTACATCATGGGATAATGAAATCCCCATTGCTGATTATAATTTCAGAATAGAGAAAATTGGTGGATTTAACGAAAATGCTTTCAGAAACCTATTTGAAAGAGTCAACGGGGATATTTTTGAATGGGTTGAAAGATTAAATAGAATAAATCATGAGTTCAATGAGTATATGATGACTGTTGATTATCCTGTTGTCATGTATTTGATTAAACAGTTATTCGGTGATGAAGTATTAAGAAAAGAGGGTATTATTGAATCTAAACTGTATATTAATGAGGTAGATGCAAGTGATGTCAGTCTTTCATCATTTAAGGTAAAAGATGAACTGAACGATAAGTTTTGGATAAACGACAAACTTAATTCAAGGGTAAGAGAGAAACTGCTTGACATTGCGGATGACTTCATCGATGAATTGTCAATACCTAATTTAAAACCAAAGGATATTGTATTCACTGGCTCATTGGCAAATTACAATTGGTCGAAATATTCAGATATTGATGTACATATAATTGTAAGTTTTAAGGACATTTATAAGAAAACAGAACTGATTGATGACTATTTCAAATCTAAAAAGGAAATATGGAACCAAACGCATGATAAACTTAAAATCTACGGTTATCCTGTAGAAGTGAGTGTTGAGGATTATGATGAACCCGGAGTATCTTCAGGTGTATATTCTTTGACAAAAAACAAATGGGTTACAGAACCGTCTAATTTTGATGACGCTAAACTTAATGAAAAGTATATAAAGGAGTTCTCCGCCAAAATAATGACGGATATTGATAATATTGAAACTAAAATAAACAAGGAAACAAGTAATTCAAGACTTGAAGAACTTGGTGAGAAAACCATGAAGATATTCAAACGTTTGAAGAACATGCGTAAGGAAGGTTTGGCAAGAAGTGGAGAAATGTCAAGTGGCAATATCATATATAAATTATTGAGACGCATGAACTATCTTGATAAAATTTGGGATATAATTAATAATACATATAATAAAATAAACTCTATTAAATGACTTTATTAAAAGCATTAACTATTTATTATTAAAATAACTAATTAGTTTGAAAAAATAACATGAGTAACATTTATGATGAACAACTTAAGAGGATGAAAGACCTTATGGGTTATGGCATTAATGAGTCTACCGCAAGAGGTTCACAATCCATAGTTGAATATAAAACAGAAGGTGCTGATGGTAAAACATATGGTATTATCCGTGAAGGTAAAAAATTCTACATTAAAGTAGCACCGAAGAAAGATACCGAGGTAATTGCTGAAGATTTTGACTACATCGGCGGTTTCATGAACAAAAAGAGTAATGAATATCTCACTTATCCAATGGCTTCAAAACAGTTGGAACTTAAACTTATGTCAATTAATGAGGCATGCAGTGTAAAAAAACCAATAGTAACTGAAGGCGTTAAAACAGAGGCTGCTGAATGGCAAGTAAATGAAACTAAGGAGATGAGACATGAACTTGACCGTTTCAATGAGATTATGAATAATGTAAGCACTATCCTTAAAGAGGATAAGACCAATGGCTTTACAATGAACCATACTCTCCCAGAAGCACCTGCACAGAATCCATCAGACAAAAAGGTTAATGCCCCTTTCACCGACACAGCCGTCGCAAAACTTGACAAGGATTTGAAGGAAACTGAAACAAATCCTGAGAAGGCCGGTGGTCCTTATACTGAGGATGGTGAGGCTTCAAATGAAGATATGAAGTCTGATAAGAACCCAAGTGAGAAAGGTAATGGCGGTGATACATATTCTGAGAAGCCTCAGTATGTAGAAACAGGTGTTGCCGGTGAGCATCCAAAGGGTGGAAAAGTTGTAAGAGTTGAATCAAAGGATGGCCGTACTGTTATTTTGACAGAAGCACAAGTTCTTGCATGGAATAAGTCAAAAGATTTCATGGACAAGACAAATGGAACTAATATTGGTAGTTCTGCACCTTATATAGACCAAGTTGATGACAACCAAAGCAATCAAGGTGAATCTGATGCAGAGCCTATACATGAGGAAGCTAACGTAGTACACAATACTGACAATCAGAACTCTCCAACACCAGGTACAAACGAAAAGGGTGATAGCGCACCTTTCACAGATAAAGTGAATGAGGAAGTAGTTGATGTAAATGATGTTGCAGGTATGGGCGATGATGATATTGAAGTTCCTTTCCCTGAAGTTGAAGGTGACGGTGCTTACAATGAGTTCGAGCAGGACTATAATGAGTGGTTAGACAGCCAAGAACAACCATCTAATGGCGAGATTTCACTTGATATAGAAGAGCCACTTGATGACAATGGTGAATATATCGATGACCTCGACCCATCATTGGTTGACATTGGTGAAGTACCTTACGAAAGCATTAACCGTATTGTAAACCGTATAACAGAAGCCGTTCTTAATGACTTCGGTAAGCATCCTGCTTATCAGAAAAAGCCTATGACAACACCCCCTAACAAGGAGATAGATAAATTCGGCAAGGATTGGAATGATGATTCTGCTAAGGGCGAAAAACCATTCGGTATACAGATTGGTGACTCTGCGCCATTTACTGACGAAGTAATTGATAAACTCACAGACGCTATTATGAAACGTATCGATGGCGATAAAAAAAAAGATTAACTGAAAGAAAAGTCATAAAGTTGCCATCTCAGCCGGAAATCCCGGCTGAGATGGCAGAGCCACCGATGGATAATCAGCCACCTATGATGGATGATGAAGGCGATGACTTCCCACAGATGGATGCTAATATGGGTGATGCTCAAGGAAATGGTGAAAACCCATTTGATACAAATTTCGATGCAGGTGTCGAAGCTAATGAAGAAACAGACCCTAAAAAGTATATCCAACAGTTAACTGGTAAACTAAGTCAGTCACTACGTTCTTATAATGAAAACTTACCTCAACCTGATGCTGACCTTGACAAATATGTTGCTGGTATGATTGTCAAACAAGCAATTGAAGGACTTTCACCTGAAGATACAAATGATATCTTGAACAACATAAAAGGTGATGAAACAGAGGAAGTTCCTGAACAGCCACAAAGTGATATGTCTCAGCAAGACATGAACCAACAACCACCTATGGACAATAACGAACTGAATAACGATAACAATATGGAAATGGGTGAAAGCGTTGCTAAGTCTTATAAAGACAAACTTGATGAGATATTCAACCAAGTGATGCAGGATAATGATGAAGAAGGGGAAATGCAAAAACCTATCACTAATATAGGCTATAAGAAAAAACCTTTTACTTCACCTAATTTCAAATAAAAGATAATGCCTCCAATATTATATGGGGGCATTTTTAATAATAATTACTCCATATTTATTTATATAATTGTGCAATCATGAGAACAATCAAGATAACAGAGGAACAAAGACGTTATGCTTTGCAAGAAGGAATTACACTTAACGCTGATGTAGATGCTGCCGGTGGTGATGTTAAGAAAGCAGTTGATACTACCAAGCAGCAAGCCCAGAAATCAGGCGTTGACCTTAAAAAGGCGACAATACAGATACCGCCATCAAATGAGGGCAAGGTAATTACTAAGAAAGACTTAATTGAAAGCCGTCTGAAGAAATTCCAAAAGCATTCAGAATATTATAAACTTAGTGAGTTTGTAAAACGTCTTGGTAAGAAAAACGTCAACGAGGATTTAACAAATACCCAAATAAGAAATATTACAGGCATTCATGATGATGATATGCTAAATGCTGCTGTGGAAACAGAACGCCAAGAACAACTTGAAAGTAACATTTGGCGTTCAATCACAAAACTTGCAGGTGGAAACCCACGTAAGACACCATTTGAATTTGCACAACTTGTACAAATGCTTAAACAGAATTATGGCATGAAATACGCAGGTAAAGACGATAATAATGAATGCCATACATTTACTGATGGTACAAACCGTCTTGACATTTTCCCAACAACCTATTATCCAAAACAAGGAACAATAACTCTTTATAATATGCATGTCTATTAAATCATGTTAGAACTGCCAAAGCACATACTCAAGTCATTAGAAACAAATAAAACATCACTTGGTGAACATCCTTCATACCCACCTGAGGAAGAAGAGAAGTTCATCATAAATGCCGTTGCCAATAAGTTTACTAAAATAACCGATAATATGGAGATTACTGATATTAATCAGTTGAAAACCGAATTGGGAAGACTTATTTCAACATGTAAAAACATTGAGGCAAAAAACAAGTCTGCTTTGGAGCAACTATGCATGACAATAGTAACAGAACTTTTCAGCATTCCTGAAGATACTATACAAATTGATGTTGAACTTGTTGATGAAGTCAATGATGATAATCAGAGACTAATTCCAGAAAAAACAACTGATTTCAGTTTTGATAGCATTCAAGATATGAATTACCTTAGTGGGGAAATATATAAAAGACGTATGCTTAATGCTCTTGTAACAGGTGCAGCTATGTACTATTCCAAAAATATTTCTTCATATATCAAGGAACTTTTCGAAATAGACGATGAATTGCCATCATTGTATAAGAAAATCATTAAATATAATGAAATACTCTTGTTCTTCGAAAAAGATAAACTGAAAGAAGATAATGAAATAACAGAAGCCGGTAAAGTGGATGTTACTATGAGTATGCCACAAAATATGGTTACAATCAAAGCAGAAGGCATCATATTCCCAGTACTTCTTAACGAAACTATAAAAGGTGTACTTGAACTTGCAATTGCACACGGATTACCAGAGAATAGAGAAAAGGCTGAGTATGTTATCAAAAAATCTGATTTCAAATTGGCAGAATTGTGGGATATGAGACTCGGTTCTACCTTGTGGGATATTATAGTAGCACAAATGTATGATTTGGGCACTGTTGAACCAAATTTCTTCCTAATGACATTATCTGAACTACCATCAGAAGAATTTAATGAGTGCCTTAGAGAAATATTTGCTAAAACAAAACAAGGTAGGGAAATACTTGATGATATTATCAGAAAAATATTATCCGAAAAGGATAAGGATGAATTTAATGACTTTATGCAACAGACAAATGCAAACCATCAAATTGAAGATGAATATTATACAAGCGAGGAACTGCTTGCTGACTGCATAAATGAAAGTATTGAACCTAATAATAACATACTTGATTGGTTTAGAGGTAGTAAAGTAACAGACAAATATGGCAATCCACTTTTGCTTTATCATGCCCATAGTGATAATGGAGGATTTTATGATAGTGGATTGGTATTCTATACAACTGATGAAGACTATGCATCAGAATTCGGCGATGAAATAGATGCAGGATATCTGAAATTAATGAAACCATATGTCACAAAGGATGGGATACTGAGGAAAGATGATGACTCAGTTGTTATGTTTGAAGGTGAACCTGCGGCAGTGGGCTATCTAGATTCAATACCCGAAGAAGACTTGGACTACTTTATGTCTAATTATGATGGTGTGATTTCTGAAAACGGATATATGGTGGTGTCATTTATAGATGGGAACTTTAAAAAAGTAAAATAACTTGGTTAACTCGTATGAGGCCACCTGTAAATCAAAAACCAAAAAAGTAATTTTTATTATTTAAAAAATAAGTGCTATTTATATAAATTTAAATAATAGTGCTTATTTTTTTTTATATATGAGTAAACAAAGTGAATATATAAAATGCTATCAAGATAAATCGAGGATTTACTTTATCGAAAATTATCTTTACACATTCAATGCTATGGAACGTAGTGAAGTTCCGTTCTTATTATTCCCAAGACAAAAGGAATATTTAAGGGCGTGTGCAGAGGATAATGAAGTTGTAACCGTAAAATGCCGTCAGTCAGGTATTTCTACTGTTTCTGCTGCATACATCTGTGGGCAATGTGCATTTGCCGATAAGAAGTCACCGGAAACCATACTGTGTATAGCAAACAAACTTGACCAAGCAATTGAATTGACAAATAAAATTGTTAATTTTCTCGACCAGGTTCCAAGATGGATGTGGGGTGGGGATTATTATTCACCTGACCCGGATAATCCCAAAAATCTTAAGTCAATTTACGTAAAACGTAATAAAAACTACATTGAGCTTTTTAACGGCTGTAAAATTTACGCACGTGCATCCGGTCCTCACTCTGCACGTGGTGTCAGTAGTACTACCATACTTTGTCTTGACGAGGCTGCGTTCTTGGCTGATTCTGTTGCTGCATATACGAGTGCCAGAGCATCTCAGTCTGCTGTCGAAAACCCAAAATGCCTGATGATTTCAACTCCTAACGGTAAAGACCCACTATATTATAAAACCTATTCGCAAGCATTAAGGGGCGAGAATAATTTCAGAATTGTTGAATTTAAGTTCTATCAAGACCCACGTTATAACCGATATCTTAAATGGTATAAGAAAGATGAAAAAACCGGAGAGATTCTATGGGATGAAGACCCTGTAATAGATAAGAAAGGTAATATTGAATATAATGAAGAGAGGTGGAAGAATCTTGAAAAGAATGGATGGACACCAACTTCACCTTGGTTCGAGGATATGTGTAAATCATTCAATAATGATGAACAGATGATTGCACAAGAGTTGCTTGTTTCGTTCCTCGGTTCTTCGGATAACGTTGTACCACCGGAAGTCATTGAAATGCATCAGAATGAAAATGTTATCCAAATAACCCCGGATTGGCCGTTAAAAGACCAACTTATCGCAGAAACATGGATATGGCAAGACCCAATTCCGGGACACCGTTACATCGTATCAGTAGACCCTTCATCCGGTAGTGGTGAAGATAGAACTGCAATTGAAGTGATTGATGTGGATGCTATCGATGAAAACGGAGCACCATTCTTTGACCAAGTACTTGAATATAATGGAAAAATAAACGGTGAGGAAATTGCCGGTTTGGTGGATAGGTATGGACGAATCTATAATGATGCATTAGTAGTTGTTGAAGCCATCGGTGGATATGGTGATGCTGTTATTCTAACATTAATGAATCTTGGGTATCCTAACTTGTATTATGATGAAAATGCATTGAAGAACTATACATTGAAAGTAGCCGCTTCAAAGTTCAATAAAAAGGCTGGCGAAGCATTGCCTGGTTTCAGAAGTAATGGTTTACGTATTCAGATGATTTCGAACTTCGTTGAAATGCTTAAAAACAATTCATTCAGGGTTAGAAGTACACGTGTTATTAGCGAATTGGAGACTTGGGTATTTAAGAACGGAAGACCGGACCACCAAGATGGAAGCCATGATGATTCACTTACATGTCTTGCTATGGGGTTGTTCATTGCTGTATTCTATATGTTACGTAATGAAAAGGTTAAACAAAAGGACACACAGATTGTTAAATCATGGTATGTCAATAACGGTAACAATTCAGATTACAGAAGTAGTAAACTTGAAGATAAAGTTGTAATGTCATCGCCTAAGAAAATGCCATTTTACAGCAGTGTACAAATGGAGAAGAAAGAAAAAGCAAGATTTGAGGCAATGTTATTACTTGGTGGGTTTCGGAAAAAGAAATAGAGCAGACATAATTTGTCTGCTTTGTTATTTTGTAGTGCCTTGAAAAACAATACTTTCTTGTCTATATTTATATTAAATAGGATTGTAAACAATGCCAACAAAACCAACGATATTTCAAAAGTTGACAAATATATTGTCAAACAGTAGCGATATACAGACGGCTGTCAAGAAAGTAAATTCATATGGAATTGACGGTTCTGATATTCTTTTCAGAACAAATAATAAAGAAGAATATGACAGTAAGCTTAAACAATTAAAACAACAGCATCTTCTTGCAAGGCAATGGAAAAAGGCTAATTACGAATTAACCAACAAGTCACTTGCCGGATTGAATGAGGTTAAGATGATGTATAGGGATGCAGACTTAATGGACTGTTTCCCTGAGATTGGTGCTGCACTTGATATACTGTCAGAGGAAACAAACTATATTCCGAAGAATGGTTTTTTGGTAAATGTCACTTCAAAATCAGAACGTGTAAAATCCATATTACAGGATTTGCTTGTAAATAGACTTCAAATTAACATCATGTTACCTATGATATGCCGTAGTATGTGTAAGTATGGTAATACATTCATGTTACTTGACATTAATGAGGAAAATGGTGTTGTAAATTGGAGGCAATTGCCTGTTTATGAAGTTGAACGTTATGAAAATGGTATGGAAAACCCATATGTAGGTGCTTATCAGAGTTTGAATAACATTGATTTAAACCAAACTGATGCAACTAAATTTGTATGGGTAGGGCAAAATGAATTTATACCATATCGAAATTGGCAGATTGCACATTTCAGATTGCTTTATGATTCATTACTATTGCCATATGGTGTATCATATCTTAATAAGGCAAGAAGGCATTGGAGAATGTTATCAATGATGGAAGATATGATGCTTATATATCGTCTTGAACGTTCTATCGAAAGACGTGTATTCAAGGTTAATGTTGGTACAATAAGTGATGAAGATGTCCCTGCATTTGTGGAAGATATTGCAAATAATTTCAAGAGAACACCAATTATTGACCCAATGACCGGCCAATTGGATTTAAAGAAAAATATCTTGAATGTATCTGAAGACTTCTTTGTGCCTGTACGTGATTCCAATGAAAGCAGCCCGATTGAGACACTTCAGGGTGCTCAGAATATGACAGCAATGGATGACATTAAATTCGTACAGAATAAGGTTTGTACAGCATTAAGAATACCAAAATCATATTTGAATTTTGAAGAAACAACCGGTGATGGTAAAAACCTTTCTTTGCTTGATGTAAGGTTTATGAGAACTGTAAACAGAATACAGCAGGCATTGTTAATGGAATTGAACAAGATATGTATTATTCATCTTTATTTGTTAGGGTTTGAGGATGAACTGACCAATTTCAATCTTACAATGAATAATCCATCTTCTCAGGCCGAAATGCTTGAATTAGAGAATATGGCTAAGAAAGTTACAACTGCTAAAGATGCTATTTCTGATGCAGGTAATGGTATTCAGCTTATGTCTTGGACAAGGGCTTGTAAGGAAATCATGGGTTGGTCAGACAAAGAAATTGAAGAAAACCTACAAGAAATCAGGCTTGAAAAGGCATTGGCTGCTGAATTGGAGAAGACTTCACAAATTATCAAGAGGACTAAGATATTTGACAAGGTTGATAACATTTATGGCGAAGCCGGTGCTGAGTATTCAGAAGCAGCTCCGGGAGAGGAAGGTGAAGAAGGTGGAATGCCCGGAGGTGGCGGCGGTGGTTTCGGAGGAAGTGCTGTCGAAAGTGAAGACTTTGATTTCGGTGATGAAGAAGGTGAAGAAACCGGTTCAGAAGGTGAGATGGATATGAATGCTGCTGCCAATGAGATTGGTGGAGAAGAAGCAGGAGGTTCTGAAGAAGCCTCTGGCAGTGAAGGTGAAAGTTCCACAATGGGTGAAACCTTTATGAGAAACCTTTTGAAAAACACAATTAATGAACAGAAGGAAATACAGAAGGATATTATTAGAAAAAGCAAGAACTATACCAATAAACTTGCAAAAAAGAGAAAAGAATACTATCAGAATAAGTCACGTATAAACGAAAATGTTCCAATTTACCAAAAGAATTTCCTTATTAATGAAGATTTGGACAATATGGTTAAGCAATTGGAAAAATTAAACAAATAAAGACACCTATTTATTTAATAAAAGAGAATACAATGGCAGAATTTAATGATACATACCGCAAGGCAGGAATACTTATGGCAAGTGCCTTGAAAAAATATGAATCCGGTGATATAGAAGGTGGCAACAGAGACCGCCAAATGGCCAATGAAATGTATGACAAGGCTGAAGCACAAGTAGATGCAACTGCTATGCTTTATGGAGAAAACCGTAATTTCGGTACTATCTATAAGGTATTTGAAAGTAATACGGCCAAACTTTTCAATAATAAGGCTGATAGACACAAGATTAATAAAGTAGTGAAACTTATTAAGGAAGATAAGACCCTTAATAAGGAATTCGGTGTATATAAGACATTGGTTTATGCAGAGTCTGTAAAAAATGCCGATGCATATGTCAATGAGGTCGTTTCTCTTATACGCCCAATGGATAAAAAGAAGATTGTTGAAGCCAACCAGAAACTTATTGACCTTATCCGTAAGGAAGGCATAAATGAAATGGTGGAAATAAGTGATGAAGATGCAAAATTGTTTGAAGCAGTTGAATACATCCTTCTGAATGGAGAAAAACTTTCAAATGTGAACGAATATATTGAAGCAAAGAAATGTATCAAGGAACATATAGAAAAAAATTGCATCTATGTTGATACAGATAAGAAAAATATCGATGAGGTTTTTAACAACGGTGTAAAGGAAATACAAGAAGCATTCAATACAAAACTCAATAATAATGAGAAAATGCTTGTAGAGAAACTTTCAAGAGTTGAAAACAAAGAGGCATATTTTGATATGGCTAAACTTGATGCATTGAAAGCACTTAATTCACAACTTGAAGAATGTGAAGGCGAAAATAGGGAAAACCTTCAGAGGATAATCGAAAACGTAACCAAGAAAGCATTTAATGAAGATAAGTTTATTGCTGATGCTGCTGAATTTAGGGAAATAAAAAACACCTTAATCACGGAAGAAACAATGTCAAATGCATTAGTACAGACATTGGCAACAGAACTTGCTAAAAGTTACAGAGGTGAACCATCAAGAAATAGAGATTGGATAATCGGTGAAATATCCTATAATACGTCTGATAGCGTCGATGCTGCCAAGATAGTTAAGGATGTAATGGATTTATCCAAGAGATATAATCCGGAAGATGTTGGCTATATGGTAGTTAGCAATATGATGGCTGACAAATATAGAGGCTGGTGGAACGAAAGTGAAGAACATGGAGTAAATGAAGGATATACACCATCAGATTCATTTGAAGGGTATGCAGTAGATGATAACGGTGGAATGTTACCTATTAATAATCTGAAAATGATTGTAACTTTTGCTGCAACGCATCCAGAATATTTCGACCAACTTCCGTCTGAGATTAAGCAATCAGTTGAGGATGCACGTAAATATTTTGAAGAACATCCGGATATAGATTGGGAATTACAAAAATAAACATTAAACAACATACAACAAATGAAATATACATTAACCGAATCACAACTACAGGGGATGATTAGAAAATGCATTAAGGAATGCATTAATGAGCGTAAACAAAAAGAAGAAAAGAATAAAAAGGTGGACACTATCATTAGCGAAACAATTAAAAGAGTGATAAATGAAAGTAATGATGGACTTTTTGATGTCTATACGTCTGATAATGGAAAACCAGTATTTGTATCATATGGGGGCAATTTTTATCAGTTACCAAATGAAATGATTAGTATGCTTAGAGAGTTAGGTACAAGAAATGGAAGGGTTAATTTCCTTAACGCACTCAGTAATGTTCGTCCAACTAATGTTGATGTGACTAAACTTAAAGGCTTCGGTTATAAAAATCGTTCATTTAATGCTAATGCATTCTAAAAACAATGGATATATATTATTTAATCAGTCAATTAGATTGACTGATTTTTTTTTTATAAAAAAAAACTTGTGTTAAAATTTGTTAATTTGTAAAAAAAATAGTATCTTTGCAACGTATTATTTGGTTAATATATGAATACAGAGAATAAAAGAACAGCAAAGGAGTATAAATTATCATTTGATAATCATTTTAACATACAGTCAAAGTATGGCGCATTGGATAAAAATAATCCAGAAATATTACATATACGTTCAAAAGCAACCATTACACCATCAGTTAATAAAAAGGATTTTTCAGAGGACATAATTTTCTTAAAAAGGGAATTTGAAAAAAATGTTAAACAAACATTGATTAATTCATATGACTTTGAAAATAAACATATATGCTCAATAGAAATGAGTGAAAACGGTATTGCATTTGGTAAAAAAAGCCATGTGAAATATGACGTATATATTAAACCGAAATTTCAAAAGAAATTAAAGGAATACAATAATGATATACTGAGATTAGTATATAATTTTAACCTGAATTTAACTGAACTTTTGACAAATTGTGAAATAGAAATCATTGGTTGATTAATTATTTAAGTCCAAGAATATATTTATAATATATTGAATAGACTATTCACAAATGAGCAAAATATATAATAAGGAGCAACTTGTAGAGATTAAGAAAGGGCAAACAGGTTATGGCCTTCTTATCGAAAATGATGGCCATATTATTGGCAAACCAGATGTGATTAATCAAATTAAGGAAGATATTGATAATCACCATAAGTTTGTCATACCTGATGATTTTATTGTTTCAGCAGTTTTCCAAAAATACGGAATTAAAAATGCAAACGGAAGAATTTATCCGGAAGCAATATTGAAAAGAGAAGTTGAGAAATATATGAATACAAGAGTGGCAATGCATAATGCAATTGGTGCGTTAGACCATCCATCTTCGTCAACATTATCAGGCCATGATGTATCACATAACATATTGGATTTGAGATGGGAAGGACATACTTTGGTCGGAGAAATGAAACTTCATCTTTCACCAGGCTATAAACAATACGGTATTTGCTCTACAAGTGGAGACTTAGCCGCTAATATGATTTTAGACGGTATTCTTATCGGCGTTTCATCAAGAGGCGTAGGAAGCGTTGAGCAAAAATTTGGAACAACATTAGTATCAGATGATTATGAATTGCTGTGTTGGGACATTGTTATGGAACCAAGCACCAATTCGGCTTATATCAAAATGAATGCCAAAGAGTTAGAGCCTTTTATTGAAAGTAATACTATAAATCAAAAAAACGAAATGTTATCTGAAAAAATTGATAAAATTAATAAAATTTTGTGTAATTAATTAATAAAAAATAATAAAACTTTTTGATAAAATATTTATATAGGCTATGAAAATAGCCTATTTTTTGTAGTTTTTAAACATAACAATATATTTATAATTAAAATAATTGAATAAAATTTTATTCCTAATGGAAAACAATATCAGAAGTGAATATATCAAGAATCTCGTAGAGGATAAAGAGAGATTGACACAGAAGTTTGAAGAGACTACCAAAAACACATTGCAAAATGTTGTTGAGGAAAGTATCAACAAGCAATTGCGTCAGTTGATTTCTGAAGCCAACGATGATTACGAAGTGGAAGAGGTTGACACTGAAACTGATGACACTGTTACAAGTGATACCGAAAATCCTGTTGATGCAGACACCGCTGAAACTGATGATGCAACACCTGCTGAAGGTGATGCCGAAGTTGATGCTGAGGTTGATGCAGCAGGCACTGAAGGTGGCGAAGATGATGCTACAGGTGAAGATGTATGGGGTGGTCTTGAACAGTTCAAAGGTGATGACGGTGAATATGACCTGACAAGTATGGATAAGGACGATGTTATCAAGGTTCTTAAAGTAATGGGTCCGGAAGACGGCGTAAGAGTTCTTAAAAACGATAATGGAACTGTTACATTGCAAGATGACGAGACCGAAAAGGAATATGTAATTGACATTGATGGTTCTACCGGAAGCAGTGAAGCAAAAGATGACGACACTGTTGAGGATGAATACACTATTGAACTTGATGGTGATGAAACTACCGACGAGTGCAATGTGCCAAATGGTAAGAAAGTCAATGAAGGTGAAGTGAACCTTGGTTATACCGATAACTATCAGAAACAGACGGCTATGACAGTTGACAGTAACAAGGAAACTGCAAATAGCAAAGACACTTACTCTATGGATGCCGGCGTACCAACAGGTACTGAAAAGCCTTGGGCGGGTCCGAAAGGCAAAGACAAACCATTTGAGAAAAAGGTGAATGAAGGTGAAACATGCGGAAAGTGCGGTAAAAACCCATGTGAATGCTCTGAGCAAGAAGTTAATGAAACAATGACTTCTACTGAGAACAGTGCCAATGCAAGAGGTACAGGTATGACACATGCCAATACCAACAGCCATCAGAAGTTCGCAAGAAACGGACATGTAGGCGGCGTAGAAACAAGAGGCACAGGCGAGGGTTATCAGCCAGCAACTAACGAAAGCATTGACCGAATCAAGAGACAAGCCAACGCAATCTTCAAGGAGAATGCAGAACTTAGAAAAATTGCTGAAGGCATTAAATCTAAACTTGAAGAGGCAATCATCGTAAATTCCAGCCTCGGAAGCATAATCAAGTTGATAACAGAACATACAACTACTCCCGAAGAGAAAAAGGATATTGTTAAACGTTTTAATAATGTTAAGACCATCAATGAAAGTAAAGCACTCTATAATACAATAGAGAACGAACTGAAAAAGACTAATAAGGTTAATAACACAAGCGAAAATAAGCTTGATGGACAATTGGCCGAGTCAAAGAAAACAAAGTTGGTTGAAACAACAATGTACCAGTCAGCAGACCTTTCAGCTACTATCAGCCTGATGGAAAGACTTAACAAAATGTAAAATGTTGAAGTTTTGACACTTAACTGATATTTATAATTAAAATAAATAAGAAAATAGTATAAAAACATATGCGTGAATTACTTACAAGCGGCGCAGTTGGTTCTATCGAACTTAACGCCCAAAAGAAAATTAGAGAAGACATCCAAGAAAGATGGCAGAAGCTCGGACTTGTAAACGGTCTCGAAGGCCATATCATGGAAACCGTTTCTACTCTTTATGAGAACCAGGCAAAGCACCTCATTTATGAGGCCACTGCATCAGATAACTCAGGCTCTTTCGAGACTGTTGTATTCCCATTGATTAGACGTGTGTTTAGCAAACTGCTTGCCAACGATATTGTTTCAGTTCAGGCAATGAACCTTCCTATCGGTAAGTTGTTCTTCATCAAGCCTGTAACCTCAGAGCGTGATTGGAACTTTGCATCTGATACCCAGATTACTGATGGTGATACTGGCCGTCATGTAGGTCTTATGGGCTACAAGAGAACTCAGAAGAACCGTCTTTATGATGAGAACGGAAACCCCGTTGATTTCAATGCAAACGATGAGAGAACTTGGAACACAAGAAACCGTTACTATCTCCCCGATGAGGTTGTACAGCCAACTCAGACCGATGCTGATACCACTGAGCCTGAAGTAACGAAGTACATGAAGAAGACCCTCTACGACCTCTTCTATAATGACTTCCTCTTCGATAACTCAAAGGGTAAGGTTACTATCAAGGTTGGTAATGCTTCTGTCGTAACTATCCTTCCTAACGGTGACTATGAGGACGTTGACCCAGCTGACATTCCTGTTAGCCCACTCGATGGCTCTATCAGCTCACTCATGTTGAAGGTTGGTGGTTTCAGCCAGTTCAATGCAGGTCACTTGATTGGCCCTGATGGTAATGAAATGGATACTGAGTCATTCCTTGCTTCTTTGAAGGTTATTGCTACTAAGGACTTTACCGATGATAGCGAAGATGGTAAATATACCACTTTCAAACAGGGTGAGTCTATCCAGTTCCGTGTTGTAACTCAGAAGTATGCTACTGGTCTCGTAGATTATGCTCCTACTTGTGACCCACAAGGCCATATCTATATTGAGCTTGACCTTACGAAGCCTTGCAAGAACCAGGGTACTACTATCAATGGTTACATTGGTTTGAATCCTGACACTAAGATTGACCCTGCTGCTGACTTCCAAGTTGCTTGGGCAGAGTATGACTCTCTCGAACTCGAAACTGAAATGGGTGAGGTTTCATTCCAGCTTACTTCAGTAACTGTTTCTGTTGAGGAACGTAAACTTCGTGCTACTTGGTCACCTGAACTTGCGCAGGACGTATCCGCTTTCCACAATATCGATGCTGAGGCTGAATTGACCGCAATCCTTTCTGAGCAGATTGCTGCTGAGATTGACCGTGAAATCCTTCGTGATATTCGTAAAGCTGCTCCTTGGCAGGCACGTTGGGACTACAATGGTTGGCAGAGAATTGGTACTCCTTCAACTGTTTACACACAGAAAGATTGGAACCAGACTCTTATGACCAAGATTAACATGATTTCAGCACAAATTCAGAAGTCTACACTTCGTGGCGGTGCTAACTTCATCGTTATCTCAGCTGAAATTTCAGCAGTTCTTAATGACCTTGAGTACTTCCACGTAACTGATGCAAGTGCAGAAAGTGAGCAGTACAATATGGGTATTGAGAAGATTGGTTCACTCCAAGGCCGTTATCAGGTAATTGTTGACCCATATGCGCCTCATTGGTCACTGATTATGGGACACCACGGTACATCACTCCTTGATACAGGTTATATCTATGCACCGTACATTCCAATGGCTTTGACACCAACAATGTACAATCCATTCAACTTTGCCCCAATTAAGGGAATCGCGACGAGATACGCTAAGAAACTTGTGAACAACCGTTACTATGGCGCAATTAAATGTGACGGCCTCGTCCATTGGGATATCAACGAGTTGCGTTAAAATATAACTATCTGAAAATTAGTTACTTACAATATTTAATAAGGGGATTGTTAGGTCAATCCCTTTATTTTTATATCTACTTTTTTACATTGGGATTTTAACGAAAATAACATTTTTTAACTAAAAATATTTGGAAAATACTCTAAAAATTAGTATATTTGCAAAAAATTAATAAAATTAAAAATAAGCAATAGTAAATTGGTATTTTAATGAAAAAATAAGATATTTATTATTATAATAAACAAATATATTATGACAGAGGATAAATTTGATTTTTATGTTTATAAAGTAAAACAAAGACATGGTGATGTATTTGACTTTACAAAGGCTAATCCAAACACAGTTAAAGATAAAATGTGTGTTACATGCAAAAAACACAATATAGATTTTGAAACTACATTTGATAGTTTAATTCATAACAACGGAAATTGTCCGGTTTGTAGTGGTAAATACAGAAACACTAATGATTTTATCACCAAAATCAAAGAGATACATGGTGACAAGTATGATTTCTCAAAGGTAGTGTATACAAATGCAAGAAATAAGGTTACAGTTATTTGTCACGAAAAGGATGAATTTGGAGAAGAACATGGTGAGTTTGAAATACGTGCTTGCAACTTAATATATGGCATCGGCTGTCCTAAATGTGGTGGACATTATACATATACACTTGATGAATGGAAACGTAAGGCAAATAAGGTACATAATGGTAAGTACATATATGATAAAGTAACCTCTACGAAAATAAAGAATAAAATAGAAATAATTTGTCCTGTTCATGGCTCGTTTATACAAACGGCAGGCTCTCACCTACAAGGGTGCGGCTGTCCTGAATGTAATGGCGGAACAATCGGTAATAAAGAAGAATTCGTAGAAAAGGCCAATGAAGTTCATCACGACTATTATGATTACAAGAATTTCATATATGTTAACAGAGTAACCAAAGGAGATATAATATGCCCCGTACATGGCACTTTTAAAGTAACACCATACCGTCATTTGCAAGGACAAGGTTGTCCTAAATGTAAGAGTTCTAAATTAGAAAACATACTTATTGCACGTTTCAACAAGGAAGATATTAATTATGAATATCAATCAAGTGTGTTAAAACTTGGCAGACAAACTGTTGATTTCTATCTAAATGGTAAAAACATAATAATTGAATGCCAAGGTGAGCAGCATTTTACTCCGGTCAGATTTACAAAGAAGATGACAGATGACGATGCTAAGAATTTGTTTGAGGAACGTAAAAGACTTGATGCTGAAAAGTATGTTAAAGCCAAAAAATTAGGTATTGAAATTGTATATTTTGTAATTCCGTCGTATTTTATACAAAACAATGTATCAATAGATTTACCATTTTACAAAGATAAAAAAGTATTTACGCAAGTAAATGAACTTGTTGAATATATTAATTCAATTGAAAACCACGAAGTTTGTGACAATTTCAAAAAGTTTTTAATTGACATTAAGAATCATATTACAAAAGACATTGTGCAATTAAAAAGCAATATGATTAAAAGTAAAGATTTTATAATACACTTTGTGCCTATTGAGCATAATGACCGTGATTCATTAAACAGTATATCAAGGATGTACCGTAAAAAAGGAATAAATGTAATTCATGTGTTTGAAGATGAATATATTAACTGTAGAGAAATTGTTATATCAAAATTAAAGCATATATTAAAAACAAATATATCTTATAAAAAGGTTTTTGCAAGGAAGTGTACGATAAAAGAAATCAAGCCTATTGAAGCATTTGAATTCCTTACTAAAAATCACATACAAGGTCCGGCCAAAGCAACTGTTCATTTAGGTGCTTATTATAATGAAACACTTGTTGGTGTAATGTCATTTTTATGCGGAAAAAATAAGGCATGGGAATTAGTCAGATTTGCAAGTGACAATAATTATATATGCTGTGGTATAGGTGGTAAGTTGTTCAATTATTTCGTTAACCATTACTCATATTCAGAAATAAAGTCATTTGCAGATAAACGCTGGACTTATAACAGTCTTGACAACATATACACTAAGCTTGGTTTTGAACTTGACAGCACTTTAATGCCTGAGTATCGTTATTATAAGATTGGATGTGAAGATAAGACACGCCATCATAAGTTTGGTTTCCGAAAACAGAAATTAAATAAGAAATATGGCTTGGATTTGAAGATGACTGAACTTGAAATGACTAAAAAACTTGGTTATGACCGTATTTGGGATTGCGGATTAATCAAGTATGTTTATAAGAATCCAGACTATTTATAATATATACATAATTAAGAAAAATATGGCTAAAATTTCGGCACATGATATATTTAAGGACGTAAAAAGTGAAATATTCAATCTTAGGAATAAGGGTGAGTTAGAAGTCCCTATTACTATGGATAATTACACAGTCCCTACAGAGAATGATATATTGAAGGCTTATTGGCAGGATGAGGATAAAATCACTGTTCAGTACAAGGGTCAGAAAAGATTAATCCCTTGTCCTATTAGTACTAAGAATGATGAATACATTGCAAGGTGTATTATGCAGGGATTTGCACAGATATGTCTTGGTAGGAACGAAAGTAAGGAGCATTTATCACTTAGCAAGAACGATGCTTTACAGATTGCTGAGAATACAATTACAAGGCTTGTAAATGAGGGTTTAATTGAGACATCTGATAATGATGATTATGATAATGACGATTATTATTTTATAAATGATAACAATGATGTTATATTGGATGTTCTGAAGGGTATTTGTGGAAATTACCCACATTATGTTACATGTGACATTGACAGGTATGATGCTTTTGTGGATTTCAGTGATTTATACATTATTGTAAGTCTCACCAAAGACGGTTACATTTACGTAAGTAAGGTTGAGGGTAGCGTACTTGACAGTAAGCAGCAATCGATTGAATTATGGAAAGAAGTTGGTGAGTGTATCAATAAGATTAATTCATTTAACAAGAGGCTTTCTGAGGTAAATGTAAGTGAAAGTAGGGAAAGGATTAATGAGATAGGCAATAGTAAGGAAGGTCAGCGATGGCTTGGTATGGCAGCAAGGAATAACCGTGACAAAGCGATGAAGGCAATGAAGAACGGTGATTTTGAAACTGCTGAAAAGTACAATACCAAACAGCGTGAGATTAACGGTGTAGCTATGAAAAACCCAAATATAGAAGATAGGGTTGGTTATGGTGAAGGTTGGAGAGAGCAATCGGATAGATTATCAGAGTCAACTTTCAAGAATAATCAAGGATACAGTCATTTTGCAGTGAATAAAGATACTAAAAAGATTGTGAATGGTTGGGATTACAAAGGTGAAGACCCGGAAGATTTAAAACAGTTCAAACATGATTATTTCACTGTTGATTTAATTGACTATGGTTTTGACCCAAAGCAATATAGGATATATACAGATAGGTATCTTAGGAAGAATGGTATTAATCCTGATGATAATAACAATTGGGCAAACTCATAACAAATAAAAGGACTACTTTATTTCGGTAGTCCTTTCTTTTTATATCTTAAAATATTATTGGAATCTACGTATAATCCTTCATAATATTTCCAATAGTATTTTGTTGTTTCATGTATTCCGTTTCTTACCATTTTATTCCAAATGATTTTCTTTTCAAACTCATTACGCCAACCAAGTTTTACATATTCGGAATATACTTTTTCAACAGTATGATTAATGCGTTTTAAAAGCCATCTTTTTAAATATTTCTTTATTTTCTTCTGACTTAGATAGTCGTAGTCAGTTTCATCATATGGGTCATCGTAGGAAGTTTTACTGAATGGTACGAACTGTGAATCACCCCATTTTTCCTTAACAAAATACCGGTCAAACTTATTGTGACAGTTAACTACACAGTATTTGATTTTGTGTTTTAATTTATAATCTTTTTTTCTCATTGTAGGTAAACTTATATATTACCTACCAGTGTTGTCTTTTGAATTGTTTCATATATTAATTAAAATGTTCCTTAACATCATTTATTATATCAAATTCAAGCATATCCCTATGATATATTTCTTCGTAGTCATATTTGGCTTTAATATCAATATAGTATCTTGATGGTATTAAATCATTAGTATTGATGAAGAAGTAGTTTGAGTTGTACCCTCTTTCGACCTTTGTGTATGATATAACATCTATTTCCCTATCTGCTTGCATTGTATAAAGTCTATATTCAAGGTTATCAACTGCGTATATTTGGTTGATTGTATAAGGTATTTTGCAATCAATGGAAACTTTTCTTATATCCCCACGTTTTATTCTTTCAAGGTTATTTATACCATAAAGATATGGTTGGAATTTTGGTGTTTCTGTTTCTTCTGTTGGAAGTCCGAATGAGAAATAGCCATTTGGTGATTTGGTGACAAAACTTAGTTCTACGTCAGGTATTTCACGTCCGTTATATTTGATATTTCCCCATGTATCATAGAGCATGGTATCTGTTTCATAGTCTTCTGATGAAAGGTTGATATCTATATAATAAACGCCCTTTGTGGCTTGTTTTGTTTCATATTCAACATCATTTACCTTACACGTAGGCATTTCATCAAGGTTGACTGTTTTTCCGCCAACAGAGGCATAGAAATAGAGTTTATTATCTTTATCAAGATAGAAATCAGTTCTGTCATCATCTATTGTTTCATCATACGTGGTTTCAATGTATGGTTCATAGAAAGAATTTGTATGCTGTGTAAAGAAGCCTACATATTGTGACAATTCAGTTGTAGTTGACTCAAATGCAGGTGAGAATGCAATTCCTATTCCGTAGTTGCACAATTCTCCTGTAATGAATTTATTGAATGTTTCTGTAATATCAAATACAAGTGGCTCATTGCCCACATCGAAATGTTGGTATCCTATAATGATTGTTGAAAGGTTTCCATTTATTGAAGTAAATAAATCTACTTCATTAGAAAGTCTTTCGATGCTGTATACACCTTCTGTATCCCATTTACAATAGTTTCTGAATTGATACCAGCTACATCCATCTTTGGAAACTGAGCGATGTTCTTTATCATATAAGTCATATGCATAGTCAAAGCCTCTTCCATTGTCCCAATCATTAGGTATTAGGAAGAATATGATGTCAAATGAAATTGCTCTTCTTTTTGTTTTATTATATTCACTATCCATCATACCACAGTTAATGTTTCTATCATTAACAGATGCCGCATTAGTCATGTGGAGTACATGTTTCAGTTTGGAAATATCAGGATATGTCTTATCTTCGACCATTTGTTTAACTTTGTTATGGTCAAAGTAGATTAATATGCGTGACAACATTTTTCCGTAGTTTAACTCTGCTACTGGGTTAAGTGAAAGGTTGCAAGCATTGTCTCTTACAATTGTATTTGTTTTTGAGAAAAATGTTTTAGTATTGATTGCCATTGTAAAATCTTGTTTGTATGTATATAAATAGACGAAAAATCCGATTAAAAAATATAATCGGACTTAGTTTATCCTTATTGAATTTGAAAGCATTTCATCCAAGTGTGATTTTGTTGTAAGTTTTTCCAAATCCGGTTCATTTAGACATGGTTTATCCATTGAGAATGGATGCGTATGATTAAGGAATATTCTGATAAACTCTTTAAGGAAATCAATTAACTTATCACCATATGGTAATTGGTGTGCATTTTCAAATATTTTCTTTAATTCGTCATCTTTAATTAAACTATCTGGGTCTGTTAGATTGAAATAATCCCTTGAATCATGTGATAATAGGTTAATTCTATCCGCTACAATATTAATAATACTTGAAAAATCATTGTTTTTATGGTCTTTCATATGATTGTATTTTATTTGTATGTAGCCAAGGTCAACTTTATTGAATTTAAGACAATCTTCTTTATTTGCGGTTGAATTTTGTTTGAAGCCACACCTAAGTCTAAGTTCTGTTGGTTTAAGAACCATATCAGAATTTCCACGTCCTTGTATTGCAATATCTTCTCTATCAGGCAAAGTACCGTTATTATCGGGGTCAAGGCTTGGTGCAGGTAATGGTTTTGCTATTTGATTACCAGTGAAAAGGCTTTGTGCTGAATATGCATATGCATCAAAATCTAATTTTTGCGGTTGTGAAATAACAGGACCGATGAAAAATCTATTACTTTGTGCTCCATTTATAGTTTGGAGGACTACAAGCACCATTTCATCTTTTTTAGGGTTTACATGGACGAATTTAGGCAGCAATGGGAAGACATATGGCAGTTCGCTTACAGGAGTTTTACTGTCATCAAGATAAGGTATTCTCACTTTAATTCTTAATCCTTCTTTATCATCAATTACTGACAATACGTTGCAAAAATAGATTAAATTACTTGTTTCATCCATTATTGTGGTCTCCCTTCTCTTTTACTTAGTATCTTATATATTTCAGCATTTTCTTGCTGCAAAGAAAGCATTTTACTATAAGCTTTTGCAATTATTGTTTTTTGGTCTTCGAACTCATTAAGTAATTCTCTTTGTTTATTTTTGAGTTCATCATTAGACATCATTTCTATATTTTCCATTATTGTATTAGTCCTAATAATTTACTTATTGATGGGTTTGTTGCTTGTACAACTACAGGGCCACCGGCATTTCCGCCTGTACCAATGGTCATGATTGTGTTTGGTTCAACAACACTTGTAACCCTTGCATTATCTTTTATTTCCTTTACAATTTCCTCACACATAATTCTAACGAAAGCACCGATTTTATTTGGAGAACCATCAGGATTTACACCAGTTTCTATGCCGGCTTCTGGTAATCTTCTAATAATTGCACTTGTAAGGGCAATTGCTGAAAGACCCGGTCTTCTGTAAAGTTCACATATAAGAAGTAATGGCGGAATTGATTTCAATGCCGGTCTGACTCCTGTAAAAACTTTCTCTATCCCTTGTGCTATACTTGTAATCCAACTCATTTATATCATTTTAACATTCATTATTTTTCGGCTCTTCGGTTTCTTGTATAATATCAGCATAGTTTACATCATCAATATTGAAATCAGTCTCATCGCCATCTCCACGGCTTGATTTAATACAACTAATAAGTCTCTTAATAAGTCTTGAATAGTATTGTGCTTGTTCAACAGCCATTTTAACAGAAACCTCCCTTGCTAACCCAGCAAGTATTTTCATTAATTCATCAACAAGATATTGTACTAATGTATCACGCACACTACGCAATATATTTACCATCATCTGTTTATTTTCGTCAATGAAACTATTAATATTGAAATTAGGCTGTTTTCCTAATAGTCTGAGATTAACTCCTATAAGTAGATATAGTTTTGGCGAAAGTACTGCCAATGTAATTACGTAGGCAAGATTATTCATTATATTTTCAATGAAATTGATTTCTGCACCAAAATTGACACCGCCATTAGCATCATATGATGTGTCAGACATTGTTTTACTTATTTCCGTCAGACTGCCTTCAATAACGCTCTGTATTGTTTCCTTAGAAGACCCCTCGTTAATATTGTTAAGTTTATCAAGAATTGCTTCAGCATCAATTTTTGCACCTGTGGGATTAAAAGTATTTGTTGTATATAATCCTTCTCTTGCAAGTTCTGCTTTTTGAAGCATTTTATCATAATCAGCATTAGAGAAAGTAAAGAAACAGTCACTTACAACGGCATCATCAGTCTCTACAATTGACTGTACCATCTTCTGTGTTTCCTGTTTGACAAGCATTTGCTCATATGATAGATGTAAATTAACTGTAAGGCATCCGGTTAGACAATCAATTAATTGCGCTGCCAAATTCTTTGAGTCAAACAGTTTCAATGACATTATATAGTCAGTATTGAACTCAAGGAGAGTATGGCCATAGTAATAGTTCTGCTCAATTGTACGATAACGTTGAGGATTATCGTAATTATTCGTTGTTCGTGATTTTAAGTTTGCAATTGCTTCTGTTTTGGATACAATTGCCGGGTTGATTACATCAATGTTTTGGTTTTTTATTGTTGTGCTTAATGCATTTTGTGTAGCTATTAACGTTTCATAAGTTGCATCATATGTTTCCTTGTCAATTATATGTGAAGAAAACTGTTGTTCCAAAACACTAATTTCTTCTGAAATTTCCGCAATCTGTCTGTCACAATCTTCTATGATTATCTTTGCGCCATTAATAGTATCATCGTATTCTTTAATACTGTTTTGCAAATCAGTAACCTCACTGTCAGTGTCTTGCGTATTGCCTATGAATACTTGAAGACAATTGTGGTGAGGTGTTTGAAGATAAGATATTCTACCAGTGCAATCTGCATTCCTTAAACCAGATGGTCTTTCACAATATTGCAATGTTATAATGCCATTATCTTTAGCACATTTTCCTTCATTTTTAATTGGTGGGTTGCTTTTGGGTTTTTTTTGTACAATCGTGGGTGCATCAATTGAGTCAGTATATGTATCAACTAAATTAGCACCATACCATACTTGTCTTCTGTTTGATTTGTTTTTAACATACCATAGGAATGCATCAAAATCACCAGCTTTTATCAAGTCAGACGTTGAGTTAAATTCATCACACCCAAAATAATAATATTGGCCTATTTTATCAAATGGCGAATAATTCAGTTTGTTTAAAAGGTCAAGAAGCCTCAAGTCGAAAACAATTCCTTCTCTTAATATATCCTCAGTGATGAAAGGATTTAACGAGCAAGCAAGCATGTTTTTGATATTGGATAGAATTACGGCCTTAACTGATGTTTCCACCACAGGTAAAGATGTTACAATAAATCTTGTAATAATTTCCAAAAAGAGATTATATCCGGCAGTTTCCTTAAATAAATCCATAAGGAAAGTAAATGGGTTTGTTGAAGTATTGAAAGACAAATCTGTATTTGTTATATCAAACTCCGGAAACCTATCTACAATTGTAAGTGCCGCATTGATGATGGACATTGCATCATCCTTAGTCTTTTTGATGTTTGCCATTAGTTAAGCCTATATTCTATTTTTTCTTCTTGTTGTGCTGTTTCTTCTGCTTTATCACCATCCTTATTAACCATGTTCATAAACTCACTCCAATCTCCAACTGCATCACTTTCTGCAAATGTCTTGGCAACATTTCCATTAAATTTAAGTACTTCAGACATAAGTTTTGCAATTTCGAGTTTTCTGCCAATAGCTTTATCTTTATTAGCAATAAAATCATTCATTGCTTTGGCATATTTTGCTTTTGAGTCTACGATTTCATTATTGAGTTCAATTGAGTTAGAGAGTTTGTTCATTTCTTTTTGAATTGCCTCAATATTCTGACATACTTCATTGTATAATTCTTGAAGCAGTTCCTCAATCTTATCAACTGAATTAAGTTTTAATCTATAATGTTTAAGTGGTTTAAGTGCCATTTGTCAAACTATATTATATCTATAATTACTCATTAATCAGGTTTTCCTTTTCAAGAAAATAGATTTCCTTATATTTTTTCATTGCATCCCTCACATCTTTTGTTGAAAGGTTTGTGTATTCTTTTACGAAATAGAGGAAAGATGTTTTATTGAACTTTCTATCTGTTGATAGATTTGAGAATATTTGTTCCCAATTCATTAATATTTCCAAAAGGGCATAGCCAACTTGTCTTTCTTTTTCTGTTAATTTTTCACTATTTTCAGGACTTAATATGAATTGTATTTTTTCAATATTACGGCCAATCAATTCAGTATTAAAAGAAATAGTTGCATGTTCCCTATCATAATCACTTCTATTATCGCCACCATTTGCAAACATAGTATCATAAGAAAGTATTGTATCACGTTTCTTCATGTCTTGTGTTCTTTTTAGCAGCAGATAACGTTTGCATACAGTACCACAGTAGGAGTATGCTTTATATCCTTTTGAAAAATCAAAATTATTGACTTTAGTAATAAGGAAAGAAAGTGTATCATGAAATGTATCACTGAAATCTTCTGATGGAGTAAAAAGGCCATATCTTCTAATGATAGACTCAATCATCTTGGTAAAAGCCGGATACAGTTTTTGGCTGAATATCCGGTCTTTAAAACGTTGGTCATCACTTTCTACATATTGTCTGAATGCTTCTTCCTCTTCTTCGTAGAAGTAGCCACTTCTTTTTTCAGGATTTGGCTTTCTTCCACGTTTCTTAGGTTGTTGTTCTAAAACTGTATTTTCTACTTCATTTGTTACTATTTTTTCGTTAGTTTCGCACATTAAAAATAAATATAACAATAGAAATTATTTCAATTCTTCTTCTGAAACATTGATAATATCCTTGTTTCTATCATTGTCATAGACATATTCACGGAATGCAAGTTCAAACCATTTATTTACCTCATCATCTGTGAGTGTCTTGTTGTAAATATCTGTCAGACTATTCTCACGCCCTACATTATGCACATAACCTTCTTTTGGAACTACCATACACTTGAGTCCTTTGTTTGTAAGTCTTAACAGGAGTTCATAGTTAAATGCAACCTTGATTGATGGCTTATACTTACCGACCTTGATAAAATCATTCTTATTGAAGATTGCGCCTGTCAGATTAAATACTGAGCATTTTTCCATACGTTTGAAATTGATAATACCCACATCATCTGTGTCATTAACCTCATCAGTGATAAAAGCATTTGAAAGTGCAAACTCATTGCCAAATTGCCATTCCTTATTGTTTGCGTGGACAGCATTCAATGGGAGGAAAATACTAATGCTTTCATTACCATAGAAATAATCATTAGCGAGTTTGAACCACTTCTTACGGTATTCATCATCATATTCAAGAATAGAGAAGTAATCTGTATCAATATAATCAACAGCATAGTTAATCATTGAACAGAAATCTGTTGCACCCTCTTTCCAAATGATTTTTGTTTCAGAAATTACCTGATATATATCAGATTTGCTAAGTTGTTCATCAAGGCTACGTGCTGCAACTATTGTAACTGGAAGTTTTCCATCCTTGTATTCTTCTCGGCATGTTGCAACACTCTTTAAAGCATTTCTAATCAACCCATCAACAGTTTCATTATATTCATGAACCGGTATAATAATTGTTACGTCCTTCATTAGCTATTCTCTCCTTTGATTTTATTTTCTGTAATTTCTTTGACTGATGCAAATTCAGCAATTCTCTTATTGAAAATGTCTTCAATCATATACTTAACGTTTTTCTCCCACTCTTCATAGGTATATTTGTTATTTGTCTTATCCATCTCATCATAAAGTTTAGGAGAAATCTCATCTTCTACCCATTCATTGATAACAGATGCAAGTACATCCGGTATTGCGTTAATATCATCAACCCAAAGGCCATTTGGAAGAATTTCACCGTTTTCGTCAGTCATCCATTCAGGTATATTATCAGGAATTTTACCAATGACAATGTTACCACAACGCATAGACTCAAGAGCATTGTTACCAAATGATGCATCTTGGTCAACCCAAACAGTGATTGCACCCTCTTGAAGCATTTCAGCATATTTTTCTCTTGGGAAATTAACTAAGAAACGGAAAGGTACAAAACGGAAAGGAAGATATTTCCAATAGAACATCTTAACAATATGTTCAGCGTCCTCTTTTGTCTTCGTAACTACATTTACAATGAGTTTCTTAGCTGTAAGCGGCTTTCTGAAATATTCAGGAAAATAAGGTGGCACAACATATGTTTTAACATACTTAAATACTGATTTCACCAAATCTGCTTGTCTGGATGTTGTTGTAATTGCATCTGTAATGCCATAGCTTGCCCATTGGTCTCCGAAAGGAATAAATTCAGTGATGTGTCTGAAATTCTGTACAATCACGTATCTCTTACAGGTAACATGTTTGTCATATGTCTCTTTCATGAGGCTTGCAAATGCTTCAGGTATGAACAAGAAGTCTGATGGTGATACACTCCATGTTCCTTTTGAAATATTGAGATGCTTCAACTTACCATAACGTTCACCAAGCCAATCAGTAACACCAATAAATTGTCTGCGTTCATCAATCGGTTTTTCTTTGGCTGTTAGTTCTTTTAATTCCTTTTGGGTATATTCGTTGTCAAGTTGATAAAGCATGCATACATTGTATTTCATTTCTTGCAACGTGTATGCAAGTTCATATATGTACTCCATTTTAGCATTAGGCACATTCCTTGCATCTGCTACAAAGAAATATAGTACAGACTCTTTGTTCTTAACAGTAGAAATCGCATTTTCAATGCGCTTTATTACTTCCTTATTTTTCTTGTTATCCATTGTTAAATTCTTCAAAAGTTATTTAATTTCGTAAATTACACCCTCTCTTAGGAATGTTTCAAAGATAATTCTCTGTCCGAAACTCATTTGATTTTCATTTCTGAAAAGTTGGTTTTCCGGTGTCGTCATATATACAGAAAGTATTTGATTAATCAGTCCATTCAAGAAATCATATCTCAAACTGCAAAGATTATTGTTTGTATCATATTTGTTATCTACCATTTCCTTGTTTACAATTTGCAATTCTCCATCTGTGTCAGGTTGCCAAATTTCTGTAATGGTAGACTCATTATTCTTTTCGTTTTGATTTTTCTTAGAAACGAGTTCAAAGAATTTCTCAAAATTTATTGCGTATCTTTTTTTATTCTGCTTTTGCTCCATTTTCTTCACCGGTTAAAATTTTTATAATTGTTTCGTTTTCGTCATTGATGACATCCATCAAGGATTTGAAGGTATATTTTGTTTCAACATTCTTATTGTAAGGCATTTCTATCTTAACCACTGTTTTTCCTTCCGGTGCATTTTCAATGAGATTTGGGTTTGCCGTAATTAATATATCACATCTGTCCCATATCGTAGAAGAGTCAACAGGAAAATAGATTTCTCTCACTGATGAACTGATTTTTGATAAGAATGCATATGTTGATTGTATTGACTTACCGGTTTCAAAAGGGCTGACAAGCATTATATCGGGAATATATTCCTTGTCAAGGTCTTTTAGGGTTTTCTGCGTCCAATCATTAAAACGATATGGGAGCATTTTATCCATAGGCTCGGCACGTCCATACAGTTCAAATGCAAAATCCACATATTTAAACATATTGTAGGCATTCCTATCCTTGAATGGGAAAATTTCAGAGAAGTCAAAAGATGTTATCTCATCGTCTTCAATTTCAAATGAAGGGTCAATACCTTTAATATAATAGTTTTTGAATTGTGATGTAAAATCCCTCAGTACATCATTTATGTCTATTGCAATCTTCATTTTATTAATCAGCAAATGCTTTTATTTCTTCACCGTTTGAATTAACAAACATCATTCTTGGATAGGCATGTTCGAGATTTGCCTTGAAACCACACTCACATTCATGTTTTGCAACCTTTTCAAGAGTAAATGGATTATACATTACAGGTGACTTACTAACTAATTCTTTTCCACAATTTGGGCAAAATGCACGTTTAATCACGAGTTTTACATCAGTATCTAATTTGGTATCACCCTTTTCGTCTAACTCACTCTCAGTTAGTCTTGGAAACTCCTGATGGAACTTTTTAAAAACGTTTTCCATGTCATTAGGGTCTTCACGTAATTCCTTAACTCTTTGTGCTACTGCTTCTTTATCAACATCATTTAATTTACCAATAATGTCATCATCAAATGAAGGCATTGTGAACTCCTTATCTTCGTTCATTCTATCTTCTTCGAGTTGTTTCTTGTAATTTTCTAAAATGCTTCCCAGATTTTTAATTTATTTTTTTGTCTATTATTTTTGATAATCAAGTATGTTAAAATATCTAAAACCTTGAAAACCTTTCATTGGTATTTTTGTATCAAGATAATGGAACGGTCCACTTCTTTCAATGAATTTACCACTATATTCTTTACCGGTTGTAGTACATTTAAAATTCTTTTCGCTGAACCCTATGATTTTCATCCACCCAACTACATATCCTTTATGTACTATATAGCATTTATCTCCACGGTTTATTCCTTTGGGAAAATTGTAAACCTTAAAATTCATAACCTCACTGTAGTCCTTAACTCTTTCAAGTTCCTTTTCATAGTCACTCCATTCTATATTGGCCGGTAATGTAACTACAATTGACCTGTTATCTTTTTCAAGTTGTTCGAGGATGCCTCTTATATCAAGTATTTTCGCATTTTTACACATACAATATTAATGTATAAGTTTTTTATAATAATATCAACTATTATTTGAAGTATAAGTCTTTTTCGTTACCATCTTTATCTACATAACTGAAGTGGAATGATGTTGGTTTTAAAATGATAAGCGGTGATAACATTTCCTGTAAATATTGCTCACCCATGTTCTTTTTGAGATATGCAATTGTAACATGTGGGTGATAGTCAGTATACTCACTATATGAAGGGAATTTCTCTCTAATTCTCTTATTCGTGTCGTTAAGTATAAAAGAATTGGCATCACATTTTAAAACATCATAATTCTCGTTGTTGGTAAACATTGAAACATTGTTAAGCATTAATGTATATTTGTCAAGTGGCTGTAACATAGTTCTAAGTTCATTGACATCAACACTGTTATCAAGACAAGGAACAAGTGTTACATGTGTTTCACCTTCAATACCGTAATGTTCGCCTTCTTCAATATACAATTCATCATCGGTAAGTTTGTTTTGAATATCTTTTATTAACTCTGGTGTGTCATAGTTAATCATCAAAAATGCGTATTCTCTTGCCATGCCGTTTATTTCTGTTTATTCATGTTATTTAAGTATTTTTTTAGGCAGTCTTTGCATAACTTCTTTCCAAATGTCTGCTCAGCAATCTGTAAGTCAATATATGACATTATGCCATTATCTTCTTCAATTTCGTCATCCATAATATCTCTGCCTTGTGTTGCTGCCATATCGTCAATAGCCTCAGTATCATATTCAATTTCCTTTCCACATTCATCACAGATAAATGTTTCGTGCTTGTTTCCTCCACCAAATGCATCTATTACTACTTCTTTCCTTTCGTGGTTTTTATATTTTTCATCCATTGTTTTTGAATAATATTCGTCAGTTTGGTCTTTACCATTAACATAAGCATGCGCTTTGAATTTCAAAACGTAATGACCATCATATTCTAGGATATCTCTGAAGTAGATGTGGTCAAATTTAAATTCAATCATATCATTAAGACCATATGCATGAGATGTTACAAATGAAATACGGCTCATTGATGTAATATCAGACTGTCTATAACCAGAAAGCATCTTTTCAACTTCCTTAATGAAATAAATTGATTTCATATCTTTTTCTTGTGGATATTTGCTGACATAGAAATCAAGTATCATGTTATCCTTGTCATCAAGTTTTTTAACAACAAGCCTTGTTGTATACACTTCAAGTCTGAAACGTGGCATGAAATCACGCTCAATCTTGATATTATATGTGTTTTCAACATCAAAGTGACCGACATTTATCTTGACATTACCTTGTTTATCGGATAATTCAGCTTGCATAAAGTCAATATCCTTAGTAGCATCATACACATTTGCAGTTTGTGCATGATTTGGCTGAATAGTGATAAGTTCAAGATTGTCACTATTATCATATTTCACAAATTTACTATCTTGTTTTTCGTAACGCAGTGCCTTAGTCGGTGAAAAATATTCAAACTGCTTTGACTCACGGTCAACTTTATATGTACGGTAACGTAGTTCCTCTACTTGCTGTGTTACTTCACCTTTAAGCAAATCCTTTGATACTCTGTTTTCAGATACTTGTTGTTGGATTTCTGTACCAGCATTAACGTCATTACCTGCTTGTGTGAAAACAACATCATTTGTTTCCTTTAAACCATATAATAAGCCAATCCAATAAGCATTAATCCTGTTGTATAGTCTTCTCAGTGGGTTCATTTTCTTTTTCAATTAATTCTTTTAATCTTTTATTTGCCTCAGTATAAAGTCTTTTACGAAGTGATAACATTTGATTGTAATCTTTGTTAATTACCCTATCTGTCGGATTAAGTCTTCTTTGCATTGCAAGAAACTCCATATTACGTTCGCATAAGTTAATATATGCATCAAGTTCTGTGGCTGTAAGAAAATTAAACATGTTTAGTTAAATATATTAATTAATATATATATTTGCTAAATAAAAATAAACAAAAAAATGCAGACAGCCTATTAAAAAAACTGTCTGCACCAAAAAATATCTAATACTTATGCTAAAAAAGCCTATGCTGTTTGATTAAACTGATTAGAGGCATTTGAACTTAGGATGTTAAGTTCCGGTCCGCCTATAAAGTACTCAATATCTCTTATATTACAATAAGACATTGCTGATTTCAGATAATCAATAAACTCAGTAGTAAAACTCTGAATTGTTCCTTTGCATTTATTATAAATAGTCTTACCTTCAGGGGTTCCTTTCTTCCCAAGCATCGCCATACCCTTTTCAGAAGCCATACCGTAATATTCTTTTACTTTGCCTTGAACAAGTTTACCGGTTTCTTCATCTATGACCATACGTGGGATAATTTCACCTGCACTATCTTCAAGTTTATTCAATGTACTTCCCAGCATAATGTAATCAGCACCTAATGCGAGTGCCTTTATCATACGTCGGTAACTTGAAAGACCGCCATCGGCAACGATTTTTGTTTTAAATCCATAATCTGTTTTAATTCTATAGCAATCATCAATAAGTGAGGCCATAGGATACAATAGTCCAATCGAAGTCGCTGTTATACAAGCTTGGCCACTTCCCACACTACATCTTACATAGTCAACATTAATTTCACAGAATTTACGGAAAGTTTCTGGATTAGCAACATTCCCAACCATCAATTTCATTCTGTCACCATAGTATTCCTTAGCCTCTTTGGATAAGTCATATAACTTCTTCATATTACCATTGGCAATATCAATCAGAATATACAAATTTGAACTTTCAACCTTTCTTTCTATGAATTTATTTTCAAATTCAGAAAGTGAAAAAGCACACCAACGTTTATCACAATTATATAGTCTTACACCAATATCTTCTGTTCTTGGAAGTATTGCATTAATACCATATTCTTCAAATCTGCTATATGTGTTAGAGTCTACTACACAAGGCATAGGTGCTGTGAATATTGGCAATTTTCCGTCCTTGTAATATGGGTTGCATTCACTACGATGTTCAATTGTTGAAATTGCAGCCGGCATAATGGCTACATCCTTTAAACTGTAAAGTACTGTCTTTTTGTTTAACATAATTTAATTTTTAATTAACTTTTACCACTACTTCCATAACCGTTTGCACCACGGTCTGTATCTTCTGAAATATTTTCCACATTTGTTAAATTAACAAGGTAAGAATTATATACAGGACATAATATTCCTTGTGCAATTCTTTCTCCTGACTTGATTACAATATTCTTATTAGAGAGATTAACAGCAAGAATGCATACCTCACCTCTGAAATTGGAGTCAATGGTTGCAACTGCATTAATTAGGGAAAGTCCTTCCTTAATAGCAAATCCACTACGAGGTCTTATTTGCATTTCTGTATATTTCGGTAATTTGAAATACAACCCTGTGTGTATCATCCTACGCTCAAGTGGTTTTAACGTGATTGATACCTCATTGGTTTTCTTATCGAGTTTTGCACCTTGTTCATCAGCAGTAATCCACGCACGTAAATCAAAACCACTGTCACCTTCATGTTCGTAATATGGGTCTTTATTTGGTGACTTATTTACAAATTCAAGTTTTTGTATATCTTCTTCAAATTTAGTATCAACAAGGCCGTTGTAATTAATTGTTATTTTTCTTCCGAACATAATTTTTACTCTTCAATTGTTTCTTGTTTAATATTATTAATGTATTTTTGTCTCATTTCAACTGCCACAAATTGATTTGCCATTTTAACAATCAAACAAAGTGGGGTTATATATGAATTAACTTTATCATCGTCAAGTTTATCAATTATTCTGATTGCTTCATATTCTTCCTCTGAAAGGGTTATTCCGTATTTCTGACAGAGATAAAGAGAACGTTCGCCAAGTTTCAATGTTGCTTTAGTATTATTATTAAATTCATAAAGCATTCCTTTTTTGATTTTCCAACTATCTCTTGACGGAATAAATATTTCTGCTTTTCCAATATGCTGAAGTAAAAGTACACGCATAAGCATATCGGAATTAACCCTCATGTTAGCAAACTTGCTATTCGGACCAAGGACAATTTCATTGATACTATAAGCAACTTGGCATAGATGATTAAGCACGACATCAATCATTGACCCTTGATAAGCAGAACCCGTTTCATCTGTCATAGAGAAACTGCAATCCTTTATTAAATCACCGATTTCTGAAATCATTTCATCAGAATAACAGTTATATTTCTTTAACTTGTTACAAAAGGTGATGTAGTTTAAATTAATCTTTTCAATTGATAACATATCTTATACAATTTTCTGTTTTCAGTTGCAAAGATACTACTTTTATTTCAAAAACAAAAATAAATGGCAGAAAAACTTCTTCTTCCACCATTTAAAAATGTTAATATAGAGATTTTTTATGCTTTTTTGGTTTTATTTTTACCTTTGTATACCATTTGACACTCGAAGATGTTGTTGTCAGAGTCAAGGAAAAGGAACTTATCTGACATCTTCATAACTTTTAATGAAGAATCATTATTCCTATTGACTCGGCTGATAGACTCGTTGAGTTCATTCTTGATTTCTGACTTTAACGATTTAACAGCATTCTCAACTATTGTCTTAATCATTGAATAGTCAATGGGTGCTGCATTTACAACCTCATTTAAAGGCTTACGCATGTTTTCTTTTTCTTGGTCTGCCTCATCAAGCTGATTTATAATGCTTGTAGCTTTCTGTACACCTTGTACGGCTGCGAGTTTAGCCGTGAATGCATCCATCTTAGGGTCAACAGGTTGTAAAACCAGAGGATTTCTCGCTATTGACTCCTTAATTGCATCAGGTAGCTTGCTAAGACTGATTTTATCGGTTGGTACGCCTATTTCCTTAATCATCTTCATTTCGGCTTTTGCATCATAAGGTGCCGGGCTGTTGTCATCATAAATCAATTCCTTTCCGAAAACCTTTTCATCAAGACTTGAAACATTACCGACAAAGGTGTCAACACTCTGTCTTGGTATTACCCTTTCTGAAATTGGGGTTTCGGTTGCTATATTTTTGGCTGTTTTAAGTTTGCTTTTTAAGTCCATTGTGAAAAATATGTCAAATATATAATAAAAATAGTTTACCTATAACATTAAGTCAAGCCTAATTATCTCTTAGGCATATTGGTTAAATCCATCTTTTTGGGATTTTCCAATTGCTGCCTTAATTTTTCCATATTACGTTCTGTGTCTGTACGATATGGTTCTTCAGATTTACCTGCTAATCTGTTATTAAGGTCTTTCATCTTAATAGGCTTAGAAGTATCGCCAAGTTTGTTCCTCAAATCTGCCAATTCTTTCTCATCTTCTTTGCTTGGTTTATTTTTTTGAGTCAACTTGTCCAAATCTATCTTCTTTGGGTTCTGTAACTGCTGTTTCAGCCTTTCCAAACCACGTTCAGTATCAGTACGATATAATTCAGGTTTTTTCTTCGCTTGTGGTTTTAATTTCGGACCTGTTTCTAAAGACGGTTCTTGAATATTCTTAAACCCATTTTTAGTTTTTATATCTGATAGTTTAATTGGGTTGATTACTTGCTGTTTTAACCTCTCCAAATTCTTTTCACTATCAGTCTTGAACAAATTCGGTTTTAATTTCGGATTTGTGTTGGTAATGAAATTATCAATCTTATTTTCATCGTCACCAAATGTCGCTATCTTATAGACAACACTCATGGTTTTATCATCATCAGGATTAAATTCACCAAGTCCCTTATAATAATCAGATGCAGGCCTGCTGAATGTTTGACCGGTATCCTCCCATCCTGAAATCCTATCAAGTCTGAAGAATTTCCATGACGGTACTTTAGATGTTGTATCACCATAAGGTTGAAATGCTCTTATTACAGGGTTACCTGCTTTTGTCAGGCCATAAGCATATACTTCAATCACACGGGCACCCGTTGCGATGTCCTCACCATTGGAGTGATAATTGATAATTATCCTCTTGTGATTATCAATTGCATCATCAATGTTATTGATTGATACAGACTCGTTAAGTATTTGCTCTAATAACTCTGTTAACATATATTATAAATATATAAAAAGGCCATTCAAAAATCAAATGGCCTAATAAAATTAACATTATTATACATTAGGGTACTACATATTGGCCCTCACGAATATTCATGGAACTATCAATTATCCTTGCCGAATATTGATTCTCATAATTGTACAGGCTTCTTGCCATTGCAATGTTACGAGTTTCATTATCAATATCCGTACCAGCCATACTTGATGGACTGGTATCAAAGTTTGAATAATTTATAATACCAATTGTTCCATTGCAATTTGGAAGCCAGAATGTGTGTCCGCCATGCCCGGTTCCTCTACCAAGTTTTCCACCTGCTAAAGCATCCTCATGTGTTGCACTATATTGATTATCCCTATTATAGTCACTGCGCACCTCCTGGGTATGTCTTGAGTCCATAGACACTTTCTCCAAACATGTTCTCATATTTAGTTAACTTTTTAAATTCTTTATTTTGCTATAAATATTAAACCTTTTGAATTTTGGCAAGTATTTCATTAAGTTTTTCAATAATATTTTCATTATAGTTTATGTAAGTCTTGGCATTCAATTGCTATATTATAGTCTTAGTTTAACTCTTGATTTGAAGTCTTTAAGACAAGCATTCTTATCATAATCAATATTACCTATTGCTTTTTCTATTTCGTCTTCAGGTATATTTTGTGTTTTAAGAAATTCCCTATCTTCGTCACTTTGTGCAAAGGCAGAGTTATTTTTCCTATTAACGGCATTACCATATATAGGAACATAGCCTCTGAATTTAGAGCCATCCCAATACATAAAGAAAAGCACAGGACATTCCCAATCCCCACCGGCATCAGCCATGACATATGAGATACCGTTAGTAACTTTTACTTCATTACCTATTGAATCACAATTTTCAA